ATAGCACACTTTGTTTTGTTTGTCAAGGGGTTTTTTCATTTTTTTGAAGAGATTTTATTTTACTTACATCAAGTTACGCGCTTGAGAGAGGTTGTTTTCTTTCTCCCCTTGACATGTATTATAATACCACAAAATCCGTCAGAAGTCAATACCTTTTTGTAAAATACTTTTTTAACAATCAGCGCGCCCGGGCAAGTTAGGCAGAACTAATTATCGTTCTGCCTTTTCTCCATCAAGGTACAAAACATCAAAATCAATCCAATCGTGAAAATCAGCATCTACAACATGATAGCCAAGTTCTTCAATCTGTTTACCTAAAGTGTGCATCTTATCCAAAAGAGATTGCGCATAGCCATAAGAAGCAACCTTAATCCGTTCATCAAGTTTTTTTTCTTGCTCATCCAACGCTGCACGAGCAGCGACAATGTTAGCTTTTTCGTTCATCAATTCAATGTAATTCATTAATAAACCTCCTTCAATTAAGCTTCATCTCTGTAGGTTTTAAGAAACTGTGCAAGGTCTCTTAAATCTTCACCATAGAAAGTGGGTTTAGGATAATCAAAGGTAAAGATATCATCCTCTGAAGCTTCTTCTAACTGGTCAAGCAAGTCTGCTACATCACGCAACTTTTTAATCTCTTCATCACTTACCAAAAGTTTTGTTTCAATAGTCATTTTGTTTTTCCTTTCTTGTTTTGATGTATAGAGTATACCACATATTTTAAAATCTGTCAAGAGTTTTTTAATAAATAGTTTTTTAACGAGTGCGTTGCCCGGGCGCTTTACCGCAGTAAAGCGGTAAAGTAATTTTTAATATTGAACATACAATTCTTTATCATTAGCCTCGCCCCGTATTGAAACAATGTCGCTGACTACATTATCTACAGCTCCTGAATAGTTCAGGGTGTCAGCATCAGAACAACATTCTAATAGTTGTGCTTCATTTTTCAGTGAGCCATCTTCTTCAAGTTCACAGAACTCATCAGGCACATCAACATTATAATAATAAGTAATAGAGGCGCAAACAGAAACTTTCATTTTTTTAATTCCTTTCTTGTTTTACGAGATTAAGTCTCATCATCAAAGGTTAATCCTTCTCCTTCATAGGAGTCAGGCGTTGAAAAATTATGTTCTTCATCTTTGCAAATAGAAGTGCAGAATACATCAAAAGGGCAGTCGTGGCAATTAGTCCACATAGGATTTTCTTTGCATCCCTCAATAATAAGTTTCATACCATTTTTAATTTTTTCTTGCCAAACTGTCATTGTTTTTACCTCTCTCTTTCTCTTGATTACAATGAGATTATAGCACAAAAAGAATTACTTGTCAATACCTCAATTATGAATTTTTTGTGAACGCCGCCCGGGCAAATTAGAGTAGACTAACCGCATGGATAAATTAAAACTTCTGCCTGCTGATTATGACAGAAGTGTTTTAATTCTAAATCGCATCATTGTCAAAGATGCGGTAACCTTAATTCAAGTACCATGACCATCATCCTTTCTTTTGGTATCCCTCTATTCAATTTGTATGCGTAAGGTAGCTAATCTTACGCAGAGAATGTTCCTTGGTAAGAAGCTTCCACAAGGTTGGCTGACTGGCGTTGGGTCTGCTCAAGAACGTTGCGCACCCATTCGCAGAGATGACTCTAACAGGCTCAGTCACTTTCTTGCTTTCCCTTGGAACGATTATAGTATAACACAAATCTGAAAAAATGCAAGATGGTAAATTGCACAAAAATGCGGCAATTAAAAGCAGAGTTTTTGTGCAATTAGGATAGGCCAATTATGCGCCCGGCCCCGCTTCAACGATTTAAATCGCTAAAGTGAGTAATGATAAAAAAAGGACACAAACCGTGTCCTTTTTGTCAAGGTGCTTAGGCTTCCTCGTCAGAAGTTTCACAACCCACAGAGTACACAGGGGTTTTACCCTGATACTCACGAATCACACGGCCAGCCTTGCGAAGCTGAGTCAGCAGACCCGTGGCGCTGTGCAGAGTGACGTTCATTTCGTCAGCTACTTCCGCGCAGGTGGACTGGGGATTCTCTTCAAGGAAGGCAACAAGGGCATCGTACTGAGCCTGGCGCTCAAGCTGCGCCTTAGTGGGCTTAGATGAGCGGTTCTGGTTCCGCTTTGCGAGCATTTCAATCTCATGATCGATAAATGCAATCTGATCAGCATCAGTGAGAGCGGAGCGGATAGCAACAAACATTTCGGTTTTAGTCATGGTAAATACCACCTTTCTGGCGTTTAACGAGTGCCACTCAATTAATTTATTTAATCAGAAGAGGTTTTGTTCTCTCTCTTGATTACGTATTTATTATACCACAGTTTTTCTTGGTTGTCAAGAGTTTTTTTATTTTTTTTAAAGATTTTTTTGTTTTTCAGAAGTTCTTCTCTCTCTTGATTACGTGTATAGTATACCAAAAATTTTTTGATTTGTCTATTGACAAAATATATAAAAAATGGGAAATTTTTGAGTATGTTTTTGTGCAAAATGCTCAATAAAAAAATGCGTGACTTTGTTTGTTAAATATCTGGCGGCGCGCCCCGGTCTGAAGCGCGCCGCTCAAAAAATTAGACTGTTTTATTTTTTAAAGCCCCTCTAACAAGCATTAAAGACCAGATACCCGCCCAACAACGGATAATTAGATTAAAAGAAAAAACAACAGTTGGGATTATAGTAATAGCAAAAGCAATCCCAATAGCTGCAATGAATGTTAAAATAATCGCAGCTGCGTAAGCTCCAATAAAATCAGCTACTCTATCTAATTTACTAGACGTAGGCTCTTCAATCGGAGGAGCCGGCGCCGCCATTTCTTCAACTTCAGTTGGATTTTCTAATTCTTGAAAATCACTATCAATCATTGTTGGCAATTTTATCACTCCTTTTGATAATAGTATATCAAAAAATAAAAGTTTTGTCAAATAAAAAACAGGGTTTTCACCCTGTTTTAACAATCAAATAAATAACAACCCTCATAAGGATCAAACCCTATTTCAATATCTAAATCATCGCAATCTCCTGCGTAGGATTCTTCTTCAGTGTCGCCGAAGGTGTTATTCCAACAAGTAGGGCAGATACCAGTGATAAGCAACTCTCGTTCAGAAGCAGAGAGATAAGGGAAAGCATCCTGTGCTGATGCACCATCTTTCCAATCAAGATAGTCCATGTCGTTGACTTCAACTTCATGGCCTTTTCCACAGAACGGGCAATAACTAATAATGTAAACTTCTTTGTAATTAATTTTCATGATTATCAATTCCTTTCTTGATTCTGTAAGTATTATAGCACAAGATTTTTAAGCTGTCAAGAGATTTTTTAAAAATTTTTTATCATTTCTGCGGGCCTTGCGCCTAAAAATTTTTTCCAACTTCTGTTTATTTTTTGTATGAACGCAAGAACAATTCAAATCCCATGCGGTGTAATCTTTACGGGTAGCTTTTTTCATGTAATCCATTTCTTTTACCTCTTGTTCATTTGATGTATTAAGTATAGCATAAAAAATGCGGGGTGTCAATGTTTTTCTTTTGTAACTTTTGCCGCCGGCCGCACTTGTTAATTTTTTATTTATCACTCAGTTACAAAATAAAGACAGAGGTTTACACCTCTGCCTTTTTTGCTCTGTGCTTTGTCAGCTTGAGGGTGTAGTTATTTTCACCAAAGGTGAAGCTGATTTCTGTTTCAGTTTTAACAGATTCTACATTTGCTCCATTCTGTTCAAGAATAGCTTTGCAAAGGGCAAGCAATTCACCTTTTTCAGTGTCAACTTTCCGCTCTTTTGGGGTGTTTTTGCGGGCTTTTTCAGATTTTGCGTACACCTTTTTTTCTTTGATATCTTTCACACGCTCAATCTTGACTTTTGAACCTGGTTCAATGTATTCCCAATCTTCAAAAAACATTCTTGCGGCGGTATCCTCGTCAAGATTAAATTCTTTCATGTTCTTGCGGACTTCTTTCATGTCCTCGTTATTTAATTCATAATACTTGCCCTCGATTTTATACGTCATAGATTATCAACGCCTTTCTTTTTTTGATAATTTATTATAACATATTTTTTGCAAAAAGTCAATGTTTTTTTTTGTAATTTTTTGATTTTCTTTTGTAACCGAGTGATAAAAATTTAACAAAGGGCGCGACCGGGCTAAAAAGGGCAAATTGTGATCAATCTGACCACAATTTGCCGTTAATTTCTGGGTTTTGCTGAATTAAATACTCAAAAATCGCTCTTTCTATTTTAACGTCCTCAAGTCCTGTGTGAGATTCTACAAAATCGTTATTTTTTGTTAACCATTTATAAATAATTTCTGCGGTGTAACGTCTGCAACCTCTTGCAGTTAAATATTCATTTTCATAGCAAAATTCTGAATAATCATCATTATTTTTCAGAATTTCCCTTGCCATTTTTAGGGTGTCCCACCATTCTACACCATAGGGCAAAAAGTAACGATTTTTAGAGGAGGTGATGTAACGCTGTGTAGTATTTAACGATTTATTATCAAAACGGGCATTGTGAGCGCATACAATAGAAACACCAAATTTTTTGAAATCCTCTTGAATTTCTTTTTTGATATTTTTCCATCTTTTCAAAATGCGCTTCCCGCTCTTGATATCTTCCCAATAGGCAGGGATTTTTTCAGCGAAATAGGCGCTTGCCATTAAATCTTTATCAAGAAAAACATCCGCATTCACGAAAGATTTTTCACAAAGTAAACCATCTTCAAGAGTGAAAATCTGATAACCCACATCGTAAACAATGGGGCAGTCAATATCATTTGTGGTTTCAGTGTCGAGCATGGAGACTACAGTGTTTTTGTCAATCATTTTTTATTCCTTTCTTTTGAGGGGTGTAACTTCTTTTCCCTCTCAACGTAGAATAGTATAACACACTAACCCCAATTTGTCAATGACTTTTTTTTGTAACCTTCAGATATTTTTTTAACAATCGGGCGCCCGGGCGCAGCCTTCACGATTTAAATCGCTAAAGTGTGCAGTTATTAAAAAACAGGGGAGATAATCCCCTGTAGTTGCTTAGGCTTCAGCCTCACCCTCATCACCGAGAGAGTAAACGGGAGTCTTTTTGTCGTACTCACGCATAACCTTGTGGTTCTTGCGGAGCTGAGTCAGCAGACCCGTTGCGGAGTGGAGCGTTGCTCCAATTTCATCAGCAACCTGTGCGCAGGTTGCACGAGGATTTTCCTCAAGAAAAGCAAGGATCTGAGCCTTGATTGCTTCTTTCTCAAGCTGGGCTTTGGTGGGCTTGCTGGAACGATTGGTGTTGCGCTTGTCGAGGAGCTCAATTTCGTGGTTGATGAACTCTACCATTTCAGCATTTGCGGCGACCTCTGCAACATTAGCGATAGCAACAAACATCTCTTTCTTAGTCATAGTAATACATCCTTTCTGACTGATCTTGGGAGTCACCCATAATTTAATTTATTTATCAAGGAGGTTTTCTCTCTCTTGATTACGTATTTATTATAGCAGATTTTTTGCTGTTTGTCAATGACTTTCTTTTGAAATTTTTTGTCATTTTCTTGTAACTTTTGCTTCTGCTATCAATCGGTTGGTTTGGTTTTTTGTTTTCCTCTCTCAACCTTACGAGAAGATTATACCAAAAATTTTTTGATTTGTCTATTGGCAAAATGCACAAATTTCGGGAAATTTAAAGGGTGATTTTTGTGTAAAATTTCCACTTGACAAATCTGCGGCACCTGTGGTATAATAGAATTTCGCGCGGCCCCGACCGGCCGCGCGCCACCGAATGAATAATATTCAATTTTTGACCCCGCACATGAATAAAAATGCATAAAGGAAATGCTCAACTTTCGTTGAGCAGTTCAGTGAGGATTTCTAAAATTTTATCAACATTTTCAGCTTTACCAATCCATTTTTCACGGTTGGGTTTTTCATCGTCAAAAAGTAAGCCAGAGGGAAAATCAACTACAGTTTGTTTTGGTGTCCCATAGGGAACGATTTTAATTTCATCAAAGTTTACAGCGGAAAGATGTTTTTTTAACCAAGCTTTCTTAGCGGCTGTAACTTTTTCGCCATATGTAGCGGAACCACTTTTTGACAGCCAAGAAATAATCCCGATATGATATCCTGCAAGCTGAAGCATGTTAAGCAAATAACCAAGTTTCCGCATATTTACAAGAGGTTTTGCCTCTCTATAGGGTTTTGTTTTTTCATTCATAAGGCTATCAAGCCAATTATTCACGCCATAAAGGTCAGCAATTGTACCATCCATATCAAAATAAATTGCTTTGTACATTTTTTATTCCTTTCTTTCTTTTGTGGCTTTATTATATCAAATTTTTTTGAATTTGTCTATTGGCATTTTGCACAAAATTTTTGCGGCCCGGCTGCAGGTTTTAGACCTTATAGGGCTGAATTATTCAGCCCTCTCATCCAGCCATGCTCTCATGATTCCACTTTCTTTTTTGAATCTGATAACTTTTCTGTCTTTGGTGAAAGTTGCCCATGCATCCATAAAGCTTTCAAACTCTTCACGGTTCATATAATAGGCAATCACTTCATCATCAATCACTGTAACCCATACCCATGCGGAAGAGTGGCAAGTGGCAAAATAGTGAGCCTTGAAGCTGTTAAAATCATAACCAAGGGGTTTATTAACCAAAGTTGCATTAGACGACTTTACGCTCATATTGAGTTCCGGAATATCGTCTGTTGTGTCATATGCACCACAAGCATCTTTGACAGCCATATAACCAAGTGCTGCTTTGAGCTCAATTTCACAAAGTTCGCCACGGTTAGTCCAATTTTCGCCACCATTCAGGCTATAAGGCGCGCCTTTATGATTAGGGTCGAAGATGTAAGCTTTGGAAACGCTGTAAACTGCTTTTTTCATTGGTGTTAACCTCTCTCTTTAGTATGGTTGTATTATAGCACAAAAGCCGGCGCGTGTCAACTACTAAAGTTGATTATTTTGAAAAAATTTTTCGTCAAAATGCACAAAATTTTCTTTGTGCAGATTATACAAAAATATTTTCAGCGAAATGCACAAAAATGTGTTACCATTTTGTAACTGTGTGATAGTTATTTAATTAACAAACTTCAGTACTTTAAATCGCTAAAGTGTGATAGTTATTTAATTAACGAGCGCTTTACCACTTTAAATCATTAAAGTGTGTTAGTTATTTAATTAACAGACTTTCGGGATTTAGTGCGTTAGCACTTTAGTGTGATAAAGCGTTAAAAAATTAGCAGGAGTAGTTAGATTATGTAAACTCGGGCCGCAGCGCCAGAACGCGGCCCGCGAAAAACAATACTGAGGAAGCTTCCGCCTCCTCAGTTCATGTGCTCTATAACCTCTCCTGTGACTGGATCCCAAATAGCTGCGTTATCTGCGCCAAGCATTTCACATAATTCACACGCTTTTTTATAAGCTTCATAAGCTGCTTCACAACCACTTATTACCCATGACTGCCAACCTTTAAGCTCTGTGAAAATACCAATTTCAAACATTTTTTTAATTCCTTTCTTTTCCTTTTGTGATTATAGTATAGCAGATAATCCACCAGTTGTCAAGAACTTTTTTTCAAAAAAGGGAACTTTTTTTGAAGTTCTCTTTTACTTTTCAATAGTCCCAATTAATTCCCAACCGCCAAATTTAGGAAGCCAATCAACAGGCATTTCATAGACTTCATTGGTATAAGTGGATTTCCACAGATTGTATTTTTCCATTTTTTTATTTCCTTTCTTTTTCTTTTGTGATTATAGTATAGCACAAATAGCCGGATTTGTCAATACTTTTTTTGAGAAAAATTATAAAAAGTTGAAATTTTTTTAGCTTCTTTTTTTTGTGGCTTTAAATAAAATGATAATTTGTAAAATGCTAAAAGCATGAAGACGATCAACAGTAAATAGCTTAATGGATTTTCCATTATTTTTATCTCTCTTTCATCGGTTTCATTATAAACAGTTTAACATAATTTGGTTGTTTTGTCAAGTGCTTATTTTGGGAATGAGTATTTAATCGTGGGTTGATAAAATCTCAACAAAAAACTTTGACGCTTTAATTCGCTAAAGTGCAACGGTCAGTAGTGGTTGTGCGCGGAAGCCGGCGACAAAGCTAAAAAAGGCGCGAGCCTGTGCGCCCGCGCCTTAGTGTAGAATAGTTTGTTTTGTCCATGTGTGAAAAATATCTTTCATGATTTGAATTTGCAAGATAGTGTTTTCATCTATTGTTTCAGTAAAGGACTCAACTTCATGAGTAGTAAACCAGTGTAAAGCAAACCCGATTGCTAACACACAAACAACAATAGATAAAATAATTGAAGCGATACAAACTACAACAAAAATAATAGGGAAAATCTTTTCAAGAGCTTTCATAATTAGCAACTCCTTTTGTATTTGATAGGTATAGTATACCACAGGGAGCACTCCCTGTCAACCCCTTAGTGCATGAATAGTAATAAATATTCTTTTAACAATTAATTTATTAATAAATAAACAATAAATAATTATTATTATTTATCTTTTATTTGTTTGTTGGTTTGGTTTGAGCCATTGGCTTGGCTCGATGGCCGGTCTTAGCCCTGACTTAGGGTAAAGAGATTGCCTTTATTTTGGTGCTAATTTAGTAATTATTTTTATTTTATTTTTAACTTTTTTGTTACCGGTTTGAGATTTTAATTGAGAAAAAGTTCACAAAAAATTTCCTTGTAATGTCAGATAAAGACTTTAACAAATTTTTATTTTAACAAACCCACACTTGAAAATGTCTGTGTAAATTTTTGTTACAGATTTGTCATAATTATGAGAATAAGTGGATTGAGCTTTTTCGCGTTATTCCACTGTCATTTTTTCGTAACAGGTTGTAACTATTTGTAACTCGGCGCGCCTCGATTGGAAACGCGCCGAGGCATCAACTAAATTAAATTCAGCTACTGGCTACCAACTTCCGAATTTAGAATTAAATTTTATTTAATTAAAATCAAATGTAATTTATTTTGTGGCCGGTAAGTTTTTACGCAGGAGATTTTACCAAGGCCCTGTACATCGAGAGTGTTTTGAAAATTTTTTGCCCAGGTACGTGACGTACTAATTACTAAACCCGGGGGTATATTTATGGGAAAAAATTTTTTATTTTTTTGAATTGAAATGCGCCACCGCATTTCTCCCTCCAAAAAATATTTTCAGATTAAAAAACGAAGAATATTTTCAGATTAAAAGACGAAAATTTATTCGTTGCAGACCCCATAAAAATCAGCCATACAACTCTTTGCTAGCCTTTCATACCCTTGATATTTCCAACCCATTTTCTTATAATAAAACTCGCATCCATCTTCAAAAGCAGCTTCCGCCCAAAAAGGTACTTTTACATAAAAAAAGCCTAACGGCGCCTTTTCTTCAATCTGCTGACATAATCTCATAACTCTAGTACAAAAAAGGGAAAAATCAACTAACCAAAATGGCAGCATTTTTTCATAAGAATATTCAATACAGTCCCAAAAGGCTCCGCTTTCATCTTCAGTATCACCAAACACTGCATATTTACTGCGCGGGAACCCCTGCCGCAAACAAAGAAAACTGCGCGCGGGAGCTAGCCTAAAAAGACATTCAGTAATCAATCGCGCAAACTCAACTTTGTCTATCTCGCCCCCGCTCCAATCTTCTGGATACATAATCTCCGCGATCTCGCACCCTTCATTTGCAAGGATCTGCGCCCGCTCTTCAGGCTCTAAGCTTTCAATTACTTCTTTTGCAAAATCAATTATTTCATTCATTTTCACCCACTACCTCAAACATACAATTTTCACAATTTGGCTGTTCACAGTAGTGGCCATCGCGCGGGCACAGCTGATTTTTTACTTGCGGCCGCTTAATTCTATATCTTCCATCTAATTTATCATGTCCTGGTTCATCAGGATTCAAATATTTATTCATCATAAACCTCCTCTACTTCCTCATAATCCTCACTTAAATCATAATTACTAACTATCAATGCGGCGGTCGCTTCCCCGGCCGCAGACCCGGTAACAGCAAAACTGGCCAACTCATAACCAGGCCAAAAACTTTCATGTTCTCGAATCATGAACAGCAAATCTTCTGGGTCGCCGCCCGCCAATTCAATAGTTAACTTAACTTTAATATCTTGCGGTATTTTCATCTATTGATACCTCCTCAATTATTATTTTTATTATAACAAACTTTTTGTATTTTGTCAATAAAAGTTGACAAACGGAAAAATTTAGACTATAATTAACTTTAGTGATAAGGAGGGTTGTATGGACGACTTAAAATTAGATTATACAATACAAGATCCTCAAGAGCGGAATGAGCTAGTCAAAAAAATCGTTGACCAAACACCCGACGAAGAATTAACTCCAAAATTTTTAGAACATCTTGCGGATTATCTTATTTTTGCAATGGATAAAGAAGAGCGGCGGCAGCGCCATATTCTTACAGACAATAGAATGGTGACTGTCAATAGGCGCGAAACCTCTTTTGAAGGATTAATTGCAAAATTTGAAAATGGAGAAGATGGTATTTATGGTTTAATTACCGAAGATAAAAATATAATTTTTACACCAAAAATTTCTATTACTGATACAGATGTAGACACTGTTCCTGGGCTGCGGGAGCTGCGGGAGTCAATAGAACAATTAGAAGAAGCATTTAAAACTGCGGAAGGTAAGCAAAAATACCTTCTCAAACGGACAATTATAGAACAGCGCAAGCAACAATATATGCTTAAAAGCTCTTATTACCAACCAATTAATCCTACTAATATAACGCGCGGGATGCAAGAAGTGGCTCTGGATGAGGCTATAACATTGGACGCGGATGGCGCCATTAGTATTAAAGGATTTTCTCTATTGAATCCAGATCATATTTCAGCAGTGCTATGTAATTATTCTAAAATTAAAGAAGAAGTTTGGGATAAATTTAATAGTGATGCGTATTATATGATTATCGACTTAGAACGGTTGGTTGATTCAGTATTAGAAAAAGACTACCCAATCTACTATGATTTGGTTATATATAAAATAGATGGCAAAACAAATGATGAAATACAGCAATTACTATTTGAATCTTATGGAGTGAAATATTCGGCGGAGTATCTTAGCTCTTTATGGCGGAAAAAAATACCTAAAATTCTGGCGGAGGCCGCACAAAAAGATTGGCTTTATTGGCATTTTACTTTTGAAGTACGCGGCGGTTGGAAAAAATGTTCAAGATGTGGGCAGATTAAGCCAGCGCATAATTTCTTTTTTTCTAAAAATAGTACAAGTAAAGATCATTTCTATTCAATCTGTAAGTGTTGCAGAAATAAAAAGAAGAAGGAGTGATTGAATGTTAGGACAGTTACCTAATGAAAATGGGCAATGCTTTTGCGAAAAAGAAGGTAAGTGGGCGCGGGAAGTAAATTTTTATACCTATAAAGATGGTAGCAAAAGTAAAATGTGCAAATATTGTTTAACTATGCACATTGACAATTATGATGAGAAAACCTTTTTATGGTTATTACAAGAATTTGATGTTCCTTGGATTCCAGGTGAATGGAATAGCGTTAGAGATAAAGCCTTTGCAAAAGATCCTAAAAAAATGAATGGCACATCAGTATTTGGTAAATATTTATCAAAGATGAAGTTAAAACAATGGAATCAATATGGATGGGCGGATACTGATAGATTAGCTAAATTAGAAGCTGAGAAAACGCGGGCGCGTGATAATGATTATGAAGAATATCGAGTAAAAACTGAGGCGGAGCTTAAAGAAAAATTGGCGGCGGGTGAAATTTCTGAAGCGGAATACAAGACTTTGATGCCGACTCCAATACAACATCAAGATCTAGTGGCCACCCCCACATCCTCCGCAGAGTTATATAGCGGCGCAAGTTTCCCCGAGGATAATTTTATTAAAGTAGATTTACCTGATCCAACAGATCAGCTTACTGTTGAAGATAAAACATATCTTGTAATGAAATGGGGTAAGATGTACACTGCGGACGAACTTCTTGCTCTTGAACAAGATTATAATAAAATGATGGATTCATTCGATATTCAAGATGCTGATACTAAAAATGCTTTGATTATTATTTGTAAACTTACTCTTAAAACTAATCAAGCTCTTGATTCTGGCGATTATGATGGATTTACTAAATTAAGCAGAGAGTTAGGAAATCAACGTAAACTTGCTAATTTTGCGGCGTCTCAACGTAAAAAGGATCAGAAAGATGCAGATTTTGTTGATTCTATTGGCGAGATTGTTGCTTATTGCGAGCGGACGGGTGGAGAGATACCTAGATTAGAAATTAATGAACCTTTAGATAAAGTGGATATTATTATCCAAGATTTGAAAGATTATAATAAAGCGTTAATATATCAAGACACTGCATTAGCACAACAAATTGAAGATTATCTGAAAAAGCGCGAAATTCTTGAGCAGCAAAAGAAAGATAGAGAAGCAGCAAAGGCTCAAGGATATGATGAATATCAAGTGACTGATGAAGATATAGCAGATTATGAAGAACATGTGCGGCAGCTGCAGGAAGAAGACGCGGCGACCCAGGCTGAGGAGGATGAGTAAGGATGGCACTTGCTGAATTATTAGCCCTATCTCAAGATCGTAATACTAAACAAGGGGTGTCCGAGGAAAGGCTTGCCGCACAAGTGCCAGCTTTACGAAAGCTGATTGCCTTTTGGCGTGAATACCCCGATTTATTTGTTGATTATATAAAAGGCCCTAATTCTACATTTAAATTTTATTTTTACCAACGGATATTTTTAAGAGTAGTTATGCGGCATCGATATGTTTATGCTACTTTCCCTCGTGCATATTCTAAATCTTTTCTCAGTATGATGGCTTTAATGTTGCGGTGTATATTATTTCCTGGAGTTGAAATGTTTGTAACAACAGGCGGTAAGGAACAGGCAGCTAGTATTACTGTAGCAAAAATTGAAGAGATTTGTCGGTTAATTCCAGTTCTTAGTCAAGAAATTATCTGGGCGCGCGGCGTTGGCAAAAAAACTAAAGATGATGTAGAATATGTTTTTAAAAATAAGTCTAAAATTAATATTTTAGCAGCTAGGGAAAGTTCTAGAGGTCAGCGTCGTACAGGTGGAATAATGGAAGAGTGTGTTTTAATAGATGGGGATATACTCAATAACGTTATTATTCCTACAACTAACGTTGATAGATTGCTTCCTGATGGTTCGCGCCATCCAGAAGAAGTTGTAAATAAAAGCCAGGTATATATTACTACTGCAGGTTGGAAAAATAGTTTTGCTTTTGATAAGCTTATTGAGCTATTAGTTCAAAGTATTATTGAGCCAAATCAAACTATGGTAATGGGTGGAAGTTATGAGACTCCTGTTGCTGAAGGTCTGTTGAATGAAGATTTTGTTGACCAATTAAAGATTAGTGGTACTTTTAATGAGGAGTCTTTTGATCGAGAATATAGAAGTATTTGGAGCGGTGATGCTCAAAATGCGTTTTATTCAGCAGAAAAATTTGATAAATATCGTATTTTAAATGTTCCAGAATATGCGCCTACTGGTAGGAGTAATAAGAGTGCATATTATGTTTTGGGCGTTGACGTTGGTCGTATTGGGTGTAATACTGAAGTTTCTGTGTTTAAGGTTACGCCGCAGCCCAAGGGAGCCGCTCTTAAAAGTTTAGTTAATCTTTTTACTTATGTGGCAGAAGATTTTGAAATGCAAGCTATTAATTTAAAACGGTTATTTTATAAATATAACGCGCGAATTATTGCAATCGACGCCAATGGTTTAGGTATTGGTTTAATTGACTTTATGACCAAAGCTCAAGTAGATCCAGAGAATGGAGATATTTTACCTCCTTTTGGGGTTGCGGATGGTACAAATGAGGATATTAAAAATCAATATAGAAAGATTCGTGGAGACGTAATTGAACATGATGCTATGTACTTAATTAAAGCAAATGCTCCAATTAACACAGAAATGTACACATACGCGCAGACTCAATTGTCAAGTGGGCGGATTCAGTTTTTAATCGATGAAGCGACTGCAAAAACTAAATTAATGGCAACGAAAAAAGGTCAGAATATGACGCCGGAGCAACGTAATGATGAATTGAGACCGTTTGTTCTAACAACAGCTCTGAAAGCTCAACTTTTGAATCTTGTACAGGAAAATGAAGGCGTGAACATAATTTTGAAGCAATGTAGTAGAGGAATTCCGAAAGATAAATTTTCTGCTTTTATTTATGGTCTTTATTGGATTAAGAAAGAAGAAGAACGGTTGAGGAATAGAAAAAATAAAGGCAATTTAAAAGACTTAATGTTATTTAATTAAAAAATTTTTAATACACTGGGCATTTTTTGGAAACTTCTTTATTGGGTTTTTAAAATATAAACAGTGAAGAAAGAAGGGTCAAAATTGAGAGCATCAAGAGGCGAAATAAAAATAGAAGACATACTACGTTCTGCGGGATTGGATTTTGTAGAAGAGTATTCTTTTGATGATTTAGTCAGTTCTACTGGACGCCCGCTACGTTTTGACTTTTGTGTCTTTGATGATAATGGGGATATTGATTTTCTTATTGAATATCAAGGTATCCAACACTATGAACCTAAATCAAAATTTGGTGGGTATGATGGATTAAGGAAACAGCAGTTTAATGATATGAAGAAACGAGAATATTGTAAACAGCATGGCTATAAATTAATTGCAATCCCTTATGTTGATGAAGGTCGTATAGATTATGATTATATAATAAATCTTGCTTATAATTAAATTTGACGAAGCGAAATTTTTGTGTTATAATAATCTAAGAATAAAAGAGGTGTTATCTTGGTAAATAGAATGGAAGAAATCAAGCGCAAAGGTTTTACAATGCCTTTTGCGGATAGCACCCCTGATGTATTAGATCTGAAGCAGGTACATGATTTTTCTAAAATCAAAGTCGGAGCAAAAATTTTAGAAGATGCTGTTATCGACGTTGGTAATTATAAAAAAGTTAATCCTAGATTCGGTGATAAACTTACTGTATTAAAAGCGATTAATCAATATGATCTTTCTCAATTAAGAGAAATATCAAATTTCTTTTATAAAACCAGCGGGATTTATAATAGACTGTGTAGATATATGGCATACCTTTACCGGTATGATTGGTTTATTACTCCATATATTAATGGTGGTATTTTCCCAGAAGAAACTTTGAAACAAACTCAACAAGATAGTATTTTAAAAAACTTCTTCCAAATTTTAAAATATTTAGATGAGTTTGAAGCAAAAAGATTTTTTGGGGAAGTTGCTTTAAAGGTAGTTAAGAATGGAAGTTATTATGGATATATTATTCCTAAAGGAACTACTGTAGCAGTACAGGAGCTGCCTCCACAATATTGTAGATCTAGATTTCGTGTAAATAATAGACCTGCCGTTGAATTTAATATGTCATTTTTTGATGCTTTATATCCCGATTCTGAAATGAGGGCAAAAGTTTTAAATTTATTCCCACCAGAATTTAAAAAAGGATATAAGGCATATAAAGATGGCAAATTAAAACCTTCTTTTTCAGGTGATACATCTGGTTGGTATCTATTAGATACTAGAAGTGTTATAAAATTTAATATCAATGGGGAAGACTTCCCGCCATTTATTTCAGTTATTCCTGCAATTATTGATTTAGATCAAGCGCAGGACTTAGACAGAAAGCGAATGGCGCAAAAATTATTAAGAGTTTTAATCCAGAAAATGCCAATCGATAAGAATGGTGATTTAGTTTTTGATATTGATGAAGCACAAACATTGCATAATAATGCAGTAAGGATGTTAAGCAAAGCGATTGGTATTGATGTTCTTACTACTTTTGCGGATGTTGATGTAGCTGATATGTCAGATAAAAGTAATACTACACAAACTGATGATTTAATTCGAGTTGAACGTCAGATTTATAATGAAGCTGGCGTTTCTCAAATGCAGTTTAATAGTGATAGTAATACTGCTCTTAATAATTCTATTTTGAATGATGAAGCTAGTATGTATAATTTAATACAACAGTTTGAATCATTCCTTAATCTTTTGATCGAACCCTATAATAAGTCACCTAAAAAGTGTTATTATAAGGCTCAGATATTAACTACTACAATTTACAATTACAAAGAGATGGCTAAGCTCTATAAAGAGCAAACCCAAATGGGTTATTCTAAGATGCTTCCGCAAATTGCATTGGGCCAGTCTCAAAGTTCGATATTAGCAAATGCCTACTTTGAAAATGATGTCCTTGATCTCGTCAGTGTATTTGTTCCTCCACTTACATCAAATACTATGAACGCTGATGCATTAGCTCAAAGAAAAAGAGCAAAGCAAGGTACTCCCTCGGAGTCAGACGAGGTAGGGCGCCCAGAGAAAGAGGATAGTGAGAAATCAGATAAGACAATAGCTAATAGAGAATCAATGTAATAAGGGAGAAACAAAATGAGTTTACCATATAAATCTGTTGCTACTATTGATTCTCCCGAATTTATAAACTTGCAGCCATTAGATATTAATCCTTTAATGTCTAAATGTGAAATTAAAGTTTTTTATTTAGGGGAAAATAGAAATCAAAGTTTTATTTCTAAAGATGTTGCTTTAGAAATGGCGAAAACTTTGCGTGGAGCGCCGATTGTAGGGTATTTTAAAGAAGATAAAGATGATTTCTTAGACCATGGAAATCAAATAATTATGGATGGCGATGGAATTCATTTTAATAATCTTACTAGACCTTATGGTTTTGTTGCTCCTAATGCAGAAGTTTGGTTTCAAAAATTTAAAGATACTGACGCTTTTGGTAATGAAATTGAGCGGGAGTATCTTATGACGACCGGCTATCTCTGGACTGGTCAATATGAAGAGGCCCAGCAAATCATTGATGAAGGGAAGCCGCAATCAATGGAATTAGATGAATCCACTTTAGATGGCCGCTGGGCAAGTAATTATAAGAATGGCATGGAATTTTTCATTATTAATGACGCAGTAATCTCAAAGCTTTGTATTTTAGGAGATTCTGTTGAGCCATGCTTTGAAGGAGCTTCAATTACAGCTCCTGCACAACAATATACTCTTGATGATGGATTCAAAAAGAGTTTATTTAAAATGATGAAAGAATTAGAATTTGCATTGAAAGGAGACAACGTAGTGGAAGAAAATCAAGTAATTGATACCGAAATGACTCCTGAAGCTGAAGTTCAGTTTGAAGAAGAGAGTCAAATCGAAGAAGCTGGCGTAGTCGAAGATCAAGATCATATTGAAGATGCATCTAATTCAACTGATTTTGCTAAAGATGAAGATGAAGAGCAGCAAGAGCAAGAAGAAGAAGTTGACGCATCTGAAGATGAAGCAAATGATGATGAAAAAGAAAAGAATGTTCAGCATAGCCTTCATACTGATGAAGAGTATGCAGAACTCGAAAATAAATATCAGTTATTAAATGACCAGTATGAAGCTCTTCAGCAAGAAAATGAAGCTTTAACTAATTTTAAGAACAATGTTGAAGATCAACAAAAAGATGAGTTAATTGCTAAATTCTATATGCTTTCTGATGAAGATAAAGCTGATGTCATTGCAAATAAACGTCAATATTCTTTAGAAGATATTGAAAGTAAATTAGCTGTTATTTGTTACCGCAAAAAGATTAATTTTGTGACAGATGCTTCTTCAAATCACGAAGAGGAAATTACTACATTTAATATGAGTGATTCTATGGATGATTCAACCCCCGATTGGGTTAAAATGGTTGAAGAAAACCAGAAGAAATTATAATAGGAGGATTGTCTGATATGGCAACAGCAATTGATAGAGTCGGTTATGGTCAAGTTGAACCTAATCATCTTTCAGCTCAAAAGACTGGTCAAATTTACGCACAACTTCCTGCTATGAGCGATGCTACTACTGCAATTACTCATCTTGAGCAAGGCCAGTTTCTTAAATATAATTATGCCGCAGGACGTGCTTCTTTAGATGGCGATGGCGAGTGGATGCTCGTCTATTGCGAAGAGAAGCTTTATGATCCACGGCGTCAAATGCATAAAGACTTTTGCTTAGAAGTTGCACCTACAAGGAACTTAAACACTGTACCTGTAACTGCACAGGGCTTCGGTGAGCAAGGGTACATTTATCCACGTCTTTTAAAAACCAATATTGGTGATATTTATACAACTAATACTTTTGCAGGTCCTGCTGCAGGTCCTGATGCCGCTGTTACAGGTCTTTCTTTAACTGCTGGTACTGATTACCTTGAAGTTGACAGTACTACTGGTTACTTAAAGAAAGCCACTTCTTTAGCCGCTGGTACAGCTCCTGTTTTCCAGGTAGTAAAAGAGTATAATATGCCTGATGGCCAACCTGGCGTCAAAATCATGCGTGTAAAGTAATTTAAGGAGGATATTGAAATGGCTTTAGATAGAAAACAGTTAATTGAATTAGCTCGCGCAACAGCCAAAGCTTCTTTAAATCCTTCTGCAAGCTTTGCATTTGGCGAGAAAAATTTACAGTTCTCTGCTCTTAATGAGACTTTCCGTGAGGAATTAAATGGTTTAGCTTCTAGCTACAGAGAATATCAGAATAATAAGAATTTAATTTTCGAGTTAATCGAAGTTGGTTTAGATGAAGTACTTCCACCTAAAGTGCTTGCACAATATGGTCAGTTCGCTGATGTTCAAACCTTCGCACAAGGTGATCGCCCAGTATTTAAAGTACGTATTAGCGAAGCTTCTAAGGCTCGTGCCAAGAAAAACTTTGTTACTCGCGTTGGTTTAGCTGGTCGTTATGAAGTCTTTAAACTCGATGGATATTCTGTCGAAGTTCCTACTGCTGCATTCGGCGGCGCTGCTCAGATTGGTCTTGAGGAGTTCCTTGATGGCCGTATTACCATGGCTGATGTTTATGACATCGTTCTTGAAGGCATGGATGAAGCAGTTTATACTCAAATTGCTAATGCTTTAGCAGTATTTGTTAACCAAGTTCAAGCTAAGAATAAGACTTCTCAAACTAAGTTTGATGAAGCTATTATGGATAAATTAATTGCTACAGCAGATGCTTATGGTAAGTCTACTATTTACTGCACTTTTGAATTTGCTGCAACAATGATTCCTGATGATCGTTGGGCTTCCAATGATATGAAGCAGGAGAGATGGGATGTTGGTTATTACACCAGATATAAGGGACATAATGTTATCATTCTCCCACAGTCTTTTGAAGATACTACTAATGCTGTGAAGGTCATTGATCCTTCTTATGCTTACATTATTCCTACTGGCTCTGATAAGCCTGTTAAGGTCGCTTTCGAGGGTGAAACTCTCGTTCGTGAAGTTCCTCAAAAGGGTAATGAGGACTGGTCTCAAGAGATCCAGACCTATCGTAAGTTTGGTGTAGCTGTTATTGCTCAAAATCCTGGTATTTGTGTCTATCGTAACTCTTCGTTACTCAAGACTAACTAATAAAACCACTTACACGGGAGATAATTGAATATATTATCTCCCGTTTTTTTTATAGGAGAAAAAAGGAGTTTATTATGATTGATAGAAATTTAGAAGTAAAAGTAACTAATCGAAAAGGTTGTTCTGTTGGTTATACGATTGATGAAATGGGCGGTCTCCGCAGACAATTTCAACCGGGTGAGACTAAAATTTTAACCTATGAGGAGTTAGAAAAGTTATCTTGGATACCTGGTGGAAAAGTATTGTTAGATGAATATTTAATTATTCAAAATCCAGAAGTTCTTCAAGCTTTAATGGGTGAAGATGTTCAACCAGAGTATTATTATAATGAAGCGGAAGTTAAAGAATTATTACTTAATGGTACAATTGCACAGTTTATGGACTGTTTAGATTTTGCTCCAGAAGGAGTTTTAGATTTAGTCAAAAAATTAGCAGTTGAATTACCTTGTAATAATATGGAGAAATTACGTCTGATTGAGGAAAAATTAGGATTTAATGTTATCAATGCTATTGATTTAATGAAAGAGGATGAGGCGGAAACTAAGCCAGAAGTAGAACCTGCGGCAACCGGTAAAACTGGTGTGCGGAGATCCGCGCCAGTAACAGTAACAGAAAATTCTGAAGAAAAAGTTTCTCGCTATAAAATAACAAAATAAAATATTTTGAGGAGGATTATTGATTATGCCACCTGAATCTGTTAATTATACCTCCTTTGTAGATGTTTATAACAGTTTCTATTCCAAAATTACAGATGATATGTATATGGAATATACAGAAGAAGATACTGCAGCAATGGCTCAAGATCTTCTTCTGACTGCAGTACATAAATTTGAATTTCCTAGAAAACCATTACATTATGTTTTGGATTTCTTAGACGTTGAAGCTGAAGATGGTACAACCTATAAAACTGGTATTTTTACGTCTCTTTTGAACCCAGAAGAAATCAACATTATAGCTACATATATGGTTGTAGAATGGTTAGGACAACAGCTTGCTTCTATTGAAAATACTCGTATGAAGTATAGCGGTTCTGATTTTAAATTTACTTCTCAAGCAAACCATATGCAAAAACTTTTGCAAATGAAGAAGGATTATGAGCGAGAAGGGTTCCATCTTCAAAGATTATATAAACGTAGATTTAAAGATATTAATGGTGTATATCATTCTAATATGACGAAGATCATGCAGCCTTTGCATGCTTTACCCACTGAGGCGGGCGGGCCTCCTCCAAGTGAAAATCCTGATGATTCCTATTGGCAGATGGAGGGGCCAGAATATTGGTATGATTTTTAAGGGGTGTATATAATTGTTAACGAAATATGGATTAGATATACCCCTTGAAATAGTACAAATTAGTTTAAAACGTATTATCAATCAAGTGTATAAATTACTTCCTATGCGAGAGGAGCATGAAGATTGGGTCAAGCCGTTAGAAACTATTATTGAAGAATTAACAGGCATGGAAAGATTGCTGATTGAACAAAATGATTGGGCAACTTTTTTTACTTTATTATGTAAATTAGAAGGGTTATTTAGTTTAACTGAAGATAAGGATTTTAGTTTGTATAGACGAACTATTTTTGAGTGTCTTGGGTTGCTAAATAATATGAAAAAATATGGCACTTGAATTAAGTAAAATGCGGAGACGCGTAGGTTATTGGGGCGAAACTAAACGCATTGATTCAGAAGGTAATGAAGTTCCAAAAGGCGAATTAGGAGATTATAAGAAACCTACAGATAATCATAGCCAATGGGTGAGAATGAGGCAAGACAAATTACGTGCTTTAATGAGAGCATTACATTTTTCTTATCAGGCGGCGATAGTCCAAAAGTATGATGTGAGTGCCGATAGTGAAGCTCGTTTATTAATTGCATTTGCAACAAAATTAGAAAAATTAGCTAGTTTAACTACTACAGAAAAAGCTGCTTTATGGGAGCAGTTAGCCAAAGTAGAAGAATCATATCCAGAATTAGTTGAATATGATAGAGAGTCACCAGAATATATTTTCGCATTACAAGAATTAGCAGATGAGCAATCAGAAACTTCTCCTTATTTTAGGTGTTTAATTAATCATGATAAACTTAAAGTAGATTATGAAGATAAAGTTATCGCTATCCCATTTGAAGAAAATACTGTAACAATTGATCCAGTTAAAGATAATAAAGATATTGTAGAAACAGGATTCCATAATGGAACAGTATTTAAATGGGTTCATGGGAATAAAGAAGAGTGGACTCCAGATACTTATTGGATTGTTTATATGCAATATTCTGAAGAAACAGCATATTTCCGCGGAGAAATTAGAAAAGCAGATCAAGAGATAGAAATTATTGTTATTGATGACGATGGAAACGCTAATACATTAGTTTATAGAGGCTGGATGACTGGCCCAAATGAAACTAATACTCTTTGGAACACAAAGCATGGTATATCTTGGAATGATTTAAATTATACGAAACAGTTATTTATTACAAAAGATGAAAATACAGCAGTATTTTTTGAACGGTTTGATAGAGTTATTATAAACGGGCAACCTTGGGAAATACAAGCTTATAATGAAAATTATGGCACTAATTCTTCAAATCCAAATACTGGTATTATTCGTGTAGCACTTAAAGAAACTTATACTACAACTGAAGAAGTTTTAAAAGAGCGGGCTGCAGAAGAGGCGGCCAGGGCCGAAGCAGGTACTCCCGCGATAATTGGGGCTGAAGTACTCGCGCCTTATGATACAGCAGTTTATTCTGTTGAAAATCTTGGTGAAGGATCTTGGACTGTTGAGGCCGTCGAAGGAAGTTCTAAAACTATTAATGAATTAGTTTCTTATTCTGTTGATTCTAATAATGTTTTACATTTAGAAATTATCATAGGCAAATCTTTTAAAACTGGTTTTAATATAAAATATGGTGATTTTGTTAAGCATGTAACTATAAAATCACTTTAATAAAAAAGGAGGAAATATGAGAAAAGATTTAGTTAAAATTCAACCTTTACGTTCCTCTTTTTTATCATGCGAGAAGGACACAGAAGTAATTCTTAAAGCTTTATTTGTGGAATCTAAACCATATAGTGATTATTTAAAAAGATTATTATTAATTAATGAACCAGATTGTTTAGATATGACAAATCAAGAATATCAAAAGTATATTGATAGTTATTCTTTAGGAAAATTACTTAAAGAAGGATATGTACGTTTAGATCCTAAAATTAAACGTACTACTTTTGAAAATGTTAAGTCATATATTTATATTTATTTTGATGATTTTGCTCCAAGCAAAAACCCAGAATTCAGAGATGCTACTATTTATATAATGGTAGTATGTTATTTAGATGAATGGGTTTTAGATGATTATATTGTGCGGCCGCTGAAAATTTGCGGTTTTATTGATGGTATTTTAAATAGTTTAACTGATAAAAATAAAAAGATTTTTAATAGCAAAGGCAATAATATAAAATTGTCTGGATTTGGAGAATATGAATTTATGGCTTGTGTGCAAGGTATAAATAATGAAGATATTTCATTATATACTTTAGCATATCGAGGAACTCACTTTACTGAAGATAATGAGAAATTTGGTGAAGTTGAGAAAAAATGATTAGTAGTTTATTATTACTTTCTAATAATGACATCCCTTTTATCTCAGCTCAATTAACAATTCATCAACCTACCATTAAAGAAATAAGTTTAATAGGAGAAGATACTTTTTTTACTGGCATTCAAACTTTAATGATTAAAAAAGAAAATCTTGCAGAAATTCCTCCAGAATATTATGATAAAATTTCTAATTTAGATATTCTGTTGAAAATAGGAAGAGATAGAGATTTATCTTCTAGACAAAGTAAGGCATGTGTTTTAGCTCTCTTAACACTAATGTTTCCAGATTATAAAGTATCTTTAGCTCCTACTAAGTTATTTTTAGAAGATGCTGATAAACAACAGCATGAAATTACTGGGGAAAGTTTTGATGAATTACAGCAAATTGTTGAAGATATGTTTTGTGTGAATCTCCTTGGGGGTGGGAAACCTTTACCTGAGTATAATCCTGCAGATGCGCGGGCTGCCGCCATTGCTAACAAAATTAAAAAAGGTAGAGATAAACTTGCGGAAATAAAAGCTTCACAAAACAATGGGCAGAAAATTACAATTTTGTCTCGTTATATTTCAATATTAGCTGTAGGGGAACAAAAAGACATTAATGCTTTGATGCAATATAATGTTTATCAATTATTTGATGAATTTACTCGTTTTAGTTTAAGAGAGCAATCTGACTTTTATCTCGATGCTAAAATGGCTGGCGCAAAAGATCTACAACCCGTAGATAATTGGATGAAAGATATCCATTCTGCAAGCGCTGAAAATAATTAAAAGGAGAAAATTTGCTATGAAGTTTGGTGTTCGCGAATGCGCAAATGTCGTTTTCCGTGCAAAACAAGCAGTTAAAATTGGTACCCAAACTTTTAACGTTGGGCAACCAGTTCTTTATATTGATACAGCAACTACTTCCTCAATGGAACAAGCATCCACCACTAGTTACGCACAGGGCGGACGTGGTAATGTTCGTTTAATTGCTTGGGAAGGTGATAAAACCTTAACCTTTACTCTTACTGACGCTTTACTTTCACCTATTGGTTTCCATATCCTTTCTGGTGCTGGCTTATTCAAGAAGGGCGACGGTAATCAAGGTACTGAAACCGATGATATGGTTCACTTCCATATGACCACTTATGCAAGCTCTAATGCTACTGGTAAGATTGATCTTACTGATGCTATTGCAGAGTTTGGTGCTAAGGCAAAAGTTTGTGCAGCTGACGCTCCTCTCTTTGTTCTTGGTATTGACGATGATGGTTCTTTAACTGGTGAAGTTATTACCGGTGCTTCTATCGTTTCTGAAGGCGATGATGCAAATAAAGCTATCCAACTTGATATTACTGGTGCTAATGCAAGCAATGCTAATAGAAACTACATGGTTGACTATTACATTGATCTTCCTGGCGCAGAAGTTTGGGAAGCTGATATTACTCCTGATACCTTTGCAGGTTATTACTATGTTGAAGCAGATACCCTCTTCCGTAGACAGTCAGATGGTAAAGACTTACCTGCTAACTTAACCTTCCCGAACGTTAAGATTCAGTCTAACTTTACAATTACCATGGCTGGTACTGGTGATCCTTCTAGCTTTACCTTCACAATGGACGCTTTCCCTGGATATACTTACTTTGATAAGTCCAAGAAAGTTCTTTGTGTAATGCAAATCGCTGGTGATATCGCAGCTGCTGATGCTGCTGAGAAGGACTATGGTAATCCTGTTATGCCTCATAATAATATTATTGAGCATGCGGATCCACTTAATAGTGATTCTGTAGAGGATAACGACTCGGGGGAATAAACAACGGTGGTAGTGGCGGTTCTGGCTCCGATGAACCGGGAGGTTCTGACGAGCCAGGCGGTTCTGATACGCCAGGTGGATCAGATGAACCGGGCGGCGGCGACAGTGGTGGAGGAACAACTCCAGATGATACCGATACCATGACTGACCCTGACCCTGATAATGCTAATACATTATCTGTCTCTCCATCTGATCTTGGTAGACTTGCCATCCGAGGAACGGCAATAATCAGAACTTATGCCGACGGCATTAGAGTGCTTGACCCAGCTAGTGCCGGTATTACCTTTAGCTCTGCTGATCCAAGTGTCGCTACTGTTGCAGCAGATGGTACAGTTACAGGTGTTGCTTCTGGTAATACTACTATTACCATTTCTTACCTTGGTCAAACAATTACAGTTAACGTTGAAGTTCATAGTTAACTTTAAAAATATAAAATGGGAGACATTATTGTCTCCCATTTTTTGTTTAAGTAGGTGATAGAATGTCAGCAATTGGTGATTATGTTCACTTTCATACTATTAATTATATAAAATGGGGTATTAATCATGTTGGCGTAGGCGGGTCTTCTGCGGGAGATGCAGGAGTGTTAGCGCAAGCTCAATTAAATAAAATAAATGCTTCTATCGCTATGTTTAATAAAGGTTTTACTGCTAATCAACGAATGGATTTAGCAACAAAATTAACATATTTAATGCGTCCACCCCAAGATGGAAAATTATATAAGGCAGGAACTTCAGCAGAAGAATATAATGCAATTTGGAATTCTTTAATGGGGTTTTTTGAGACTGAATTTGGGGATGCGGCCGCCCGTGTTGAAAGAGCGACAGCTAATATCTTTTCTGGTGTAACTATTCCAGATTTTAAAAAAATTAAACCTGAAAAAACAGCGCAGAATATTAAAGCAAGCACAATTCAATCTCGTATAGATCAGCTTTATAATGCATTACGGAATCCAGATGGGATGTACACTCAAGCAGAATTAAATACATTAGCACAAACTGTTAATCAAATTGAGCAAATTAAAAACAGTTTAACTGCGGAAGCCCAACAAAAATTAGCAAATGTAGGTGCTGATTCAAATGCTTTATTAGCCTTAGAGGATACTAAAGATTTGATTAAAGCGATTAATTCTGCGGTTGCCGCTAGTAGTGGTGTTACAAATCTTCAAAAAGGTACTTTATTTGAATATATGGTTGCAGTAGCACCATTAATTGGGAAAGGATTGGTTGGGGAAGCATTACAACAGGCTATTGGAGATGCGATATCTGGAGTCGTTGGTACATCTGGGAAAACTTCTGTTACTTTTGATCCTAAAGATTTTGATTCAAATGCCGATTTAGGTGGAGTGTTAGGAAATAACTATAGTTTTAATATAAATTCTAATTTATATGAAAGTAATCATGCGACGCAGGATAAAGTTGATGTTAATTTACAAATGAATCCATGTGAACCTACTATTGGAGTATCCGCTAAAAATATTAATTTAATGGGAGCTAATTCACGTGGAGTCCATGTAGTTAGTAGTGCATCTTTATTAGCTATGCTAGCTAATATTGGCGATAATGCATTTGTAACTCATTATTTAAATCAGCATTGTTTTGGCAGTGGTGGTTTATCATATTATTCTGGGATGGGTAATATGGGATCTATTTATAGTAGTAGTGCGGATATATTAAAATTAAGTATTATTCAACAAGCTTTACAAGGTTATAAGCGCGGAGTTGAGCAAGCGGACGTGTTCATTATTAATGATAATACTAGTGGAAATATTAGAATTTATAATATGTCAGATTTATTACAAAAAATTATGAGTACCGGAATAGTTAGTGATTTTGTAAATATGGAACCAGATTTAAATAGTATTAGTTTATCTAATACTTGGAATGAAGGCTCTTATGCGGCTCGTATTACAAGTATATTAGCTCAAATACAAAGTTATAAGGTTACTGTAACTTTATTACCAGGATTGTTCTTCTGAAAAATCTTGACAAAGTAAAATTTTTAGAGTATAATATTTATAAAGAAATGAGTTAAAAGGAGAAAAAAGTTATGGCTGCTGTTTCTTTTACTAATCTTAAATTGAATATTAACAAGGATGTAAATATTGTAGATTTTAATGGTACAAAAATTGAAGTATTACAATATTTACCAATTGAAGATAAAAAAGATTTAGTACAAATTGCTCTTCAAAAGAGTTATGAAGATGGAATTTATAATGATATTTTATTGGATATTTATTTCCATTTAAATATTGTTTATTTATATACTAATTTAAATATTACTGATAAACAAAAGGAAGATGAGTTTAAGCTTTATGATAAAATAAAGAGTAGCGGACTGCTCGATGTTATTCTTGATGGAGTAGATGATATGGAATATAAATATCTCTATGATAGTCTTGAAAAAGCAGTTGCTGATCATATGGCTTATAAGAATAGTGCGGCAGGTGTTGTGCAGAATATTATCCAGGATCTTCCTGGCAATGCAGCTGCAGCTGCAGAATTTATTAATAGTTTTGATGCTGAGAAGTATCAAAATGTTCAAGACATGATTAGGATGGCTCAGAGTAGTGGTATGACTCCACCAGCTCCCGCGCCAAAATTAGTTCCTTTTGAAGAAATTAAAAAGTAATGGTCACAATTAAATAATTTGGTTGCTTCTATTTACATTTTTATGTAGATAGAAGCAATTTTTTTGCTTTAGGAAATAAAAGGAGGTTGACGATATGCCTGGAAATCAGATAACATTTGGTATAGGTTTTAATGTCAACGAATCTAATTTAAATAGTTTAAAACAATCTTTGAAGGAAATTCAACAATTAACTTCTAAAGATTTAGTAAACATAGGTAAAGCGAATAGTATTCAAGAAGCAAATACTCAACTTCAGCAAATTAAGAAGAGTGCTTCAGAAGTACAATCTGCTTTAACAAGGGCTTTTAATACTGATTTAGGGACAGTTAATGTTGCTAGATTTAATCAAGAGTTAAAAGCAATGAATATTGGTAAAATTGCTGCTGATTTTAATAATGCAGGTGCCGCAGGGCAATCTGCATTTTTAGCAATTACCAGTCAGGCAATGTCAACCAATACGCAATTAAAACAAAGTTATAGTTGGTTAAGTCAAATTGGTACAACTTTAGCCAACACTGTTAAATGGAATATTGCATCAACTGCGGTTAATGCTTTTTCTAATTCTATTAGTAGTGCATTTAATTATGTTAAAGTTTTAGACGCTTCTTTGACAGATATTCGTATTGTTACAGGTCAATCACGAGAAGAAATGGCTCAATTTGCTGTTGAAGCTAATAGAGCTGCTCAATCTCTTGGTAGACAAACTAAAGAATATACAAATGCAGCATTAGCTTTTTATCAGCAAGGTTTAAGCGATCAAGAGGTTAGGGTTAGAACTGAAGCTAGCTTAAAAGCACAAAATATAACTGGCGCGGGGACTGAAATCGTTGATCAGTTAACTGCTGTTTGGAATGGTTTCAAAGCTACTATTGATCAAACCGAAAGTTATGTTGATAAATTGGCAGCAGTTGCTGATAGTAGTGCATCGAATTTAAGTGAATTGGCAACAGGTATGTCAAAAGTTGCGTCCGTTGCTAATAACGTTGGAGTAGATATAGACTCTTTAACGGCACAATTAGCTACAATTATTGCAACAACACGTCAAGCGCCAGAAACAGTTGGTAATGCTTTAAAAACTATTTATGCTCGTATTAATGATATTAAAACAGGATCTGATGAAGCTGAAATTTCTCTGGGTAACTATACTGGGAAAATGGCTGAATTAGGTTTTAGTGTTTTAGATGCAGATGGTAGATTAAAAGATACTGGAGACACAATTACTGAAATTGGTGAACGCTGGGCGAGTTTATCAAAGGAACAACAGATTTATTTAGCGCAGACCATGGCTGGTCAGCGCCAGATGAATAATTTAATTTCTTTGTTTGATAACTGGGAGAAATATAGTGAAATGCTTAATGTTTCTCTTGGCGCGCAAGGAACATTAAATGAGAAAAATGCTCGATATATGGACAGTTTAGCGGCTCATATCAATACTTTTAGAACTGCTGTTGAAGGTATGCAGGATGCATTAATCAATGAAGATACAATCATGGGTATGTATGATGCAGGTACTAAATTGGTTAATGTTGTACAAAATATTATTACTGGTATGGGCGGTATGCGTGGGATGCTCTTAGGTTTAGGAGCACTTGGCGCAACTGTATTTAAAGATCAAATAGCTAATTCCATTACTACTGCTATAAATAATGTGAATGTTTATAGACAAAATTTAGAGGAGACTAAAAATTTACAAGAAACATTACAATTATTTGATGTTAGTGTATCACAATATCAAGCAGGTGAGTTAGCTCCTAATTTTGAAGCGGCCATTCAAGGAGTCCGCCAATTAAGAGAAGAATTTGCTTCATACGGCGATGTTGCTTCTCAAGCACAGAAGGAAGCTTTAAATGGATTATTGCAATCTAAAGCAGAAATTTCTAGTGAAGTTCTTGCTTTTGATGAATTAACTACTAGCGCTACAGAATTTGGCAATGCTATTGCTAGATTAAGAACATCTCGTGGAGATGCTCAGGGATTTTTTGATAAAGACAGTATTTTTTCAAGTGATATAACGTCAGGAAATATAACACTTTTAAAAGGCGCCACTGAAGAAATTCAACGTTTGATTGAAAATACTCGGTATGGTAAAGAAGAGGTTGTTGAATTATTAGAATCTCTTAGTAATACTCAGACGGCAATAACAGCGCAAGAAAATATTAGAAGAGAAATTCAACAACAAGCGGTACAAGTTGCTGAATTAGAAGAAGCTTATAGGAAAGCACAAGAAGCACAGGCGGCGGCAACTGATCGAGCGAAAATTGCAGGGCGTGGAACTACTCCTGGAGGTAAGACCTATCCAAAGTATTTAGAGGAAGCTACTCAAGAAGCAGAAAAAGCAAAGCAAGCGTATGAAAGTGCTCAAGCAGCCTTAGAAGCTTTGAAAGCATCTTATGCCGACTCTCAAGATACTATAGAGGCTTTTGCCTTAGCAGTAGAGCAAGATGGCATTAGTGTTAACTTATTTGGTGCTAACACTGAAAAAGTGGCTCAAGCTTTACAGACACTGCGAGATCCTACAAAAGATAACACTAATGCTTTTAGAGTATTAAAGCAGGTATTTGAAGAAACCGGAGATGGAGCTTCTGCTTTATTAGCTAAATTAGAAAATTTAGAAAATCATGTAAATGAGCATACTTCAAAAGTCGATACATTTACTAATTCGTGGGAGCGTCTTAAGACTACAATGGCAGACGCTCAAATTGCTAAAAGTGTATCTGAATTATTGCGGGGAGTTACTTCTACTGCAATGGGTATTAATTCTCTTAATTCTGCTTTAAAAACGTATAAGAGTATGCAAGAAGGTACGACTTCTGCAATGGATGGTTGGTTAAGTATTATTACATCGGTTAGTTTTGGTCTACCAATGGTTATTTCTGGCGTTGGTAAATTAGGCGACAGTTTTAAAGTTTTAACCGGATGGGTAATGGGTAATTTGCCAGCTATTGGAGCTTTCGTTGCAGAGTTTGGTCCAATGATTTTAGCTGTAGGAGCAGCAGTAGCGGCAGTAACTCTCTTTTATCAAGCTGTAACGTCTCAAGAAAGAGCATTAAAAAACGCACAAACTCAAGTAGATAAAAGTAGCAAAGCCTATGCAGAAGCTAAGAAGGCATATGAGGATTTAAAGCAAAGTATTACTGATTATCAAGATGCGCGTGCGGCTATTGAAGATATGACTACTGGCACTGAGGCATGGCGAGACGCAATTACTGAAGCAAATGAGCAAGTTTTACAATTATTAACTAATTACCCAGAATTAGCAAAGTATGTTAAACAAACTAGTGAAGGTTTAGTAATTAGTCAAGAAGGAATGGATTATTTACATAGCACTTCGCAACAGCAAGTTCGAGATGCTCAAACGACTAGTATTGCTGCACAAATGCGGTTAGATGTTTTAAATGTTAAAGATCAAGCAGAGTTGCGCGATGCGTTAGAGGCTAATTTTATTCAGCCTTTACAAGATCTAATTGGTCGAGATATTGGACCTGAGTATAGAAATGCTTTAATTAATTTATTCCAAGAGTTTTCTAAAGAACAAAAAGATGCTGTACAAAGTTATATTAACAGTAATGATGTTAATGGTTTAGCAAATTATTTAGAAAGTTTATATAACGCGGATTCAGAAAATGGAGTTTTTGCGGCGTCTAAAATATTAACAATGGATTTTGAGTTAACTGCTCAAGATATTTTAGCGGCTGGGGAAGCGTTAAATGAATTTGATAATAATTTAAGAAATACTACAGATAATTATACATCTATTTTACGAACCCGTGGACAAGAAATAGCTAGAATTTGGGTTGATAGTTTTAGTGAAGCAACCACTAAATCTATTAGTGATCGCTCTGTTTATCAAGCGGCTTTAGGTAATAAAATTGCTGCTACAGGTGGTGATATAGATAAGCTTCAAGAGGTTTATCAAGGAGTTATACCTTTAATAGAACAAATAAATCAAATAATCGAAGTATTTGGAGATACTAAATTAGCACAAGGTGTTAGTAATTTATTTGGTGGTCAAGCAAATATTGATGATTTCTTAGATTTCTCTGTTTCTGAATTTGATCAAATTATAAGCGGTCTTTCTGTGCAAGGAGAAGAGTTTATTCAATCACTTGGTTTTGAAACCAAGGAAATTATGGATGAAGCTTTATCTGAAGTACGTGAATTAATTACCATAAATCAAGATAGAATTGTTGGGCTCCTTCCTGAAGCAATTCAACAAATCTTTAAAAATAATTTAAATTTAGAAGATTTAAGCTTAGATCAAACCCAAAATATTGGTAACGTTTTACAATATTATTGGAAAAATTTAGGTTTAGATGCTCTTGATGATGTAATTGCTGATTTAAATAGTGCTGATAGTTCTCAATGGATTGAAACTTTATCTGGGATTGGGCAGTTTTTTAAAGATGGTGAAGTTACTGATTTAACTGCCTTAACAAAATATTTGCAAGAGACTACTGATAATGCGGCCGCTCAATTAGAAAAGTTAGGATTGGGTGCAAATGATTTAACTCCTTCTTTAATGAGTTTAGCAGGAAGTTTTACAGAAGCAAAGAAAGTTGCTGATAAGCTTAATTTTACAGATATTATTGACGATGAAGATGATATATCTGCTTTAATGGGTGTTTTAGGCGATCAATTTGATGATTTCTTTGCTACAACTGCGGGCGGTGCTAAACAACTGGTTAAGTCTGGAGAAGAATTACGTCAAAAAATTGATGAAATTCAACTCGAAAAATTATCTAATGGGATCGAGCAGATTAAACAAGAGCAAGAACAGTTAGATCAAATTTTGAAGATAGGGTCACATCCAACTTCTATTCAAGATCAAGCTAGATTATTGACTGCATTACGCGAGCGCGGATTGGCGCAAGGAGCTGCTGCAGAACAAGGTAATATAAATACTTGGTTAGATACTTTCTCTCGTACTAAAATGAAGGCCGCGGTTGAAGAAAATCAAGCTGGTTTTGAAGCCCTCAAAGGAGAGTATGAGGCTTTAACTAAAGATGCTCAAGATTTAGAACAAGCTATTAAATTACTTCAGTTAGCTTTAGATGAAGATGTTGATGCTAGTAAATGGGAGGCTTTAACTACCTATTTACGTGATATGAAAGAGCAGTTTGAAGATGATCAAATGAATGCCGCCTTAGCATCAGAAGCTATTTTAAGATTCGCAGCCGCCGCAGAACAAGTTGGTGAGAATTATGCTGATTGGGAAAAAGCATTAACAGATTCTAGTTCTACTCTTGATAAAGTAGAAGCAGTTGAAGAATTACGCAATGTTTATATGGATTTATTAAATATAGATGATGCGAATGCTTTAGATTGGGGTTTCTTAGCTAGTCCTACAAATTTAGAATTACTTCAAAGTGCTATTGAAGGCGATGAAGATGCGTTTAATCAATTAGCAGCTTCTGCGGGTGAAGCTTATGAACCAATTGAGAATTTATATCAATTATTACTTGAAATTCTTGGTTTGGGTAGTGGTAGTTCTAATGTCGATAAAATATTTGAATCTTATAGGAATGTTGCATCTATTAGTAATGGGTTAAGCTATGGCAAATCAATTTCAGATCAACAATATAATGATTTAATTAAATTTAATAAAGATTTTGAGGAATTCTTTACTATTGGTTCTGATGGATTGCATATGTTCATTGGAGATGCTGAAGATTTAGCTAAAGCATTAAATCAAGTCCATTTAGATAATTTACAGCAAGCTATAGAGCAATTAGACCAAGCGCAAGAGAATTTACGTTTAACTTCAAGATATCTTAAAAGTCATCCTGATGCAGAAAGCTTTGTTCAGGGAAAGGGTAATATAGATTGGAGTAATAAGTCTACTCGTGAGCGTGAATATATTGCCCAAGGCCAAGCAAATATATTAAAAGATCTTGTTAATAGGGGAGTACAATTAAATGGATTTGATAAAGAAGCCCAAGAACGTCTTACCTATTGGCGGGAACATAGAAAAGGATTTTCTGTTGAGCAGGATGCAGAGATGTTTGAATGGATTAATCAAATTATTCAAGAGAATATCGATTTATTTGAAGCAGATGAAGATGCCGTAACGCGAGCAGAAGAAGCATATGATAAATTAACTTCCGCAATGAAAAGTATGCAGCAAGCGCAGTTAGATTCTGATATTGATCAGCAGCGGATGCAAGCAGTAAGTAAGTATTTACAAGAAACTTTGCAAATTCCTGGAGCACAGGCAGACAAAGATGCAGCTGCAATGTTACGTTTTGCAGATGCTATTGATACTATAAAAGATAAAACAGATGATTGGAATGAATCTTCTAAGAAAGGTTTAGATACTCAATTACAAACTGTTGATGAAATTACTGAAACTTTAGCAGATTTATATAACGTAGATGAAGATGTTATTAATTTACAAGGTTTAAATCAAGAAAATATTATAGAATTAATGCAAGAAGCAGCAAAAGGTAATAAAGATGCTTATGAAATATTAATGCAAGCATTAGGATTAGAAGCTACGCATACGTGGGAGGAAATTTCTCAAGCGACAGATTTCTTAATTAATGCAGCGAACCGTTTAGAAGCAGCATTCGTTAGTTATGCCTCTGCTCAAAGCGTAGTTGGAAATCTTCAAGAAGGTAGTTCGATTTCTGCTCCGCAATATAAATCTTTAGAAGATTTTGGTATAAATGGAGAAGATTATTTTACTAAAGCGGCAGATGGAAGTTATAAAATAATTGATGAAAAAATTTCAGAATTACAAAAATTAGTTGATAGTATCCAATTACAAACTTTAAATACTGAACTTGAACGACTTGCTGAAGCGGGGGCGGAGGCCGCTGCAGGGTTGGCGCCACTAGAAGATATAATTCGTAAGATTCAATCTGGAGAGAGTTTGTCAGTTGATGATCAACGGTTAGCATTATCTGAAATGCAAGCTAGTGGAAGCACATTGAATGATGCTTCTGGGAATGCAATTTTAAATTCTGAAGATTTAGATTTGTCAGCTTTAAGTGATGAAGACATTCATCAGATGTTTGGTCAGAATTTAGATAATTTAATTAATTATATTAATGATTTATCTACTTCTGCAAAAAAAGCTAAAGAAGATACTGAGGAATTAGATGAAGCTATCAGCGCTCTTCAAGAAAAAATGGATCGAGATGCCTTAGATGCTGATGTAGACGCTGATACTTGGGATAATTTAGCAGATCATTTACAGTCAGTAGCAGGCGTTTCTGATGAATTAGATGATAGTCTTGAATCTAATAGACGCGCCGCCCAAAATATTGCAGAAGCGATTTTACGTTTTGATGATGCTATTGTTGATGTCACTAAAAACTATGATAAATGGGTTGATGTTTTAAAATATGGCTCGGATCAAGAGTATGCGGAAATAGCTACTGAATTAAAGGATGCTTACGCGGATTTATTAGATCTTGATTGGGACGACTTTTCTGATAGTTTCCTATCTTCTACAGAAAATTTAAAACGGTTAAATGATGTTGCCACAGGAGCCGAAAATGCTAAAGAAGCATATGAAGAGTTAATGGCAGCTGCACATGAAGAAGTTTTAATGTCTGTTGGCATTGATGTAGCTGATTGGGATGCTCAGGTCTATGATTTATTAAATCAATATTACAATTTACAATCTTTAGACGATATCCAAGTTGGTGCTGAGTTAAATGATGAAGGCTTTTTAGCTGCTTTAACGGAAATGGTTAATGCGGCTGGTATGTCTGCAGAGCAGGCTCAAGCAGCTTTAGCTACTATGGGTATTGATGCTGATGTAGAATATGTTCCAGAAACAAAGCAAGTCACACAGACTTATACTGATTTTATTGTTACTCCTCAACCAGTGCCTATTACTTATGTTGATCCTGCAACCGGTGTTCCAACTCAAGGTGAGACTAGTAGTTTAATTACAGAAGCAGTGCCTAAAACTACCACAGAAGAACGTTCAACAGGGGCATTTACTTTACAAGTAACTTCTGCAAATAAATCTTCTGGTGGAGATTATAAATTTAATGAATCTGCTCATGGTGGTGGATCTGCTAATCCTGGTCGTAGTAAAGGCGGCGGCGGTGGAGGCGGCGGTAGCCAAAAGCCTAAGAAGCCAATGAAGCCTTTTAAAGCTAAGATTGATCCTTACCACGATGTTAATATTAAGATTGGTGACGTTGAAGAAGGTCTTGAACGTTTAGAGAAACAACGTGATAAATTAATTGGCAAAGATGCAGTTAAAAATTTAACTGAGCAAATTAATTTAATGGAACGTCAAAAAGAACTTCTGCAAGAAAAAGCTGATATAGCCAAAGAAGAAGCAAGCAGGTTGCAAGGTGAGCTTGGAGCATTAGGTGCTATCTTTGAAAAGAATGGCGATATTGCAAATTATAAGCAGCTTTTACTTGATAAACAAAACCAAATTAACAATGCAATTTCAGTGGCTAATGGCCTTGAAGGTGACTATAGAGATGCTTATGAAGATTATATTAGTGATCTTAAAGATGAATATAGTGAACTTGAAGATAAGATTAGTGAGTATGATGAAACAATTCAGTTGCTTGATGATCTAGATCTTGAATATAGAGATATTATTAATAAGCAAATTGAACTTGCAATAGAAGCATTTAATGTTGAAATTGAAGTTAAATTAAATGTTAAAGATGCTATTAAAGATTTTAATGACTTTAGGAAACGTATTATTGATGGTGTAAAAGAAGATGATTATGCGGGTCAAGCGGCCGCCGCAATGAATAACTATGGTACTTATTATTACCAAGATGATCAAGGTAATACTCGTGGACTTATTGGTGATTTGTATGAACACACTAGACAAATTGTTCAAGAGTCAAGTATCATTATGAATGGTGGTTTCTCTAACATCTATGGTGATAATTTAGCAGCCGCCGCAGATGATTTAAAGAAATATAATGATGAACTTATGGAAGCTCTTGAAGATGTTCAAGATATTGTTGATGAAGTTCATGATAATCTTCTTGAAGCTATTGATGCTATGCAAGATGCTTTTGATACTCAGCAAGAAGCTTTTGATAAATTAGATAATTTACTTACCCATGATATGGAATTGCTTCAGTTAATTCATGGGGAAGAGAATTTTGATGAAATGAATACGTTGTGGCAACAACAAGTTCAGCAAGATGAAAAGCGGCTGCGGGCGCTGCAAGAGCAACAAGAATATTGGCATCAAAAAGTCAAAGAGTATGAAAAAGGTACTGACGAATGGAAGAAAGCTATGGAAAATTGGCAGTCAGCCTTCGAGAGTACCAATGAAGCCATGATTGATGCCGTAAAGAACCTTCAATCTCAATGGGAAAATAGTATAAGCGGGGTTATGAATCAGTTAAGGAACCAAACCTTCGGTGGAAATATGAACGCCGCGCTAGAAGATTGGGATAAGATGGTTTGGCATAGTGATAGATATTTAGATAGTATTGAGCGCGCAAGCGGATTACTTGAATTACAAACTAAATATCGAGATGCTATTAATAATACTACTGATACTACTGTTCAAGAGAAATTAGCTCAATTAGAAGAACAACAGTTAGATACTTTAGCTAATAAAGAGCATTTAAGAGAAGTTGATTTAAAGGTTGCTGAACAACAATTAGCAGTCATTCAAGCGCAATTAGCTTTAGAAGATGCACAGCAAGCTAAAACTAGATTACGGCTGCGTAGAGATAGTCAAGGTAATTACAATTATCAGTACGTTGCTGATGATGATGCTATTGAAGAAAAGACTAATGAATATATTAGAGCGTTAAATGATTATAGAGCATTAACTCAAGATACTTTAAGATCTGATTTGGAAGCTATTAGAGATTATACTTTGGATTATTACGATGCACTTGAGGAAGCTCAAATGGCATACGGTGATAATACTGAAGCTTTAATGGCGGAAGAAGAAAGATTATACCAAATGTATTTTGGTGAAGATGGTTATATTACTAATTTACATACAGATGCAATTTCTAGTATGTCTGATGCTCAAGAAGCTATGTTTATTAATCTTTATGGATTAAATCAAGTTCTTGAAGAGGATTTATTTGAAAAATTCTTAGGGCCAGATTCTAATATGGTTACTGCTGTTGAAGGATTACTTGACGCGGGCGGTACAATACCTAGCTTAATTGATGCATTTATAAATGGATCCGCGCAAACAGCATTTGATAATATTGAAGCGATGTCTCGTGGGGCATTTGATGAAATGACAATTAATGCTTATGATGCTTTTGGTGTTATAGGCGATGAAGCTGTTGCGTTGGCAGATTTGATTCTTGACTGCATTAAAGGGCCAGAAGGTATGTTACCAGAGTGGCAGTCAGCATTATGGCAAATAGTTGAAACTTATAATACTGAATTTGTTCCAAGAATTATTGATGCAGTTAATGAATTGCAATATGCTAACCAGGCTTATGTTGATGGTTTAGCTATTGTACAGACTGCCGCCAAGAGAACTACAGAGCAAATTGCTTTAGGTTTATGGGCTGATGCAGAATATACTAATGCGTTAACTAGCACTACTAATGAATTGATCGCCGCACAAAAAGCGGAGGTTGAAGCATGTGAAGCAGTTTATAATGCTTTGATGAAGAATCAAGCAATGTTTAAAGCTCATTCTATTGCAGCAACTGAAGCAGCTAATGCAAACTTCTTGTATTGGGTTTCAATGCAGGGCGGCGTTAGCACAGGTGTTCCATATAGCATAGATGGAATTAGCGGAGACTTTAGTTCCACAGTTCCTTCTATTGTATATCCTCAAGCGGCACCCGCTCCTTCCTACACCGATTCAGGTGGAGGCGGCGGCGGAGGAGGAGACTCCGGTGGTGGTGGAGGCGGAGGTTCTGCTCCTGCTAAAACAACCACTGTAAGACGTGGTGGCGGATGTTTTGCTCCAGGTACTCAAATTTTAATGAGTGATTATACTACTAAGAGTATTGAAGATGTTTGTCCGGGTGATATGGTTATTGCTTATGATGAAGAAACTGGTAAGTGTGTACCTAAAGCAGTTTTAGGTATATTTACTCGTCGTGAAGTTAAAACTATTGTTACATTGCATTTTAGTAATGGTCAAATGCTTGAAATGACTCCTGGTCATCCAATTTATACAACTGACGGATGGAAATCATTAGACTTGTTCTATTCTTTATTAGAACATTTTATGTTGGTTAAATTATTAGAGGTTGGTAATGAAGTAATTGGCATTGCTCAAAATGCAACTTTAGAATATTTTGATTGTAGTGAACCAGATATAGAAATGCCAGTATATACTCTTTCTATTGAAGATTGTCCTACATTTATAGCTAATGGTTTTATTGTTCATAACGCTTATGCGACAGTGGCTAAAATGGCTACTGGTGGTTATACCGGTGAATGGTGGACAGATGAACCTAAAGTTGCTTTACTCCATGAAAAAGAATTAGTCCTTAATAAAGATGATACTGAGAATATGCTTAATGCAGTAAATATTGTAAGAACAATAGCTGATAGAATTCAAGCAGTTAATACAATGGCATTAAGTAATCTTGCTTCTGGAGGAGCGTTAGACGTGGCGGGCGCTGCAGGAAATACTGTATTGCAAGATGTTATTATCAATGCAGATTTCCCAGGTGTAGAGGATGCCGCACAAATAAAACAAGCCTTTAATGAATTAATTAATTTAGCAAGCCAAGAAGCTTCATTAAATAGAAGGGCTTATTAAATAATTAGGGAGAGTTAATTACTCTCCCTATTTTTTTATTGGGTAGAAGTATATAAGGATATTTTAAGAAATTTTAAAATTAAGTAGATAAAATTGGAGATAAAAGGAGTGAGACGATATTGAATGTTGCTGAGAATATTATTAATGCAGTAAATATTCTGATTGATAGTAAAACTTCTAAATTGCAATATAATAAAACAATTAGAGGCCAAATCGCAGAAGTATTAGATGCAAGTATCGGGCAATATAAAATCAAATATCAGAATAGTTATTTTACGGCGTATTCAATGGACTCTAACGCGAATTATCAAAAAGGGTCTGATGTTTATGTTGAAATTTTATCTAGCGATTTTGAAAAAAATGCTCTGATAGTAGGTACCGTTACAAGGTTAGGTACTCATTATCTTTCAGCTATAGATCAAATTAATAATTTTAACGAAGTAGGAATTAATACAGTTGATTCTGAAAATGTTTTTAATTTTTGTTCTTATAATGGAATTCAAGAGCAAGTTATTTGGCAAGAAAATGCAATTAATCAATATTTAGCAGCGTATTTGGAAAATAATAGTGCTACTAATAGAAATTTATTAATTAAACAATTAACTAATGGTGCAACCGTTAATTATAATGGATTTAAATTAGATAAACAAGCTGTGTCAGAGTATGCGGCCGCCGCAGATACGATTGAGATTGGCGCGCATTTACAAACCCATCTAGAATCGGAACAGCGAGTAGGCAGTGGTAATTATGGTTTAAAAGTTTATACCATGTATTATGATGCTGCTTATCCTAATAAAGCTGATTGTGAATTATTACAAAAGGTTTATATTTTTGATATAAATGATATGACAGGCCAGCCTTATAAATATGATGCTGGTTCTGATCAGTATGGCATTTATTCTATCGATTCTGAAAATTTAATTGGTATTACAAAAATTGTTGGATTTTGTAATAATTTTCCTGTAACAGAAACAGGCCATGAGAATGATATTAGTATTTCTGATGTTAAGGTGCAATTTTTAGAAGTGCTTTCAGAAGAAGAGTTAACTTCAAGTTCATTAAGAATAACGACTCCATATGGTAGTTATTTTCCGCAGGGCGCAGATAGCTCTATCACTAAAACGCTTCATGCTGTATTAAAAATCAAAGGGAAAAAAGTTAATTATAATTCACAACACGTAGATTTTTATTGGTTTAAGAGGAATTTATCTGTTTTTTCTGGAGATAAATTATTTTCTCCTTATGGTGGAAATGGTTGGGAATGTTTAAATACAGTTAAAACCAACATTGATGGTAGCGCATTAAGTTATACTGATTTTATTCCTGCGGGGGCTGATTTTGTTGTTAAGCAAAGCCTTTGTCCATGTGAGAAAACAACTTTTAAATGTGTAGCAGTATTTAGTGATGCAGGTGTGTCTGTTTCTTTAAACAGTACAATAATAATTAAAAATTATACAAAAAATTATGATGTGTATCTTACTTCTTCTATGGGTACGCAATTCAATTTTAATAGTGGTAAAACTACTTTAACTGCAACTGGTTTTAATAAAGTAAGTAGCGTTAATTATATTTATTACTGGACTAAGAGTATTGATGGTGGGACTCCAGAATATGTAAGTGACAATATGCCTATTACAGAGGATCATATTCAAGTTGAAATTAATGATCCTGATTCTGAATTTGTACAATATGAGTGTTCTGTTTTTGCTAATGGATCTCTTTTAGGGACCGCCGCCATAACACTTTTAAATGGTAGTAATCCATATGGACATACGTTGGTTATTAGAGATGGCACCCAATTATTTAAATATGATGGGTACGGGATTTCTCCAACTTCTAACTCTCTTGCAAAAATTGATAGAATGGTTATTCCTGTTCTTACTTTTGATATCTATGATTCATATGGTAATTTAATAGATATTAGTAATGATGAAAAGCCTAGACGTATGGCTATTAAATGGGTTTGGCCTACAGCAACCGCCGCCACTAAAGATCAGACAATGCTTACTACTACTGAAACATTGAGATTAATTACAGTTCCAGATATTGCAAATGATACAACTAAAACTCAATATGTAGTACAACAGCAATCTACATTTAGTTATGGTATTTTAGATAGATATAATGCGGTTTATGCAAATACAGATATTTCAAGGAATAATATTATCCTTGAAGTAGATTTTGAAGGAGAACATTTAGTTGCTTCAACTAATTTTACTTTCACTAAAGAAGGTGAATTAGGTACTAATGGTACAAAATATACAGCAAGAATTGTTCCTGTTGGAAATACTGAAGGATATTTTATTTTAGGTACTGGTACTAATGCTCAATTATATTCTATTAATGCGGGGTATAAAGGTGTAACTAGGAAACTTGCGGCAGGAGCTCAGGCAACAATTGCTAGCTTGTTTACTGCGCAGCTCTGGAATGGAGATAATACTAATGTAACAGCGACTAATATAAAGTGGTCACTTGCTTCATCTACAACTCGCGCCTCCGGTAAACTACCCCTCTTGACAATTAATGGAAGTTATGTTAAAATGAACTCAACAAGTGGGTCAAGAGCATTAAGCACTATATTACAAGCAGCTATTACTTATAGACCTACTGGTAGTGAGCGAGAATTAGTAATTTATGCTACTTATGCAATTCCTTGTGTATCAGCTACATTTACCTATGGTGGAAATACTTGTTATCCTTGGTTAAGAGATGGATATCAAGAAGTTATGTATGAAAGTGATGGTACAAGAGGTAGATTCAATCCATTGCCTTTCTTAACTTGTATGATTACACCTAACGGGCTTGTAGATGTGAATTATACTTCAGCGAATGCGGCCAGCGGGAAAATTACATCGACTTGGAATATTCAAGGTTCATATAATTATCCTAATGAGTTTAAAGTAGAGCCGCCCGCAAACTTTATAGGTGAAACAGTTAATCATTATATTACCTATAATTACAGCACATCATCTGCTTTATATTATCCTGTGCAACTATATCTTAATAGATATGGTATGTCTGCTATGAATGACTGGGATGGTTCTAGCATTCAAATTAATAATGAAGGTGGATATATCCTGTCCCCGCAGGTTGGCGCAGGACGTAAAGAGACTGATAATACTTTTACTGGTATTACTATTGGTGAGGTTTTCCAAGACCAGAACAACAAAGAAATTGGTATGTTTGGTTATTATCATGGATCTAGGAGTTTGTTCTTAGACGCGGAAACTGGTGATGCAGAATTTGGTGTTTCTGGCAAAGGACAGATCAAGATTCATGCTAGCGATGGTGAAGGCACCATTGATTCCGGTGACTATGTTTATAATCATGATAAAGATAGTTCTGGGAATTATATCGGTAAAGGTTTAAAGATAAAATTTACTAGTACAGGTACTGGTAATGAAAAAGGCCCATATATTAGATATGGTTCTGGTAACTTTTCTGTTGATGCAAATGGTTATTTAACAGCAAAAGGTGGAGGCAATATTGCTGGTTGGGAAATTGATGATGAGAATTTTTATAGTACAAATGGTAAAATGTATCTTAATTCATCAACTCCTAAAATTTATGCACAAACAAGTGCTTCCGCAAAACATAATACATTAACATCGACGAATCCAGGATTTTATCTTGATGATACTGGGATGTCTATTGGTAGTATATTTAGAGTTAATAGTACAAATGATGGTAGTTTATTATTAGGTAGATTAACTAGCGGTAATAAATATTGGACTATTAATGCTAACTCAAGCGGAGATTCATATATTGCTTATAATACTAATAAATCAGTTCCATCTATTACAGGACCTACAACTAATATCCAAGGAACTGCTAATTCAGTATTTTTAGGGACTAGTGGAATTAGATTAGGAACTAAATTTGCTGTTGATGCAGATGGTAATGGTTTATTTAATAATTTATATGCCAATGGCACAGGTCAAATCGCAGGGTGGAAGATTTCTAGCACCAGTTTGACAAGTGCTGATGATAAGACATATTTAGCATCATCTGGGGATATTAGATTTAATGTAAATAATAAATTTTATGTTAATGCAGATGGTAGTTTTTCTGCTGCGAATAGTAATTTTACTGTTGATTCTAGCGGTAAAATAATGTCTCGATCTGGAACTATTGGTGGATTTAATATTGCACAGCATAAATTATATGCTACAAGTGGTAATTTAACTCTTAATGATGAAGGTTCTATTTATGGTCCAGCGGTTGGGGCTGATTATGCTTGGAAAATTGTGCCATCAGGTCGCGCGCATTTTACAGATATTGTTATTAATAATACAGCAAATCAATCAGTTGAAAATAAATTTACTTGGACAAATAGTTCTGGACAGAATATATTTAGGTTAACAGATAGTGGTAGCCAAATTGGTGGTTGGAGTATTTCTGGTAACCAATTAAGTTCTGGTATTGTTAGTTTTAATAGTAGCGGTGCATTAACTGGTGGAGCTGTTTTATCTGTTGGACAAGCATTTGCTTTATATGGCAATGGTAATTTAAGTTCCGCGGGCAGTGCTTCATTTAGCGGTAATTTAAGTGCAAGCGGTACTGGTAATATTGGTGGGTGTACATTTGGCGGGGGCCAATTTAATTGTCCAAGTGGTGTTTTATATTTTGGTGGGCAGATGGTCACATTAAGTAATACTGCGTTTTTAACGTCAGTAAGCCCAGAAATACATGTTAATATTGAACAACCAAAGTTTACATTTACACCTGCAGGGAATATCTCCGGTTCTGCTAGTGGGTCTATTTCTCTTGGATGTAGTGGTTCTATTAGTGGAAGTGCTGGAGATGCAGCTGTAGAAGGTACTTTTTCAGGTACTGCAAGTGGATATGTATCATTACCAATTTCCGCTAGTTTTACGGGTACTGAGCAAATAGTTACAGCGGATAAAAATTTTGTTTATAGTATTAAAGACCTTGGTGGTATTCAATATACGCATTTAATTCAAGCCATGCGGACTGGCAGCGATGTTACATCTCAAGTGCCAATTCATTGGAATGGTGGAGGCGGATAATTTATTTTATATGGAATATAATAACTTTATTTTAAATCAATTAGAATTACAAATTAAACAAACTATTATGGAATATAATTTACCAGTTGGCACAGTTTGTTTATTGTTAAAAGATATAGCTCATGAAGTTGAGTATTTATATGAACAGCAGATTCAGCGTGAGCAAGCTGCATATTTAGAAGAGCATAAGGATGATATACAACAAAATAATGATGTAACTTCCACAGTGCAAGAAGTACAAACACCAATGCAAGGAAGAGTTATTATTGATAATATAAAACCTGAAGAGGTTGAATTACATTATACTGATCCAGAATTAGCAGATAAGAAGATAGATGCTAAATTAGATGAGTTTAAAATAAAACAAGTAGATATTGGACAGGAGTAACACATCTTTTAACGGATCTTTTTAAACATATTAGTAAGGATTTACAGAAGAAGGAGGAGTTAAATGGTTGAATTACTATCTAAATACTCTGTAAATGAAATTCTTATTTTTATGGTTTTACTTGCAGTTGCTTTTAAAACGGTTTCTTCTTTTTTGGATTGGGCAAGAGAGAAACGTAGAACTTTGACAATTAAAGAAATGAAGCCTGAAGAGCTTAGTAAAAGCATTGAAAAAGAAATTCAAAGACGAGAAGAGCAATTACAAGAATTAGAAATAAAACGTGAAAAGGATGCCGCAGAGTTGCGGAATCAAATTAAAGAAGTTGCACAACATGTTGATAATGTTACAACTAAAATAGATTTATTAATTGAATCTGATAAAGATGATATTAAAGCGTTTATTACAAGAGAGTATCATTATTTCTGTGAGCAAAAAGGTTGGATTGATGATTATAGCTTAGATTGTATTGAAAAACGCTATGATCATTATGTAGAAGAGAAAGGGAATAGTTTTATTAGTGGGTTAATGGAAAAAATTAGAAATTTACCACATACCCCACCAGATTAAAATTGGGCGCGGGGCTAGTTATCTAGTCCCCGCGCAGAGATAAAAGGAGGAAGAAATGGCAGCTTCAAATAGATTATATCCACCAGTTCTGGATTATGCCATGCCAGCTTTTGCCTTAGAAAATTTAGAAACAACTGGTGTTAGAATATATTTTTCAATTCCAGTTTATAACTCCGTGGGAGATATAGGATCAGTTCATGTAACGGTACGTTATTTAGACAGTAATGCAAATGCATTAGCTGGATCATATCCTGCAAAAATTAAAGTTTGTCAAATGAATTCAGTAACTTTAGATGAAGATCCTATAAGATTTGCACGAAATGACAAATATTATATTACTTTATTTAACTCAGATTTAGCAAAAGGCTTTGAAACAGGTACTGTTTATAAAATTCAGTTACGTTTTAGTGCTTTAGCTTATACCGCAGGCGGTGGTTCGCCCAGCGCATCGTGGTTTAATGAGTATTATGCTAGTTTTTCTGAATGGTCTACAGTAAGTTTAATTCGTCCTATCCAGAAACCAGAATACACAGTTTTAGGACTGGAGGATGCCGCCACAGGTTCCGCCGTTTCATATACTTCTGTTGATTCTGTTTTTACTGTTACTTATTCTCAAAAAGATCAATCTGAACCGTTAAAATCTTGGCGTGCTAGATTATATGATGAAAATAAAGCTCATTTGTTAGCAGATAGTAGCTGGCATACTTATAATAATTATAATTATCTCCCAGTGGATGAGCAAGGGATTGTAGCTTTTGATGCTATTTTACCTTATGAAATGTCAGCTAATCATATGTACGTTTTAGTTTTAGATATTGAAACTAGAAATGGATATACATCTACTACAGATTTTCCATTTACTTGTGTTCAAGCTACAACAGATTTTTTTGATGGTTCTGTAAGTTTTGATATTAATGAAGAAGAAGGTTATGCAACAATACATGTAGCTTCTAATTCTTCATTAAGTAATAATGTAGTTGTCAGACGCACTTCTTCAAGAAGTAACTTCACTGTTTGGGAAGATATTTCAGTAAAAACTGTTATTAATGATGTATTAAATTGGGATTTTAAAGATTTTACAATAGAATCTGGAGTATGGTACAGATATGGTGTCCAGATTCGAGATGTGCGTGGCCGCCGCGGGCCTTTATCAGTTTTAACAGATATGAAAATGGGTGAGTTTGAACATGCATTTTTATTAGGCGAAGGTGGAGTTCAATTAAAACTTAAATATGATTTTAATATTTCAACTGCAAATATTACGGTTTCAGAAAATAAAACTGATACAATTGGTTCTAAATATCCTTTTGTTCGTAGAAATGGCAACATGTATTATAGAACATTTCAATGTTCAGGTCTTATTACTGGATATATGGATATGGAAGAACATTTATTTACAACCAACGATGAGATTTTAGATCAAAATACTGCTCGATATAAAGCGATTCGAGATCAAGTCAATGAAGTTGTAAATCAATACGATTATACTTATGAGCGTGAATTTAGACGAATTGTACAAGATTTTTTATATGATAATAAAGTAAAATTATTTAAATCTTTACAAGAAGGTAATATTTTAGTTAAATTACTAAATATTTCTTTAACCCCTAAAAACAATTTAGGAAGGTTACTTTATTCATTTACTGCTCAGGCAATAGAAATCGGCGAACCAACTATTCAAAACTTCAATGATTATAAATTGCAAGTAGTTGGGGCATACTCTACTTCTATTAATTTTTCACAGAATAGACTAGGGCAAGTTAGTAGTTTTAATTACTTTGATTCTAATGATAAGCCAGTTTATAAAGTAATACCGGCGCGGACTAATTTAATTCAAGAGATTAGTAAAAATTATGGTTGGAATTATAATTTAAATGGTGCATTATCTAGTATTACTCCAAGCAATGGACTAGTTGTTAAAGATTTTCAAGTGACGCATTTAAGAATAGAGTTTGAGTCGCCGCCCTATTTAATTTTAAGGAGCGGAGATTCACTTACACCATTTGATGATTTAAACTATTCTTCTATTGCTAATTCTGGTGATATGAAAGATTTATTACTTGGATGGTTATTATATATAGATGGAGTTACTGTTTTGGTACAGCCACCTAATAATATATATGAATTAAAAGATGATGCTTTAATTTTACACTCTAATAGTGTTATTTATCCATATAAAGATTGTGAAATGAGTGTGTATTATGCCGCTCAAATTAATCAAGAAGTTGATGAATCTAATATTCCAGTCAGTTTAAGTTTAATCACTTCTATTGGACAGCTTTGGAGAATTTTTACACCTGATACTACTCAGGAAAATATTGTTGCTTTATTGAGTAATCAATATACTTATAATGATCGTAATACACGATATACTTTTTCAAGTTTAAATTTTGCAGATATAGAAGCAGATCCAGGAACAATTATATATGCAAGATCTACTGCTACTTCAGAAGATACAAAATTTATAATGAATGAAACTGGCCATTTATTATTAGACCCAGGTCTTTCTGGCGTGAATATAGCATCTCTACATTTTGAAGGTAAAGAATTCGATTTTAGATATGTTTATACTGATAATGGTGGAGAATTTAGTGTAGATAAATTTATTGAGATACACAATAATGGTAATTCTAAGCCAACTCATGCACGAGATTTTGATTATTATATAGATTCTGAATTAGGTTTACAAATGTTTTATCATAGAAAATGGCGGAATGCTGTTAAAATTAATGATTATACCTATGATATTCAATTCCCTGTTGAAGCGATAATTAATTATCAAATTCAACAAACGAAGGGAGTGTATAGTACCTAATGGATGATTTTTTAAAGGATAGAGTTTTTTTAGATGCATTTGATAATTTGCCTGTAAAAAATCAGTTTGTTAAATTAACAGTTCTTTCTTGGAATGAAGAACCTTTAAGTGAAATTCAAGGAAAAGTAGTAAGCGGGAATTTAAATTTAAATGGTTCTTCTTCTTTAAGAAGAACAGCTAATTTGACTATTTTTGCAGAAGAAAAAGAAAATGATTTATCGCAAATAGATACTGATTTATCTATTAATAGGAAAATAAAATTAGAAATTGGTTTTGAAAATACTGTTCCACCTTATATTTATCTTGCTTATAATGAGCAAAGTCAACGATTAGTTGAAAATCAAATTGATTATAGAGATTTATATGGTGATATGATCTGGTTCCCATTGGGAATTTATGTTATATTTGATCCGAATATTTCTCATAGTACAAATGGTGTTTCAATTACTTTGACTTTAAAAGATAAAATGTGTTTATTAAATGGGGATGCAGGTGGAAAATTGCCAGCAAGTACAGAATTTCATTTACGCGAGCAAGAAGATGAAGATGGGATAGTTACCGTGGATGCTCCAATAATTAGACAAATTATTCAAGAGTGTGTACAGCATTTAGGCGGCGAGGATCCCGCTCGTGTGATCATTGCTGATCTAGATGATAGATTGCGGCAGGTTGTTAGGTGGATGTCTGATGACCCATTATATTATGCACAAGCGCCAGTAACTAGCATAGATAATGTAGGCCAATCTAAATATTTTCTAGATTATGACGAAGCTGTCCGATGGGCGGCCGGAGTATCTAGCGCCAATGCGTATGATGATCTTAGCGATAGTGCGAAGAGTGAAGCAGCCGCCGCAGTTACAATTATTTCTTATGGGCAAGAAGCAGGATTTATTATGACTGATTTTATTTACCCAGGAGAATTAATTGGAGACGCAGGAGAAACTATTACTAGTGTTTTAGATAAAATAATTTCCATTTTAGGAAATTATGAATATTTTTATGATGTATATGGTAATTTTAGATTCCAAGAAATAAAGAATTATTTAAATATTACCTATACAACACAAATGTTAAAAAATAAAACTCAATATTCTGATGCAGAGGCTAATTACATTTCGAACATGACCGGCGTCCGCAGCGAGAATGAAATTGATTATAGTGTAGATATTACAGGAAATGAACGTGCAGCATATACCTTTGCAGGTTCTAAATTGATTTCTTCTTTTGCTAACGCGCCAAAATACAGTAATGTAAAAAATGATTTTGTAGTATGGGGAGTTAGAACTGCCGCAGATGGTAGCACTAAAATTCCTATTCGATACCATTTAGCTATTGATAAAAGACCTGAAATGCAATGGGATGAAAGTGCTAGTGAATGGTATTATCAAGATCATGAACATATTACTTTTTATACAGATGAATATGATGTTAAAAGAGCTAAGGTTCATTTATCTACAACAGATGCAAGTTCTGAAGGTGGAGAGACTGTAAGAACTTATGATTGGCGTGAAGAAATGTATTTTCAAGGTATTGAAGCTTCTTCTACTGGTTCAGATTATCCTTATTATTTTACTGAATTAGTGTCAGAGTGGCCTAAGCTTTGGGATTTTGATAATCATAAATTTAAGCAAACAGTTGGTTATAATCCTGCGGGGATTGATTTCTTCTTAGACATATTGGATGAAAATTCAGAAGTGGGTAAATATAGTGTTAATAATATTGGCAGAAGAAGTGAAGTAGTCTCTGATGATAGTATTAACTGTGTATTTGAGCAAGAGGTGCCAGATGTAGTATTTATTTCAACTGCGCAGGGACCAGAGGAAATGGAGTATATTAGAGCTGAATGTGATGCTATTGGTCAAGAGTATATTCAGGTTGATGAGTCTATTTACAATCTTCTTTCTATTGGTGGAAAACAAAATTCGTGCTATCAAAGAGTTTGTGAAATGCTTTATCAATTTACTAATATGAATAATTCTATTACATTGCAGACTATTCCTATTTATTATCTAGAACCAAATACAAGAATTAATGTCCAAGATCCTGCTTCTGGAATTTATGGAGATTTTGTTATTCAAACTATCTCACTTCCTCTAACTGTTGCAGGAAATATGAATATTACTGCAAATAAAGCCTTGCAAAAGATTTAAAGGAGATAAAAGGATATGAGTATAAAAATAGGGCAAATCCGAAAAAATCCTTCCACTCAATATATTAGCACTTTATCTAGCTATAGTTTAGGAACCTTCCAAAGTGCGGGAGCTGGCAGTACAACATTTTCAGATTTTGCTATTAGAGCAAGTTTCCGAGCGGGAACTACATATTATGTAAGAGTTGCTATTAATCGTATTAATATTAATACTATTATGGGAAATTCAACAGGCGCAGGAGATAATGACCCTCATAATCAATATATTGATATTAAGTTATTTGCAGAAGACACTGCGAATTCAGAATACCAACGGATTGGGGAGTCTGTTTTAGTCGAACCTTATTTAAACGAAGATACAGCAAGTTCATTGGAAAATGAATCTGCTTTTATGAATTGGTGTGCTGCTTGCGTAAGAGATAATAATCCTTCCATGAATTTATATCCCGGAGCTAGTATATATTATGCTAATTTAGTAGAAATTTATAATCAGCGAAAAGCAAATTATACTGGATTAGAAACTAATATTACAGAACCAACTAAAGCAATTGAGATTGTATTTACCCCTTATAGGGATGCTCAAGTATTAGTATTTCAATTAAGCCGGGTTGCTTATGACTATAGCTTTACCCCACGAATTGTGTCAATTGATACAACAGCAGGAAATAGAGATATTGCTACAGTTAATAATCTCTTTAATGGGATTATTGGTATGGCTAATAAAATTGGAGTTCAATCTCGACCGGGTGCATTGGTAGTTATTAATCAAACTCCAATGAGATTAGGTAAAAGTGGAATATTGGAGATTAATAATGGTATTCCAATAACCTATTTTGGGATGGTTGCTCCAAGTAACCAAGTTAGTGAATTTCTTGCAGATTATTCTTATACAGCATAAAGGGAGGATTTAAATTATGTATTCTTTTTATGGCGGCAAGCAAGGACATTCTTATAAAATAGTTGCACATTATAATAGTATCTATGATATGGTGCGCGCGTTCCAAGGCGGCGGTGCCTATACAGCAGTTAATTATGATGAATATGTTATTATAGATACTGTTATTGAAAGAAATCAAAAAAATAATTTAGAAAATGGTATTTTATATCGGCGTGGATATAATTTCTCTGAAGAATTTAATCCAAGTGCAATACCATTAAATGACGCAAATACTACACTATCACCTAATCAATTGACTGCAGCACCAGTTACTTTATCTGCAAATGAATACGGTGTTGAGTATGAATATGGAACTGTAGATAGTGGTATTTATAGTGTTTCTGCGCGGGTTCCAAGGTATAAAGATTTTAGTTATATCTTATACAATGATGGAACTTATGAAATTTTGGTTAGCGATGATGGATTCCATACAGATCAATGGAATGATGACTGGCGTACGTTCGTTGAGCATCCTGGCGGTGGTGCTGAATATATAGGTCAAATTGTTGGGCCAGAAGGTGCTACCCCTTCAGTTGCAGTAATTAGTTGGGATGATTTACGTGATTATAGACAGAGCGGGGAAGGCGCCGCAGAAGAAGTTCAAGGAGGCTTTATAGTTGACCCTCGGCCAGGATATGACCCAACCGCCGCAGGTACAGAAGGGTATGACTTAAATGGATTTCATGATGAAATTCAATATGCTCACTGTACACTAAGAGATGCAGATGGTAATGTCACAGGTTCATATATTGCTTTTGATATTCCATATACTGTCTTTACTTTTGAAGCACAAAGTATTAGTCCATATGATACTACTTACGGAACTTATGATGAGACTACGGAAACCTGGTCTTATCAAGGATTAGTTTCAGAAGGCGCCGAGTCTATTGGGCATCCTTTTTATAAATCTTATCATATTAAAATTCCTAAAGGTATCCATGGTCAAGATTTAGAGAGTGTACAAACTAAATATTATAATGCTACAGATTCTGAAGTAGCTGGTAGTCGCGATGATTTAGAAGATGGTTTATGGTTAACTTATAAGACTAAAACTTATAATGATACAGGTGAGCCAATAGCATCAGCAGAGATTCCAATTGATCCATATAAAGTTATTTCTTCTATTGATATACTTTATCGTGGTGCTTCTGAAGCAGGCCCGCATACCTATCCTTTTCAAACTATTTTCCATTATACTTATGGATCAGACACTGTATTAGATCTTAATTCTATTGATAGAATTTGGAGACAAGAAGAGACTTCTGGAAATTTATTAGTCAATCATATTTATGCTTTAATGGCTAATAGTGATGTAGCTACTGATTTAGGTTTAGTACGTCAAGTATATTCAGTTGAAAAAGACCCAACAGATTTAAACTTTTATACTTATTACACCGATGACACAACAGAAGAGCGATTAGCTCATAGAACTATTTTCCCAGTTGCCGAAATTGAGCAAATGAAATTGCGCGGCGATTTAGTATTAATTAAGTATAAAGATGTCCCGAACAGTTTTTATACTGATTCTGGTGTACCTACTTACACAGACCCTGTTACTAATGAAATTTGGTTTAATTTAGGTTCTTGCGTTAAAGGTAACCATATTTATACTAATTTTGAGACATATGAAGATTTAGTTGCTGCATATCCTTATGGTTTAGGTTATACTAGTACTGGGGCAGTAGATCCAACTACTCAAGAGAGAATGGGTTGGAATATTACAGTTGGTGCTGATAATAATTATAGTATTTATGCCTATGATTATATAAATGGCGGTTGGTATAAGATGCAAGATCTGGGTGCAAGTAGTATTAAACCTTTATACACCATGTTAGTAGCACCTGCAAATCAGCAAGGTTTACCAGATTCTTTGGATGCCGCGTTATTACAGGAGAATGGATATTGGTTTGTTGCTTCTGAATAATTAGGTCAAAACAATATAATTTTATTATTATTTTCTTTGATATTAGGTAGAAAGGAGAAAAAGTTATGGCAATAAATTTAGTTCAAGGTGCAATTGGACAATTAAAAGGCCCTTTTTCTCAAGGTGAAAGTATTAGTTTCGCGGGAGCTGGAGTAAAAATCGGTTTTGCTATTGGTGAGAAAGATTTTATGAAGGCAGGAAATCCTAATACAAATAACGGTTTTGCAATTCAGATCAACGATCAATTAGTTAGAATGGGGCGCACATATTTATATGAAACTGATGATAGTACAGAAATTACTACCGTTAGTTTTCCACAAGGCGCGCCCCCAAGCTTATTAATAGATTATGTAATTGCGGAAACCTAAGAGAGATAAGGAGTTTTTATGTATAGAATAAAGGAAATACGTCAAAAAGATTCCGAAGGTCAATTTCCAACTACTTATCCCATTGGTACAGATGGCACTTTAGTAGATATGCTTAGCGGCCTAGATAATGAAGTTGAATTAAAACTAGGCGGAAATCATGATAGTTATATAGAAGAAGTTAGTGATACAGTAACCAGAATTACTGAAACATATTATGATTTAGCACATGATAGAACTTATGTTTGTGTTACTACAATTACAGAGAACCAAGATAACACTACTACTATTGTGATCGTACTCTCTCAAAATGATGTTGAAATTAGGCGTAAAACAGTGACTATTCCTGTTGATGCTGCTACTATGAATATTAGAGAGGAGCTAGGTTTGTAATGAGTGCATGGCCTGAGGCAATATATATAATTAAAAAATTACAAAAATCTATCAATGAACTAGCTGATATTGATGCAGATATTGCTAGAATTGATTCAAATATAGCTGCCGCAAACCTTAGTCTTGCGGGGCTGCAAACTAGATTAGAAAATTTAGAAACTGAGAAAGATGAATTTGATAAGGTTATGACTATTATTGATACTAATGTAGGTACTAGTCAAGCTCCTTCTCCATCAACTCCGCATAGTGTAACGCGGTATTCAGTTTTTCTTATACAAAGTCCATAAGGAGTGATTTAACTTATGGGAGAAAATAGTTCTTTAGAAAGATTAGCTGAATTAGAAGAAGAGTCTGAACAATTAATAGATGATGTTCAAACATTCTCTGATTCTATTGATGATTTTCAAGATATACTTGATGATTCACCATATGATTATGTAAATCAAAAGAAATCAATTGTAACAACTATGTCTAATCGTCAGCCTAATTTTGTTGGGAAATACGCGGGAATGACTAATGCAGATTTTGCGGCTGGCTCTATTTGTTACGTTGTAAGTAATTAAGAGAAAAAAGGAGATTATTTATGGCAAAAATAAAAGAAGTCTCTTCTTATAATGGTACGTCATGGGATACTCCAGTACCAATAGGAGCAAATGACGCAAATATTGATATTACGTCAAGTACAACAAACCCTACTGATACCACTTCAACTTCTGCAGGGTTAGTTGATAGTAATGTTACTGTTGCGGCGGGAGACACTGCCGCTTCCGCATGGACAAAATTTAATAGATTTAGAAAAAGAGTGCAAAACGCATTCGGTAATTTTGCAGGAGTAACTTTAAGAACTGCATATAATACATCAAATACTAGTACTTCTGTTTATACAACAGGTGTTATTAATAATTACATGAGTAATGTAATTGGGTATACAGGGACGACAGAGCCAAGCGCCGGAACCGTGGCCGCTCAATTAAGTTCATTAAATAGTAAAGATGCATCTCATGATACTAGTATATCTAATTTGCAAACTGGATTAGATAATGTATTTGTTTGTAAAACAGTATATAATGCAGATGATGCACCTACTGGGGTTAGTGCGATGCCTGATGGAGCTACTAATAATCCTTTTAGTTTTTGGTGTACTATAATAACAACTTATGGGCAGGCAACTTATAAGCAACAAATTGCTATTCCTTGGGCACAAGGTGAGCAGTTTATTCTTGCTCGCAGGGTTATGGATGCTGGGACTTGGGGCGCATGGAATATAAATTATTCTACTCCTGCCTACTACCCACTTACCCAAAATAATACTAAAATTACTGTAATTGGTGGAGGCACTTCACTTCTATTTAATAGAATGTTTTTTATCCGTGTATTATTTGAAGTAAAAAGCTCTGTTGCTAAGGATGAATCGTTATTTACATTGCCTATGCCATGTCGCCTTAATGTAGGAACTATAACTTTAATAAAACAAAATGGAGCAGGCTATGCTACTGTGGCTATACGCAATAATACAGATTTATTTGTTAATTATGGTAATGGAATTCCTTCCACAGGATGGTGGGTTTTAGACGGAATATGCTATACTTTTTAAGGAAGCCGTCTCATAGCTATTAATATTAAATATGCATTTGTGTTATTTGTAAAAATTTTATCATCTATTTTTAAGACAGGTGCGTTAGCATAAACAGATCCATATAAATAAAAATGAGAAATAGTAGAGGGATTTGTCCAAAGTATAACAGGAATAGTAGTAGATTGATCATTATTATAAGCACTCACAATTACAACCGATGGAGCATAAGAGAAAGTGTAAGTGCTATGTGGGTCAGCTATTGCTGTTCCACCAAAAAATAAATTTCCAAGACAAAATTGACCTGTTTTATCTACTAGAGGATTTAACATAGTAGTACCATCTGCTGTTGTACTGGCTATATGTAATGCATAATTATTTGTTCCTCCACCTCTTCTTAATTCTGCTCTAGGTCCAGCTGTAGTACTAGTATTAGAACCTAAAGTCCATATTAACACCGGATTTTGACTAGCTGCTTTTGTATTTAAATTACTATTTAATTAACTGATAGTATGGACTAGATTCGCTAATTTTCATTGATTTTTTATAAAAAATATGTTACAATATAAATACAAAAAATGAAACAAAATTTTTTATAAAGGTTGGTGAAAAGAGTGAGCGACAATAGGGAAATTAGAGATGCAGTATTGCGGACGTTGGTAAGTGAAGGATTAAGCGGAGATCAGCTAAAGAATGTAGATAAAGCGTTGTTAAAAGCTTTAGCTGGATATCAGATTACACCTGCGGAGACCCATTTAGTGGAGCGGGAGTCATGTGTGCCAGAGATTATGGCGTATTTGGTGCGGAAGAAAGCTAAGGGGTTAGCTGAAACTACACTGCAGCAGTACAGCTTGACATTGAAGTATTTTGCTATATATGTTCCTAAAAAAATTAGTGATATTACTGAATGGGATGTATTATACTTTTTAGACCAATATAAAAAAGATAGGAATATTAGTAAATGCAGACAGGATACTTTAAGGATTATTTTGAATGGATTCTTTAGATATCAAGCTGACTGCGGAAATATTAAAATTAATCCAATGGCTACAATAGAGCCAATTAAATATAGAAAAAATGAGCGGGAGCCGCTAACAGAGATAGAGCTAGAAAAATTGCGGTATGCTTGTTCTAAATTAAAAGAGCGGGCGTTACTAGAATTTTTCTTCTCTACCGGCTGCCGCGTATCTGAAGTAGTTAATGTTGATATCGATGATATTGACTTTAATAATAAAATTTTAAAAGTGACTGGTAAAGGAGATAAGGATAGGATAGTGTGCTTAAATGCGAGTGCAGTGCTTGCATTGCAGAGATATCTAGAATCTCGAGTAGATGATAATCCAGCATTATTTGTATCTGATAATCGCCCACACCAGAGACTTAAAAAAGAAGCCTTAGAAAAAATTATTAGAGTTCTAGGCGAAAAGGCGGAGATGGGCCGCCGCATATATCCCCATCTAATTCGTCATACTACTGCTACTTATCTTTTGAAACATAAGATGCCTCTTGAAGAATTGCAGCAGTATCTTGGCCATGAAAATATAAATACTACTATGATTTATGCAAAAACTGACCGAGAAAGTATGATTAATTCATTTAAAAAATGTATGATTTAAAAGGAGAAAGTATATGATTATTCGTTTTGGATCCAATGAATATGATTTAGTACCTGGGTCTGCTGCGCAAACTTATGATGGTAATCTTCATCTTGATGTAGTAGCAGACGGTGTTGATTTTGAAGAATTAGAAGAAGTTTTATCTAATAGTGATAACCTTGATCCTATTAAAATTTTAGATAATGATGAAGTAGTTCAAGTTATTACTGGTTATGGTAAACTTTATGGCATTAGCAAGGAATATAATGTTCTTTATTGGATTGAGAGAATTGAACCAGAACCTGTTGATCCTGAAGATCCAGATGCAGAACCTGGTGAACCTCAAGACATTGAACATCGTGTTGATGTATTTAGAGTGGTTCTTCGCAAGCCTGATCTTTCTGATCAAGTTAATTTGAATACTGCTAATATTGAATTCCTCGCTATTATGAATGATATCGAGTTATAATTACAGGAGGATAGAATATAATGCATAGTAAGAATTATGCTAAGATTAAAAAGTATTATGATGAAGGACTTTGGTCTATTGCTAAGGTTAGAGCTGTAGTTGGAAAACCTCTTGGAATTACTGCTACAGAATTTTTTGAGATCACTGGTCAGGAATATTAAATTTCCTTCAGTTAAAAATCTATATTCTATGAGAGAAGAAAAATAGCACTCATAGAATTTAGTTTTTATAATTTTATATAGATTGCCGCTTCTCTTAATTGAGAAGCGGCTTTTTTGTTTTATAGGAGAAGGATAATATGTATCAGAATGATTTTTATGCGCGGGCGCAGGTTCCGTCAAACAATATAATCTGGGTACAAGGAATTGAAGGAGCTAAGGCCCAACAAATAAAGCCTGGAGTGACTTTATTATTATTAGATAGTGAAAATGATCAATTTTATATAAAGGCATGTGATCAATATGGCATTTGTTTGCCAATAAAAACTTTTAAATTTGAAGAAGTTGTTGCAGCTCCGGCTGTGGCTCAAGCACCTGCCGCCGCGCAGTATGTAACAAGAGAAGAATTAACAGAAATCTTAAAGGAGTTTAAATTACAAAATGAACAGCCTATTCAATCAACTACAACCAAATACACCACCATTAAACAACAATCTGGCTCAGATAGTAAAGAGTAGTTCTGACCCAGGAATGTTATTTAAAACAATGGCTCAAAATAGTCCACAGGTTCAATCTATTATGCAGATGATTCAGGCTGCAAATATGACTCCCAAGGATTATTTTTATAAAACTGCTCAAGAGAGAGGAATAGACCCTAATCAAATATTAGGGATGTTTAGATAATTTGTTTAAAACTGCTTTAGCAGTTTAATATATATTAAGGAGAATAATAAAACAATATGGAAAATAATGGAGCACTTAGTGCAAGTGATGTTGCATTATTAAATCGTAATAACGGTATGTCTTGGGGCGATTCCTCATTTATGTGGATTTTTGCTCTTTTGATCTTAGCCAACGGAGGTTTTGGTGGCTGGGGTAATAACAATTTTGCTAATGCTATTGGTTATGAGAATTTAGCTACTTCTAATGAAGTACAACGTGGTTTTGATAATCAAAATGCTATGGCAAATCAGCGTGAAATCCTTGCGGCAGTTAACTCTGGTACTGCTCAAAGTGTTGCTGCTACTAACCAGACTTTCCATGATACTCTCATGGCTAATCAGAATCTCTATAATGAGACTTCTAGAGACCTTGCAGCACTCGCAGTTGGTCAAGCAGATCTTCGTGCGGCTCAGGACGCATGTTGCTGCTCAACTAAGCAATTAATCCTTGAGACTGGCGCCGGTCTGCAAGCATCTGCCGCACAAAATCGTTATGAAGCAGCTATGAATACTGCGGCAATTAATGCTAATACTACTGCACAAGTTCAAAAAGTTCTTGATGTAATTTCTAATAATCGCATTGATGAATTACAAAATAAAGTTAACCAATTAGAGTTAATGAATGCTACTGCAAATGTGGTTCGTTATCCTAACGCTTCTACATATTATGCTGGGAACAACCCATTTTGCGGTGGTGGATGCGGCTGCGGTATGGTAGCCTAAACTGAGCGTATTTAGTACGTCTAACTGAAAGTAAGGGTGTGCTTAAATGCGGCACACCCTCTTTATTTTTTGAGAACAAAAAGAGGAGAAGAATATGTTACAAGTCTATACATTAGCACAAACACTCGTAGATCAACAGCCAGTGTCTTTTACTAATAGAGTTTTAATAAAAGGATGTACTGCTTCTTTAGGTGCGCCCGCCACTATAGATCTCAATAAAGCCGGAGTTTATGTTGTCTCTTGTAATGCAACTATAACAGGCGGTGCGGCCGCAGGAGATGGCTCTTTACAACTCTATAAAAACGGTGTTGCTCAACCTTTTGCAAAAGCAGAGGCAACATTAGCTACAGATGATTTAGTTTCTATTGGATTTGAGACTTTAATCCAAGTTCAAGAAAATAATACTCGGTGTTACATCACAAGTCCTACTAGCTTACAAGTAATTTATGAAGGCGTGGATGCAACAGGAGATGTTAATTTGGTTGTGACAAAACTCATATGACGATAGAAGAAGTATTTAAACAGATAGGTACTCATATGATTGAAGGGTTAATGATGCACTCTCAAATGTCTGAGTATTATTTGTTTTTGGGATTAGAAGGATACGCTGAATGCCATCAATATCATTATTTTGAAGAAAGTTGGAGTTTTCAAGATTTAATTTTATATTATATTAAAGAATTTAATAAGTTACTTCCAATAAGTCAAGCCAAAGATCCAGGTGTGATTTCGCAAAACTGGTATAAATATGCAAGAAATGATGTAGATGCGGGGACCAGAAAAACTGCTATCAAAACTGGAATGGAAAAATGGATTGATTGGGAAAAAGAAACTAAAATGCTATATGAAAATATGTATAAAGAATTACTTAATGCTGGGGAAGTGGCGGCAGCTCATAAAGTAAAAGAATTAGTATTAGATGTAGATGAGGAGCTAAGACAAGCTGAACAGTATTATTTAGATAAAAAAATTACAGATTATGATATGGCAGTAATTCTTGAAGAACAAAAACCTAAAAAAGATAAATATGAAATAGATAAACGCAGTTTATTCTTTCATAAATAAAAATAAGCCTCTGGGCCAATTCCCAGAGGCTTTTTCTTTTTACCAATCAAATTCTGCGGCGGCTGTGCCATGTTCAACTATATATGACCAGCCTATTAACACTGCATCAGCTAGATCATCATTTTTTGTATTTAGATTAAATAATTCATTAGCTTTAGCTACATCGAGCGGTTTTAGCTGCGCCCGCTTAATTCCTGGTCCTGTTTTAATTCCAACTTGCTTACGCCAATGATTAGCGCTACATAGCTGCATCTCTTTTGAGTAATGATTTAGAACTATTGCTATTGCTCCATGTGCAAAAGTTAATTTTCTATATACATCTATATTATTTTTTACGAATGCAGGTTCTGGTTCTTCTGCATATATAATATCTGGATTATATTCTAACATTAATTCATTTACTTTTTCTGCAATTTTTTCTATGCGAGTAATTGCGTTCCCTGTTGGAGCTATAATTCCAGATGATATTAATTCTTTTTCTTTAAATATTGCATATCCTGTTGAAGTCGTAGATATGTCTAATGCTAATAAAGTTGACATGATATTCCTTCTTTATAATTTTATTTAATGAACTTTATTAGTAAATAAATTTTTTACTAAATAGTAATTTAATTAAACATTTTTCAATTATATTTATTTAATTTTTAGAATCGTCTGCTGCTTTTTGACCATCAAGAGGGCCGCCATAATAAAACCCAAATAATAATTGTCTTAAACAATCTGGGCAATATCCTGAGTCATGCTTCCCAGATGATGTATAGGTGCAGCCGCAGAGTTGACAAATAAGTGTGGGTGCAGGTCCTTCCAATCGGATATCACTAGAATTTTGATTGGTGTTTGCGTCTGCCGCATTAGAAAGTACCATAATTATTTCCTTTCTCTTGAACTAAGTCAAGGATAACATAAAATTTTTATTTTGTCAAATATTTATTCATAACAGATATTGCGCGGGCGTTTATTAAATAGTAATTTAACATATCATTATAGGAATGTTTTAAAAGGGAAAAAATTGCTTGTTATTGGGGATAGTTGGTGTGGTTCTTGGAACGGCACGGAAAACCTTACTCCGTGGGCAACTAGACTTGCGACTATGACAGGTGCAATATGTGAAAATCACGCTTTCCCAGGTAGTGGTTTTGTCGCTACAGGTAATTTAAACAAAAATTATGCTACTGCAATTTCTGAGCTTGACGGAGATTTTGATGCAATAATTGTTCAAGGCGGCATAAATGATATTGTAGCTAATCCGACCGCTGAAACTATTAAAACAGCAGTTGCAAATTTTGCAACGAATTGTAGAACAAAATTTCCTAATAGAGATATTTATTTTATACCAACTACACAATGTGTACCGTTAAACATAACACAGATTCAAGTAATATTTAATATAATGCTTGAAGCACGAAAACACTATTTAATAACATGCAAGGAGACTGCATCAATTTCTATTAGCTCACCAAATTATGCAGGAGATTTAACCCACTTAAGTGATGCCGGCTACGATGAACTTGCAAGATGCGTTGCACAATTTTTAAGCGAAGGTACATCAAAAGTTACAAAAGAAACTATTCATTACCCCAATAGCCCTGCTTATATGTTTTATAATATGACTCCGCCAGCAGGTATTACATGGACTGGCATGTATATTCGAGTGGAAGGCGACATTGTTAATTTCTATGGTACAGCAAACTTTGCGAATGATACAACTGGAGATTTTGTTAAAATAATGGACGGGTTACCGCCTGCTATCGCGCCATATACAGCATCAAATTACGCTTTTGATACATTCCCCGCAGGTTCAGATCCTGCTTTCGCTTATAGAGTTGCATTTATGGTAGGCCAAGAAATGTTTGTACAAACAATGTGGACAAACATGAAAAATCATACTTTGTTTGTAATAGCATCATATACTACAAACGAAAATACTGAATTGTTTACAACTACATAAAGCTTAAAATCATAGTATGAATATTATGTTATTATTAAATATAGATAAGACAGATATTTTTGCTATTATATAGCTATAACTAATTCAATTCGTTAATATTTTATACCGATGCTAAATATACACATGATCCATACCAATGGCCAGCAACTTGACCACAATACCATGGCTGTAAAGTACCTCCGTCTAAATTAACACGAGGTTGTAAACTTGTATCTGTTCGGCCACCGGCAGCAGATACAAATATAGTGCCCCCAGTGACTGGCGAAGGACAAGCGTTGTTTGCAGAAAGCTTAGCTACACCATCGCTAGAATAAGTTGAGTTTAAAGTAACGTCATAAGTTAAATGCACTATTCTCACTCCACTAGCACCAACGCTAATACTACGATAAGATATTCCACCGCTACAATATGTAGAATTAACTGCAACACCAGTTGAAGCAGTCAATCCATTTTGTATCCAGAGTTGGGCTTTTTCTGGCACTGAGTCCCAAACTCTTAAACACCAATATGCTCGTTCAAATCGAGGAGAATAAATATTTAACCACCCATACGTAGCAGAACCCATATATGTGCAATAAAAATCTCCCACAGCTCTACCAGTGAAACTACCATCTGAACAAAAATTTTCAGTAAATCCATCCCATATATGAAAATTTATAACACAATTACTGCCATTCCAACCAGCATTTATAGCTGCATCTCTCATTTGCGCCCAAGAATCTACCCATGAACTTAACTCAATATATGTACTTGCCCATTTACTATTTTGTAAAAATGAAACATCTGTCTGTAAAGTTGCAATATTAGAATTTTGAGTTGCATCATTACTATTTAATTAATTAATTGAAATTGACAAGAATGAAAAATTATGTTATAATTTATTTAAATAATGGAGGGATTTTAAATGGATTATTCAACAACAAATACTAATAAAATGACAATAGATACAAATACAGCGTTAGGAACTAGCTGTAGCTATTTAACAGGCTGCCCACATAGATTACCTTGTGGATATTGTATGATTATGAAAACGCCATGCATATCATCAACTTCTATTACATGGACTAATAATCCTACTACAATAACAACAGAAGTTAAACCTCTTTCTTCAAATTCTGCAATAGAAGTTAAAGCATAAATAAAAATGCGGTGTAATTAACACCGCATTTATTTTATTCCGGTAGAACCAAATCCACCAGAGCCTCTATTTGTTTCATCTAAATCATCAACTTCTACAAGATTCATAGTAGGGACTTTTCTAAAACAGATTTGAGCAATTCTTTCACCATGCTCAATAGTCTGAGCTTCATTTGTATCATTATGAAGTGCTACAATAACAGGCCCTCTATAATCTGAATCAATAGTGCCAGGAGTATTTGCGGGACGCAAACCTTGTTTGGTGGCCAATCCAGACCTTGGACGAATTTGTCCTTCATAGCCCTCTGGAATTGCCATCGCTAAACCTGTAGACACTTTCATAGTTTGATGTGGCGGAATCACTAAGCTAGAGTTAGGAGAATCCATAAGATAGGCATAAAGATCGTATCCAGCTGCGCCCGCAGATCCCAAATAAGGGAGTTGAGCATCTTCGTAAAGTTTCTTAATTTGGACTTCATTAACCATATGTGACTTCTACCTCTTCAACTGGCTCTTTTGGATCATTAAAAGTTTTCACCAAAGTAACCTGATACCAACTGTCAATAACTTCGCCCTTTTGTTTTCTTTCTTTTAATTCCGATGCATACTTTTTCATGGAATAAGCATTATTCTTTTTTTGCTCTTCAATAAAAGCTTTAGCTTCAGATTCAGTATCTACTCTATATTTTTCGGTAACTTCACAAAGATATTTCATTTATTTCTCCTGTAAAATAACATTAAATTTTGTTTTTTCAAATTTAGTATTCTGATAAGTAATTATATCATCTTTTATTTTTTGCGTATAATTATTGTTACCAATGATAATAAGTTCATCAACATTTTTTTCTATGCAAAAATTAGTAATGGTGCTGCAAAAAAGAATGTTGTAATTACCTAATTCATATTTCCAAATTGCTCCTGTCTCATTATCATGTATAATAGGTTGAATATTTAAATTAACAGGACTTAATTCTATAATACAAGTTCTCATATTTCTACTATTGCCTCATCATATCTAAATAAATAATAGCAATAATCTTCATCGTCTATCCGCAGCCAAATTTCCCATGCATTACCATCTGTGGGATCAATAGAAACAATCTTACCTCGGTTTACAAGGCATTCAATAATAACAGCAGCCATATCTGAATAAGATCCATGATCCAAACGAAAAACAGTAAAATCTCTTTGTTCGTGGCATAATAGCATAGCATATTTATCAACATGATCTCTATACCATCTGCGGATTTCTTCTTGTCTATCTAAAATTTTAGATCTACTAAGAACTTCTTCTTGCATACTTAATTGTTTATTTACTTCATATAAGGTCCCCGCTTCTAAATCCATGGGATACAACCTCCTGTACTGGAATTCCATATGAAGATAGCCAATCAGCAACTAAATGTCTATGACAAAATTCATCAGGTTTTTCATAACATAACAATACAATTTGCCAATCTTCTGTTAATTTCATTAGCTCTTCCCTAACTTCATAAGGATTCAAATTATCTAATACTTCTTTAATATATTGTTCAGAGTATTTCTTTTCATCATGAGTTTCTTTAAACTCTTTTAAAATACTCCAACTGGGCGCGAGCTGCTTATATTCTAGACCCTTGTACCATGCGGGAGCTGCGCGCGCAATACTAACAGGAGTGACATGCTCTGTAGGGAGATTTCTTAAATTAGCAAAATAACTTGTGAAAAACATTAACTAATCCTTTCGGCATATTGATTAGGCGAAGCTAATTTTACACCTAATATTTCATCATAATGGCTATCTTGGTCAGGAATAAACCTTCCATATTTTATATATATATTATCATATTTTTTTAAAAAAGTCAAGTAGTATTTTAATTCTTCTTTTGTATATCCAGTATATAAAACAATATCATCTTTAGTTTTCATGCGTACAGCTATAATAAACTGTTTTAATTCATCCCAAGAATCAAAAGGTTCTAATCCTTGGCATACAATAGCTTCACTAATTGGATTTTGCAAATATCTTATAATTAATTCATATATATCTATATTAACTTCGGGCGCAGTAGCTAGGTCTGAATTTTGACAGACTTGGCGCCCGCATTCTTTATCACATTTAAAACTACAATAAGGAAATTCCAAAACCATTGCAGGTTTTTTATAATTGACAAAATCTTCATCAATTAATCCTTTGAGTATCATAATTCCTCCGCAGTAGTATTAATAGCTTCCCAACGTCTAAGTTTATATTCACTCTTTCTATTCTTAGACCATGTTTGGATTGGAGTGTAGAACCCTACAATTCTCGTGTATTCAGTTTCTACTGGCTTACCGCATTTAGGACAAGTTCTACCATAAAAGGCATGGTTATCTTCGCACGCTTGGATCTTAGTATTAAAAGCAAAATAAGTTACACCCTGATCTGCAATATATTCTACCATTTTTCTAGCTTTTTCATAACTATCAAATGGTGTATCAATATTAGCGTGAAGAATTGAACCACCATTACAATAACTATCGAAAAGTGCTTGAACCCTTACTCGTTCTTGAAGGGTTGTTTTAATTCCGAGTGGCATAAATTGGTTGCCATAAAGGGGTAAGTCATAGATATTAGCATCGGGATAGAAAAATTTATCTTTCCGCATTAGCTTATCGGCTGCACTTTCACCTGGAATTTGTTCTGTATTTATTTTATAGTCTGCGTTAACTTTTAGGATAAACTTATCTGCTACATCACGCATAGTCTTAAAAATCTTTTCACCTAACACTGCCGCAGCATCATCATAAAAGGTGTTTCCAAATTCATCTTGGCTAATATATCCAAACTTTTTCATAGTCTCATATACGCCTATAAAACCAATAGTGTTATATAAATGTTCAAAATCAACTAAACCATATGAAAAATTAGGAAGCAGTCCTTTTTCAACATCCCGTTGAATAATATGTCTTATACAATCTAAAGCCATTAAAGCGACTTCAGTACGATCCCGCAGATTTTCAAGATACTCATTTTCATCTTTTGAATCAAGAGCGCAACGAGCTAAATTAATAGTATTGACTTTTACAGATCCTACTTTAAGCGCGGTCCCGCCAATACTGTTAAAATAACCTAGATCTCTGATGTCACTTTTTAATCTACAACAATTTGATAAACTATTGACTGAATCATCAATGAAAAGATTGCTATCACTCCATTGCATGTTATGTTCTATAGCCCAGTGTGCAAAATCTTCATCTTCAAATTGACCATTCTTTCTAAGCAAAGAAATTGTTGAAACTGGAAATGTGAACATATTTTCCTGGCGTGTTTTTGCCATTTCTTCTAGATACCATTTTTGAAATTCAATAACTTCTTCTTCTGCATCAATCATAAAACTTCCATCGGGGAATTCACTTCCACCAAACAAAGCTTCATAATAAGGATGATCAAATACAGAAGTGTTTGTGAATGCAGACTGTTGTCCATCACGTACATAAGGCTGGTTCACTGCATATATAAAGCGCTGAAAATTTTGCCGCGCATACTTCTCTTCACAATGACTGGTTTTAATACCTAAATAATCTGCTTCCACATCTTTATGCCAAAAGTAATACATATAAGGAATTAAATTAGGCAATCCCACGGCCCCAGAAGATCTATTGCTTGCAAAACCAATAAATTCTTTTACGAAATCTACAAAAGTAGTAAGATGTTGCGCGGGCTGCGGATTAAAAGTGCCACCAATAAAATATAACCCTTTTTCTGCTAAATCTTTTAAATCATAGGCAAAGCAATAATGTTTAAATGTTGAGGTGTCCGCATCGTGCATGTATAAATACCCCATCCATTCATATCTCAACCATGTATTTGCTGCTTTAAAACCAAATCTTTTTTGCATTTCATAATAAATTTTATTAAATGCAAGAAGTTTTCTATGTGGTTTTGGCATTTCAGATAAAAGTGTAACTATATCTTTTCTACCAACATTACTATTACCATCAATAGAAGAATCAGCTACTGTTGATTCATCAATAAAATTTGAAATAAAATCTGTATATGAAAGCTGTTCATCAGCAAAACCATTAATTTGAGCTATCTCAGTGCCGAATTCAGCTTGAAGTTTATTATATTGTGTTTGAAAATTTTTACCAAGTCTTACATTTATTTCCATGTACAATCCTCACTCTTGAGTTTTAAGCCAAGCTAAAGCTTGTGAAAAATCTTTTAATTCACCATCAATTTCTAACATAGGCGCAGATTTAATTCCTTTTGCCATCATGTCATCAATATTAGTATTGATAGTATATTGGATTCCTTTCTGATCAAGTTTCATAGATAAAACTTTACATTTAGGACAATTAGTTGAATAAAAAGTAATCATATATTCGCCTCCGTATTTATACTTAAGTTTCTTTTGGAGAAAATTATATGATTTTGCCCGAATCGCCCGAAAGGAAATATGCCAAAAGATTTTCAGATAACCAATCTAAGAGTTCTTCTGTAATAGTAGTAATAGATCTATTTTGATTATAGACAGTAAAGTAAGGAAAATCTAAATCATATTGATTAAAATCCGAATCATCAGTTTTAAAACGCCTACAAATTTCTGCACAGTCTGGATATTTTTCTCGGTTTAATTGTCGTAATAATCTTTCTTTATCATCACAATTGATAAAAATTGGAATTACCTTATAATCTGCTTGTGGCAACTTCAAAAGTTGATGAATACCGCTTAAATTAAATACCCCAATATTAATTTTATAATCTGTTAAAGCAAATTTTGGAGTGCCATATTTCCAACCTCGAAATTCAGATGTCTCTAAGAACATTTTATCTTTTTTACTTTGGATATATTGATCTTCTGTATAGAAAAAATAATCTACCCCATCTTTTTCATACTCGCGCGGCGGCCGCGTAGTTACAGATACCAACTCATGGTAAATGAAAGGAGATTGTTTAATAATCTCCTTTAATATAGAATCTTTACCAGCGCCCGCCTTGCCGAATAATGCTACAATAATTTTTTTATCATTCATCTTCTTGACCATACCTTTGTGATGTAATTTCAATATTTTGTCCTATAACGTCAGTTATTTTATACAAAGTATGACCAGGTGTATTTGCATACCGTTTAGCATTAAATGTATCATCTCTTCTAAATCCTGTAATCATAAGTTTTGTACCGCGGGTAAACCAACCTTTTTCTTTAATCTTTTTCGTTCCATCCGTTTGTACTTCACTAATTTGTCTACCATACATTGCATAAAAATCTTTAGAAAATTTTACATTAACAACGCCTGTTGTTGTTAATAATGAGATACTGTGTCGTGTATCATTTTTACTAATTACAGTTCCTGCAATTCGTGTTAATTTATAAATAGGAATTTGTTGTCCATTTCTTTTGAAAAAATAATCAACTTCTGGATTACTATTAAGATTTTTAAAATCAACAATTCCATATTTATGAGTATTAATTCCTTGCAATTCATGCGGGTTATAATAAAAACACAATGCTTCCATTTCCCAAGCTGAAATAGATCCTTTTGCATATTTATCCCAAAGATCTAAGAATAATTGTTTATTATACTCATCTAATACTTCTTGTTGATGCGTTTGTAACCATGCTCTAACAGTATCCATCTTTTGTTTATATATTTTATCCCATACTGTTTGTTTAATAAAAAACTGTCCATGACTTATTTGAATTATATCTAACAAATCAGAAGCTTCCCGCTCAAGAAATTCATACATAATTTCACTGATTCTATAATATTCTTCAACTTTATCTTTTTTACAGAATTTATTAAATTTAAAGATTTTTTTCTCAAAATCTAATTCTGGCGGGAACAGCCCACGTTCAATTAACCCATTTACATTTTGAAGATTCAGTTTTGTTTTTGGCTCACTTGCAATAATCAAATACTGAATCATTGTTAAAATTCTTGGATGAATTTTTAACTCTGCGGCGACCGCACTATTTATCGAATCAAATGCCCCCGCCTTAATCAAACTAATCATTGCAGTTTTAGTTAATGGGCATTTTCTTAAAAAATCTTTGAAGTTATTATAAGGTCTATTATTTAAAATTTTATCAATAATTGGCGCCCCAACTCCATTTAATGCTTTCATGCCAAAGAGAATTTGATGATTATCTGGATCTGGTTCAAATCCATATGCAGATTTATTAATATCAACTAAGCTAACTTTAATTCCAGAATTAATAATTTCACCGATAGCTTTAGCTAATTTTGCATAGTCTGTACTAGTCTCTTTCTTTTGAACCCCAATAATATCTCCATCATCATCTTCTAAATATTCATTTTCATCTTCTTCAAGGCTTCCACTATTAACAATAAGACACGCAGTATTCCAATAAATTGGATCCCAGTTTGTTGCTATATACGCAGTTTGATATCCAATAAATGAATATGCTAAAGCATGTATGATCGAAAAAGAATAACCCATTTGAGGCCCAATACCTTGGAACCAAATATATTTACCAAGAGCTGGAGATTTTGCCTGTGTTAACACTTGTTCTTTAAGCGCGGGAATCTTTTCCATCTGTTTTTTGCCAACGATTTTTCTAGCGCTATTTGCATCTTTAAGACTAAATCCACAAATATCTGGGTCCATCAACATCATCATCATTTGTTCCTGGCTTGGCGGGACTCCATATGACTGTTTAAAATACTTTTCTACTATCTGGACTTCATGATCTGTGAGACCTGCCGCCGCCATTTCATTATACCAAAGTTTAATATTATTTTTGAACCTAATATATTTTTCCATAGGCGTCTCTTGACCTTGCTCACTTGTCATAAGGCGCATTAGTCCATTTGCATCCGCGAGTTCTAAAATATTTTGTGGTTTAATTTTTTTAGCTGCCTGCGCGCCAACATCGCTATCAAATTGGAATACATTTAAGATAGATCCTTTTTGAATATTTTCCCATACATCCTTTCGATCAAGAGGAAGAACATTAGGATGAAAATATTTATTATATACCTCTCTTAAAGTTAAATTATTTTCAATTTGATTAAACTCTTGAAGAAACTTAATTGCTTGTGCAAGTTTATCTTCTACTTCAGTAACCAGAAAGTCATATTTTACAAAACCTAAATATTCTGCATCATGAAGATCAAAAGCTGTAATGATTTCTCCTTTTGGAGTTCGCATATAAGAACCAAACTCATAGGGATCTTCATCATTCATTACAATCCCTGAAGCATGAGAGCTTCTTTTGTTAATCAAATTTTCGATTCCTGACATAATCTCCAAAAGTCCAGGATATTCTGCAATTTCATTAATAAATAAATCAACCTTGCGGCGGCCCTTGTCAGGATTACCCTGGATTACATCTTTTAACGGCCATAGAAATCCTCGTTCACTTGGGATTAGAGATGATAAATATTGAGCTGTATCACTATCAATACCATCTGGATAAGTTTCAGACCGATACCCGCGGCAAGCTGTTAAAATTGTTGATTTAGTTGTTTCTGTACCAAATGTCGCTACTAATACACAACCAAGATTTTTACGACTTAATTCATCAACATCTTGATTAAAATGCATACCGCGCTCTTCTTTTATTTTACGAATAATTGTAGGTTTTTTAGATGGACACAAATCTAGATCGATATCACCAAGTTCTACTCTATCTTTATTAAGATATCTCCAGAATGGAAGATTCCACTGGATTGGATCAAGCTGTGTAATTCCGAGTAGATAATGATTTAATCCACTACAACTAGAACCACGGCCGGCACCGACCAAGCTCCCGCATTCCCACATCATATCAATATAATGTTGAAGTGTAATAGGATATTTAAACATATTAGTTTCAAGTTTTTCACTAATTGTTCTTTTAATATCAGCTTCTTCTTCAAGTCGTGCTAAATAAGTGTCATTTTCTAAATTTAATTCTTGAAGTTTATTAATACACTCATTAACCCAATATCTCTCATAATTATCTTGTGATTCATACATCGAAGTTAATACTGGGTATTTTTCTGTAAAGGAATTATTAGCTTTACCTTGTACTAACCATTTTTGTTCATATTCTTTAACTTCAACAGATGGAATTACTTGATGGTGTGCAAGATTATATACTTCAATTTTATCATATATCTCCATACTATTTTTGCACATCTGTTCATACTCAGATGCAATAGATGGACGTAAATTATTTAAGATATCTTCTTCAGGCTGAAGATATGCATATTCATAGAATGAATCAACTTCACGATCGCCGCCCTTAGAATTTAAATATGCTTTATGTACATATCTATCTTCTCTTTTGAGATAATGAGCATCCGTACCTATTACCATTTTAATCCCATATGCGGCGGCTATATCTTTAAGTTTTAAGTTAACTCGAATTTGTTCTTTACTAGCGCCTGGAGCACACTCAATATAAAAATCATCTCCAAACAAATTTTTCATAAAAGTTATAAACTTTTCTATCTGAAGATAAGCGGAGATTGCTCCATTTTCATCCCCAACTTGCCGTGCAACTACCATATTATTAACTGCGCTAGATAGTTCTCCACCTAAACAAGCGCTAGTACAAATGAGATGCCCAGGTTGCGCCCGCACTACTTCTTCTAATTCACTTTTGAGAGTAGGCACTCTTTCCATACCTCTATCATGATAACTTTGCATCCATGCTCTTGAACTTAATTTACAAAGTTGTTTAAAACCATCATGATCTTTTGCAATTAAAATACAATGGTAATAAGGCTGATTTGTATCTCTTGTATCAGTTAAATAAATTTCATTACCTAATCCAATTTTAAATTCTGGATTTTCTTTTTGAATTTCAAATTGAATTTTATTAAATATTACAGCTCCAGAGATACATTCATGGTCTGTAATAGATATACCTTTTAATCTAAGTTCTACTGCTCGATTAATAAGATCTTTAGGCTTATTAATACAATCGAGTAGTCTTATATTGCTGAAATGGCTATGACTATGTACTTCAAATCTATCTAGCACTTTCATACCTCACTTCGATATTTTTTCTATATATATTATATCATAAAATAAAAAAATTGTCAAGATAATGTATCTTGACAATTACTGTTTTCTTATTCCACAATTAGGACAATAATTATATCGTTTAGTTATTTCTTGTTCAAAACTCCATGATCCATCTTTATTTCTTTTACTGGTTGATGCACAGTATTCAAAACCGCAAGAGCAACGTGCATATAAAGCAATATCATGAGGATATTTGATGATAATCCAAGGTTGTATTTTTCTTGGTTTCATTCTGGAATAAATTCTTTATTAGTAATTTTTACTTTAAAATCTTCTTCTATAATATCATTACGAAAATAATAGATTTCTCCATAATGATTCTCAATGTTGTTACGGAATGTCCAATAAGCATCTTCACCAATAAAGAATTCAGCGTCAATTAAATGATAAGGGCGTTCTTCCATATAAGTACGATTAGGGCAAATAATCATACATTCTTTTTCATACTCTAATTTAGTGTTTAAATATTCTTCTTCTGAAATTTGCTGTTTAAAAATCATTTGCATTATATTCAAAATCTCCTATTTTCATAATATTCATTTTCGTTTTCTGGAGTTAAAAGAAAACGTGTTGTTGTTAATTTAAGATCGTTAAATGTATATTTTGTGTCATAGGGGATGCGGATTAAAGGAATATGGTGTTCAAAACAATACTTATTTTTTAAAAGATCATTTTCTCTTGTTATAGCAAATTGTTTTTCGTTATTCCAAGAATTTTCACTTGACCATTTAAAATGTTGGCTTCCATCATATTCTATTAAATAGAGTAAAGTATCTTTATTAAAAATTGCAAAATCGAACATTAATTGGTCACAAGAACGTCCAGTAGAAGTTAAATCTGAAAATTTATATTGTTCTTTAAATTGAAAATTGGCTCGTTGTAACATATCAGCAATTAATGATTCATTTTTACTTAAAACACAACCACAACTAATAGTATCTCCATTGCGTAAATAATCTCCAAAAACAATAACGTTTTTACGTCCACATTTAGTACAAGTACAATTCCAAAAAATTCCTTCTTTATCATGACGAGGTTTTTCTTCTTCTGTAGCCATTCGTTCAACATAAAGATATCCATATGTTTTACCTTCTTCATGCTTAATGGAAGCTTGACGCATTTTTTCCATTCTGATACATCCACAGTTAGTTGACCGTCCAGCTCGGAGATGTGCTCCATCAACATCTTTTTCTTTTCCACATGCTGTGCAAATACATCTCCAACGAGTTCGCTGCCCTGGCTTAGATGGTGCTCTTTCTATCACATGCCAATATCCAAAATCTTGGCCTGTTAAATCTATTAATTTACTCATATAAAATTTATCCTTTCTATTTCTTTTCATAAAAATATAAACTTTATGAGTAATAAATTATCTCTTTATGACCAGTGTAACTATTTTAATGTTGAATAATTACTAATTTTTCTGAAGCTCTTGTAGCACAAGTGTACAAAAATCGAGCGTGAGTTTCTTTGTCCCAAGGGAAACCCTCTTCTACAACTAAAACTTTATCCCATTCTGAGCCTTGTGCTTTCCAACCCGTAATAGCATAGCCATATTCAAATTCACGCGGTATAATATCTCCAATACGAGTTTTAGCTTTTCCGATTTTATAAGCATCGCGCCAATCACAACACTTAGTACCTTCAGTTAAAAAATTATAATCAATATCTATACATGGATATTCATTATTATCATCAGTAATAATATCTGCCTGTAAAATATCAAATTTCTTAACAGTAGTACATAACCAATAAGGAATATTTATAAAAGTTTTAAATGAATTTTTTAAATAACCAATAGAACCGTTAATTAAAGGATCTCCCGCCATATTAAAATCTTCCCAGTAATTTCTAGAACAAATTACTTTATCCCCATCGCGCGGCGGCCCCTCGCGCCCAGCCATTTTTCTCATACGATCATTAAGGCTATGTCGTGTATTATTTTTAGCACAAAGAACTTGATCGGCCCAAGTTAATACGCTATTTTCACTTAAATAAATATTAGGTACAACCTTTATTTCTTTACCTTCCTGAATTTGTAAAGGTTGCATATCTCTAATACTCATTGTAAGTCTAATAATTTCAGATTCTTGCGCCTGCCGCATTATTTCATCAAGAAAGATATGAGGATGATCAAGGAGATGATTATCTTCATCTTTGTCTATTGGCGGAAGCTGAAATGGATCACCTAAACAAACTACATATACACGATGCTTAAATAATAGATCGATGAGCTTCTTTGGTGCCATTGATACTTCATCAACAATAACTATGGTGTACGGGATACTAGATTTAGGTCTATTGATAAAGCCTCCACCTGGGCGAGGGAAACTTTCATAAAGCAATCTATGTAACGTACTTACATTTGAGTTACCTTTTTTTCTTAAAACTTCTGCTGCTTTTCCAGTAAAAGTTGCAAAACAAACTTGCTCAGGAGCAACGTCTAAAGCTTCAATAATAAATTTAACAAGTGTTGTTTTTCCACTTCCTGCATAACCACTAATGGTTGTATATTTACAATTTTGTTTATATCTTTCAACAGCAATCTTTAATCCTTGTTCTTGTTTATTTGTTAGAATCATTTTTTTATTCTATTAACTCCCAATGATAACCAAAAGCGGTTTTTTTCTGTCCATGAAGAACTGAACTAATATTAGTTGCAGTTCTTTTTCTTCCCATTGCTTCACATGCATCTGCTATACAATTATAAATGATTTGAGTTTCAACACAACGAACTTTTTTACCATGAGATTTAATATGTCCTTCGCTGGCTTTTTTATGTTCTAACGGGTCAGCCCATCTACGTTGTTGCCCTTCTCTACTTTTCTTATGTTCTAAAGGATTTTCATATCTTTTAATATTATTAATTCGTTGTGTTTCACGACGTTCTGGATTTTCTGCATATGATTTTAATTGACTTTGTTTAAGTCGTTCTTTATATTCTGGATCGTTCCATCTTTCTTTAGTTTTTTCTGATAATTTTTGTCGTGTTTCTATGGAAATATCATGTGTTTTATAATAGTTTTTCATAATTTCACTTTGTTGTTCTCTCATTTCTGGAGTCCATTTTACATTACCATCACCACCCCAGGTAGAGTTCCATCCATTAATATAACTATCATAAAATTCAATCCAATATATTTCTTGACTATTTAATTCCTCATTAGGATATTCGCCCAAAATATCATAATGAAAATGTTCTGGCCCATATTTTCTAATAGCATTATGTAATTTAAAATTTCTATGACCAGATATGGCATCTTGAATATGTTCTTGAAAACGTTCTTTTACTGTTCTTTCAGTTTTACCAACATAAACATTAGAAATGTTTTCTAAATCACAATAAATTTTATAAATATACCCCATAATAAAACCTCCTATAATTACAGTATATTTTTCTCTGTCATCAAGTAAAGAAAAATAAAACTATGAGATTTTATATTTTTGACCTAATAATTTATTTTTGTTATGTGTATATAATACCATATTTTTTATTATTTGTCAATTTTGGTTGGAAAAAATCCTAGGCCATTTTTTTGATTGGATTGGCGGATGTGCGCGGGCCACAGCTTTTTTCAACACAATAATTAGAAGAAATAAGCACTACTATCTATAACTTCAAAATCTTCCATAAAGATCTGAGGTGTGATTGACCCCATCCATTCATTTTTATTGCATTTACCAACTAAATTTATTTCAATATATCCAGTATTATTTGTAGAAAATCTATTACAATCTTCTTCAGACGCTCTGAATTTCATTATGGCAATATCATTATGTAATGTAATTTTTAAAGTCAAATCTTTTTTACTATAAATTGTAACCATATCAGGAGTAATACGTAGTTTTTGAATTGCTATTAAAGGCTCATCTAAATCTTTTCCCCATAATGATTCTAAATCTGCAATATCCAAAATTGCTTGAGGCTGTACTTCATTTTCAGTCCAGAGATAATCTACCTGATAGACTGGTTCAGTAGGCATATCTGCTAAAATTTTATCTGTATGTTGGATAAATTCTGGAATTTTGTCTAATTCAATACCTAAACCGAAGGCTCCTTGGTGTCCAGTCGCATACATAATACAATTACTAGCTTCACAAATGTCTTTAAACTGAGTCACGCCAACTTTATCGCACCCGCGCGCACTGCCTTGATAACTAACTTGAGTTATAGGAGACTCTTCCCAAGGCGGAGTATCTTCATTAGTTTCTATTACTTTTGTAAGAATACAACAGGGGCGTTGATATTTAGCCATAATTTTATTAGCACATAAACCAGCAATATTCTTATCAATTTGGCCAGGCTCTAATAAAAATAAAATTACCTTATGATCTAATAAATTCTGTGTTGCAATCATATTTTCAAGTAAATCCATACTATTATCTTGTGCTTTTGTCTGACGAGCCTTAACATTTGTCGCTACTCGAATTGCTTGTTCGACTATTGTTTCTTTTGCGCCTGCCGCATGCCCACGTTTTGTAGAATCTATATAATTAAAGGCAAAACAAGATAACATAGATTTAAAAATTAAATCTTTTTCTTCTGACGTTCCGCTTCGCACAATAGCATTAACAAAAGGAGCCACATAAAAAGCTACTCCAATTGGAGTTACTTTATCTCCTATTGAATATCTATTTTTTTCAATCATATAGGTAATAAAAGGATTGTGTAAATGACTATCAGTTAATCCTAATTGAATAAGATGTTTAGTTTCAAATGATAGCATGCTCATCATATCTGCGCAATTCCCAAGAGCAACCAGATCTAAATAATCATCTGCTTTATCAACACCTAATAAAGAGTCTAAATAACGACAAAATTGCCATGTAACGCCGACTCCAGATAATTCTTTATTTGGATAATTAGAAGTTTGATTATTAATAACAAAAGCGTATGGATTTTGAATATCACAAATATGGTGATCTAAAATAATAACTTTACATTGCTCATTCCATAAAGTTTGACATTCATTTATATCATTAGAACCTGCATCTGGAATAATAATTAATTTTTGTTGATCATTTAAAGAATTAACAATATCTTGAATATGGTCATTTAATCCATGTTGTTTTCCACTATGAATTTTATATGCGAGATGCGCGGCAACCCAGTCCGGAAACAATTGAAATAGATAGTTGTATATTAATGCGGCAGATGTAAAACCATCACAATCTGAATCTACGATCAATATCGCATCATGTGCCAGATTAATTGTAGAAATAAGAGCGGTTGCCGCATTTTTTAAGACATCAAAACCAAAATCTTCATATGAATTTATATCAGCTTGAGTTGTATGTAAATAGTGTTGGATATCTTCTCTTGCTATTCCTCTGTTAGTTAAAATTTGTTCAACTGTTGTGTAGTTTGTATTAATTGAATTAATTAAACTAAATTTCATACGATCATTCTTTCTAATATTATTTTAATAATTATAACATAAAAAAAATAACTTGTCAAGAATTCAACAAGTTATATAATAAAATTACTAGTTTCTAATTTTAAATCATTTATAGATAAATCTTTTAAATGAGTATAAGGAATTCGTATTAAAGGAATATTATGTACTTTGCACCAATTATTTTTATATTCGTCATGCGCCTGTACTTTTAGATAATTTTCTTTACTGTTCCAAGTATTTATATTTGTACCATAATAAAAATGCTGTTCTCCATCATACTCAATTAGATAATTATTATTGACATAAAAATCAAATTTAGCTAAATAATTGCTTTCGGGGAATTTACAATCGGGGAAAGAATATTGCTTAACATATTGAATATTGTTTTCTTTTAATAATAATTCAATATAATATTCTCCTTTTGATTTTAAGCATCCACAAGATGTTTTTCTTCCTTCTTGTAAAGTATGAGTATCAGCTTCAATAATATTTCCACAATCGCATTTACATTTCCAAATTACTCGTCCATCATTACTACGCTTATCTGTAGACTCTAAAGCAACTAATTTTCCAAAACGTTTATTTGTTAAGTCAACTGTTTGTCTTTTTTTATTCTCTTTAATTAATACTGATTTTTTATAACATCCACAACTTTTGGTATTTCCTGATTTTAAATTCCAATTCCGAACTTCTCGAATTGCTCCACATTTACATTGACATTTCCAGAAATTATCCTTCCCTTTCTTAATTGGACCATCTAATACTGTTAAATAACCAAAAGTTTGTCCTATTAAATTTTCTATCATAAAATCACTCCTTTCAATAAGGAATAAAATTCTTATATAGAAAATATACTGTTTTTGCCCAATCAATTGGCAGAATTAAAGAAAAATTCTTTTATTATATAGTTCTAAAAAAATATCTTTACCTTGGTCAACGGGGCTTGCCTTATATTTTAAAGTATATCCTTTATCAAAAATATATGAAAGCTGTATATATTTGCCATATTTGTCATGTAAATTATACATTTTTTTAGCCCATTCTCTATGTTCTTCGCTTGTAAGTTGTTGATATTGTCGGTCTAAGGCAATGATCATTTCTTCTATGCCAAGAGATAATAAAAGCTGAACTTGATATGAACTAAGATTACTGCCACAACAAGCTACACTGATATCATTTTCTGGTTTAAAATAAGTTGCAAATTTAAGACAGCTTTTTTCTGATTCAAACACTATAGCTTTTTTTATTACACGAACTGCGGCTGCGCAATTATTTATATTATAAAGATTTAAACCAAGCGGATGGTTATACATCTTTTTATTAATAACCGCAGGTTTGTATTTTCCTGTTGTTTCATATTCTTTAATTAAAGTTCGTTCTCTAATTCCAATTAAATGATTATTAATATCATAATGAGGAATCACAATACCATCTGAAATAGGATCATAACAAATACCGCGTTGATCACATATTGCTTTACTAATTCCCTCTTGTTCCCAAGGAATTATATGCGGGCGAGGAAAATGAGATAAGATTTTTTCATCAAAAATTGGCAACCCGTTTGAATTTTGCTGCTCGAAAATTAATTCCTCTTTTGATCGTTTATTAAAATATTCCCAATCTTGAAGAGTGGACTGTTTGTTTGAAAAATCTTCGTCAAAATTTATTGAGAAGAAATTTGCGACAAAATTCATTGCATTATATAATGACCACTCTTCTCCACTTTGTTGTTTTACTTTGATAATTAATTCAAAGATATCAAATGTATCACTACAATTAGTATAGCAACGAAAAAGATGCGTATTAGAATAATAGTATAATTTATGGCTATCTCCGCCATGGCATATAGTTTTAGATATTAAAGTATCTTTATATCTACGAGGTTCACCACCGAGTTCTACTAATATATCTTCAATTTGAGTAACTGTTAAAGAATTTTTTAATTCATCTTTATCAAATTTCAGAACGCATCATCCTCTCTTGGCACCACTTGAATATTAATAGCAGGAACGTCAATTACTGAATATTGATAGTCTGTAACAAATTTAGGTTCAATTTTACAAGTCGCTTTGTTTGAAGTACACCACAATAAAACATCTTTATATTTACCACGACGATTTTTATATACTGAAATTTTAGTATCTGGAATTGGATATCCTTGTGTTTCAATTAAAGGTTTTAATGCGTCTAAATCATCTTGACTAGCATTGAGCATAATCATACCACTATCTATTTTATCGGCAATAGATTTAGCACCTCTTAAGAGATTCTGGTCATATATTTGAGCTGTCCTATATTCAGCATTTAATTGAGTAGCAGTTTCAATAAAAACTCCATATTCAACAGCAAGATCCTTTAAACGGACAGCAATCATGAAAAGAATATTATACTCTTTTAAACCATCAACTTTTGATTTTCCACTGACCTCAGATAAGATTTTCATACTAGTATGGATATAATCATGAAAAATATATCGAGCATTGAATTCTCTTACACCAAACTTAATTGTATTTTCAATATCTTGTAGACTAAAATCTGGGAGACGTTTAATTTGAAGCGGGGAGTCAGCTAAAACCGCTGCCGCATGCTGGACCCGCTCAAGCTCACCTGGCTGGTATTGATTATAAAGGATATGATCTTCATTTACATCACTGATAAAAGCTAACATCATAGTTTGAATTTCATCAGCTTGTTGCTCGGTTGTAATATAGATAGTAGGCTCTTTAGTTCCATTCTTTTCCCATTTATTATTTTTATATAATTCTCCACAAGCAATAGTACAAGCATCAGCAATCATTGATCTAGTCTTACCAACGCCAGTTGCCGCAGATCTTAAATATAATTTACCTAAACGGGCGCCGCGCGTTACAGTATTAATTAAATCACCGAATAAAGGTACTCCAAATTCTGGAATAGTCATCAATCGAGTAATTAATTCTTCGGCGCCTTCCCCTGCTTGAATAAATGAATTATCTGCATTATCAATATATTTAGCTTTTACTAATTCTATTTTACTATCAATAGTATCAGCGATTTTTTCAATAGGGGTGTTATCTAACCAATCTTCTTGTGCTTGCTTTTTCTTTTGATCAAAAATGTTATCTACATCATATAACCAAGAAAGATTTAACCCAACTTGTTCTTGATACATACGGAAAAGAGTCATCTTTTTCATACGTTTATAATAATAATCAAAAGCAGCAACTTGAGTAGTAGTTTTTAACTTTTCAAGATATTCTGCTCCATGATTAGTTTTATATACAGCTAATTTAGTTGGACGCTGTTCAAGATAATCTTCAATAGTAGAGGAATCAATGGCGGCCGCTCCTAAAACATGAAGATTATATATACTACCAAAAATAATTTTATGGAACTCTTCAGTGAAATCTTGTTCAGAAAAATGGTAATTTTCATTATCTAATAAGGCAGGATTCTGATAAATACCACCAATTACTTGTACTATAGCACCAATATCTATATATCGACCCATATTAATCCTCCCCTAAATCAAATAAACGCGGCGGTTGTACATAAGTTCTAGGTGATTGAATAATCACAGTTGTAGTCTCAAGATTATATGGAGCTGCGCCCGCATTTTGTTGTTGCTTTTGGTATAAATCAAAATAATATTTATAAGCTTGTTCATAAATATATGGTAGTATTCCTACAGCCCCATTAGCTTTTTCTTTTGAGCCGCTATTAATTTCATAATACCATTTTAAAGCTTTATACATTCCACTATAAGTAAAATGATATTTGGTTTTATATGATTCTAATTGTTTTTGTGTTTTGACAAATTCAAAGTCGTCTCCCAAAAGTTGGTGCATATAAGCAATTAAATTATCCCAGTCTTCTTGCTCTTGAAGTTCAGCTTTATCTTGCTTTTCATAACAAGCCTGATGTGCATATCTTTTATTAAGTTTTACAAATTTGATATGTGGATCGTTACGGTCAAAATATTCTCCACAAAATTTACATTTAACCATAGCTTTTGCTGCCATAATATCACCTACTTTATATTATATTATACCAAAATATAATAAAAAAGTCAAGATTTAATATCTTGACTTTAAAGTTTTATTTATTTGCAATTAGTTCTTTCAAATCATCTACGATAAGAGAAAGAGCTTCTGTTTGTTCTCGGCTCATGTTACCTACTTTATTACCTTTGCCGAGATATCTGTCTGTAATCTGTTGAATCCGAGGACTCCAGTAAGAACCCATTTCTTCATCAGTAGCACTTTTAATAATTTGTTGAATTAAATCATTGAATTGCTTCATCAAATCATCAAAATCGAGTGCTTCTGAAGCAATATGAATATTTTCACGTTTATCAGTGAAAAGCTCAGCTCCATCTTCAGCCATTTGCTGATCAATAGCGTCTGCAATAGCGTTAACAAGATTTTGATATGTAAAATCAATTACGTCAGGGGTGTATTTAAAGCGGGAACCTGCTTCATAACGAGGCGTACCACGCATAAATAATTTTGTTACAAGATTACCATTAGCATCTTCCACTGCGCGGGAATAGCCTATGATATCACACATTCTAGCACAAATATTATTTGCACGCTTGTCTAATGTAGGAACAATCTTATTATACTGCTGCTTAGATTCATCTGTAAAGACCTTATCGGTATCATGGGAAATAATAACAAGACCATAGTTCATTTGGACAATAGAACGAAGAGCTTCATCAAACTCTTTCTCAATCATTCCATATCCTTTTCCGTAAGGAATATCTGAAACAGAATCTGCATTATTATTTGCACACACATATTTTGTACAAAGATCATAAGCAATATCGGCTGTATCAACTATAATTGTTTCATACATAGTTTGGGCTTTAGGGTCTTTCAACTGGCGCAAAGTGCGTTTAAAATCAGACCAAGATTCAAGCGGGAGTGCCATAACTCCAGGAATTGCAGCGTAGCCTTTTTCAAATGCAAGGAGTAGAGCTTTAGGAAATTTGGCGGCTATCGTAGTTTTGCCAGTTTTCCAACCTCCATAAAGAAACACAGAATAACCTCTAAGATCGCGGGAGACTTGATGCGGTTGAATATTAAAAATATCAATATTTGCCATTTTTACTCTCCTTTAGGTAGAACTAAGTTAGGTTGATACCTAACTTAGAACTTAAACCCACCACTGGGGATGGCTGCCGCCGGAGCAGGAGCTGCCGCAAATGTTGTACCAGAGGTTTTATTTGCGTTTGCATAATACTCAACGCTTCTCTGCTTAACCTCAGCCAACATAACATTGCGGTTTTCCATGCCTTTTGTGATATCCTCTGCAGTGAGGATGTCAGGATTACCAAAATCATATGGAAGTTTATTGGCTGTATCAACAACCCATTCTCTAACTCTACGCTCTGTTACATCTACTGCATCTTCACCGAATGCAGATTCAACAGTTTTTTCAATTTTAACTGTACGATTTTCAATATGACCTCTAACACCAGTGTACATTGGATTGCTAGGATCAATTCCTGCATTCTCGAAATATTTCATACCTTCTGGCTTTTTAATTACAAAAGTAATAGGAAGAATATCATTTCGATAATTGAAGATACATCCTTTAAGCTGAAGATAATCCTGCATAATTCCACGTTCTTCATTTGCATCGACATGAATTACGTTAGTAATCAACATATCTGCTTGAAAAGAACAACGTGTGGAGCCTTCCTCTTTCAGATCTGCAGGACCACGCAGGATTGTCACGAAACCGCCCTCATGGCGTGGGGTGCTAACCAATTCATCCTGTCCCTGGGGATAAAAATCATTCAGAGCAATACTCGGAGTAAGTCTAACACAAGTTGCATTTTCGATACCATCATTCATAATGGTTTTGCCATTATCAATAATCTGTTTCAGAGCATTATAGGATACATTTCCCTTACCCTGTTTAGTAGTGGCAGTTACATAAGAATAATGCACCTGAATAACATTCAAGCCTGCATCATCTGTTGCAACATCGATTGTGCCATTAATAAATTCTTTACCATAGTTTTCGCTATTTTTATTTTCAACTGTTCTGATAGCGAGATCATGAGTATAAATCCGGCCCTCGATAACTTCAGTATTAGTATTTTTTCTTGCCATAAATAGTAGTCTCCTTAGTAGTTTATATAAATATTATATCATTTATTTTCTATATTGTCAAGATCTAGGGCGAGCCCCTTCTCTGTTATTTTATATGAGATAGGTGTTGAAGAACCAATTTTTTCTACAAAACCATCATTTAGAAGTTTTCGCATAGTGCCAGAAATAGATCTAGTATTCATATTAATATTTTCAGATAACATTTTTGCTGTGAAAATATAATCTTTATCTTGATTCTGTAGAAGTTTTAGCACTTCTGCGCCTTTTTTCGTTAGCAACTTTTCTTCTTTCAATCCATTAAAAAATTGCATAGCTTCATCGCTTAACGGGTTAGTAGTAATTAAATTAGAAATCTCTGAAATAAATTTTTCTTTAGCAGTCATAATAGTAATTCCTTTTCTTATTTTGTATATATATTATATCATAAAAAAGAAAATTTGTCAATTACTCATCTTTGAGACATAAATTCAATAAAACGCCCGCCAAGAGAGCTAAAGCTGTACCACTAATTGAAAAGTCTCCAGATCCTAAAACAACTCCACTAATACCAAGAGATAACACGACAGAACAAATAATTAAATTTTTCTGAACATTTAAATCTACTTGCTTTAACATTTTAATACCACTGGAACTAATAAATCCATAAAGCACGCAAGCGGTACCGCCGCCAATTACACAACTAGGAATTGAAGAGATAAAAGCTTGTATTGGTTCAAGGAATCCAAGCAAAATCATCATAATGGCTGCAGTAACCGTAGTTTTTACAGATGCGCATTTACTGAAGCCTACTGCTGCGACACCTTCGCCATATGAGCAGGCGCCAAGTCCACCAAAATATGATGTCATAATATTTGCTAAACCTTCACCTACAAAAATTCTACCTAAACCTGGAGTTTTATATAGGTCTTCGCCGACAATATTACCTAATGCTGCGTGATCACTTAAGCATTCACAAATAGCACTAACTGTAAAAGCTATATAAATTACAATAATTGGTATTAATGTCTTAAAAGATATTGGTTGCCATTTAGTAAAAGCTAAAACAGGGAGTTTAATTAAACTAATATTATTAAATTTACTAAAATCTACCAAACCAAAAGGAATAGCCACCAAATAACCAACCAATGTTCCAATCAGGAATGGGAACATGGAAAGCGCACCTTTAAGATAATGGCTTGCTAAAGCTATTGCTAATACTGTAATTAAAGCAATAAATATACCTACATTACCTGTATCCCCAATATATCCCGGAATAAATCCCATTAAATTTATACCAATTACAATAGTTACAGAACCAATTAAAACCTTTGGCATAAACTTATAAAGATTATCAATAGAAAAGGTAGAAAATAAAAGACCAAATAAACTATATACTAATGCAGTAACCAAACCACCAACTGCGACCGCCGTATATCCTCCTGCGGCAAGTGCTGCAAGAACAGGAGCAACAAAAGCCCCGCTATTAGAAATAAACATTGGTGATTTAAATTTAGTCATTAAGCTGTAAACAAGTGTGGCGGCGCCTGCGCCAATAAAAGCGCCAGATAATTCGACTCCACAAATTTGAGCAATTAAAGCAGTAGCAGTGAAAACACTTAATAAAATTTGTAAACTAAAAAGTAATAATTTTCCAATTGGAGGAGTATCATCAATTTTATAAACCATAATTATTTAAACTTCCTTATATTTTCAATAACATCATCAATATTATCAACAAGTACGCCTGCTTGTTTAATAAGACCTGTTACATAAAGATTTTGATAGGAGTATTGTTGTTCACCGAGAGAGGCGCGGCCGCCCGCATCTTTAGCATCGCTATGAGTGTTATAGCATTGCCGCGTGTCAGTACAAATTCCAATAATTAATTTATGATCACCGCGTTCAATTTTTTCATGAAATTTACCAATCTCTGCGCAGGTTCCAGAAGGAAGAACATCACCATCAATACAAGCAATTAAAATATCTGTATTATTTAAACGAACATTATCTCCATTTGCGATCTCTTGAGAACCAGCAAATTTTTTCTTACCTTCAACACCATTAATTTCAGTGTTTTCTACAGGACTATATACATAAGCATCTGGAAATGCTTCACGAATTTTATTAGCCCATTCGATATTTCTTAAATAATCGCCATAAAAGAAAATAGGTCCAGCTAAATAAATATTCACAGTCTAACATCACTCCAATAAAGTATATTTTTATTTAACATTTCTGCAAACTCAATTTCTCGTTTAGTAGATTTTCCAATATAATGATCTTGATCTATAACATAAATAAGATCAGCATCTTTAATTTTCATCCGATGAACTAAATCCAATAAATTTTTTTCTTCATCGGTAATTGGAGTTACTTCATCTGCATGATGAAAAATACAAGGCATAGTAACAATTGCGCCTTTTAGAGTTAGTTCTTGTGCTACTTTTATAAAAGTTTCTTTAAATTTTGTACTGCCGCATAAACAAATTTTTGCTCCAAAATATGGGGATGCGAGAATATCTTCCATAATTACTCCTCTTTAAGAATACAATTTTTTTCAACATGTTTTGCATTTAAAGATTCTATAATTTTATATCCTTCCCAAGGATATACTCTATCTTCATCTGGGGAAATAAGTCCTCTTATATCATAATAGTAGTCATCAATTTTAGTAAAAAAATGATTTGCTACAGGATCATAATAAATAATTCCATTAAATCGCTCTTCAAGATTCTTTGCAAACCAATAACAATTACCATGAAGAAAAGAATCTTCTAATTCTTTTGGGTTACGTTCTTTAAAAGCGTTAATAAAATGAAGGACTGTTACCATATCGGTCATTCTTGTCATTTATTACCCTCATTTCCATTAAAACCAAATTCTTTTGCCTGATAAAGTTGAATAAAGTATCGTTCTTTAGCATCTAAATCTTCTCTTGAACACTCTTCTAGTAATTCAAAAGTAAAATTTTCTAATCCATCTTCTTGCATGGCTTTATATAATTTATTTCCTGGTGGAGTGTCAATACCTAGTCCACATTTACAGTGGTCATTCCAACGTTTATAAATATCAACACTTTGCCCTATATAACAAGCATTAGTTAAAATATCTGTAATTTTATAGATCCCGCATTTAGTTTTCTCTTGTAGAATAATAGGAAATTTATTTTTGGCTAATGGTTGCCAATAGGTTTGCCAGATAAGCATAGATAAAATTCTAGGTTTATGCAGAGATTTTTTTACTCGCTCTAAAGCTTGAATATCATCTAAATCTGAATCAGAGGGAATTAATCTGTATGCGTCTTTATTTTCTTTTATTTCATGTTCTTTTAATAAAGCTTGTTGTGCGGCCGCCCTAGTTTGTGCTATGGAATTTAGTTTTTCTTGCTCTATGTTAACTGCTTTTTTAAGATTATCAATTTTATCTTGATAATCATTATCTGCTTGTTCATAAGCTTGGTCAAGAGTATCACAATAAGATTCAAAAGCTTGATTAACTAGAGTTCGTTGTGCGTTTGAAGTGGCGGCGACCGTATCTTTTAATCTTTTTAATTCTTCCTGTTGAGCATCTATATTGCCTTGCAATCTATTGTTCATTTGAAAGAGTTCGTCTTTTTCTTTTTGTAGTGTTGAAGTAGCTAATTCTAAATCATGTTGTTCTGATTTTAAAATTGCATTTCTTTTTTCAACTTGAGTATTGATTTTGTGCCGTGAAATAAAAGCATAAAGACATAGAATAAATAGAATTCCTATAATAATAATTTTTATATCCATAGTCTTTATATAGAAAAATGGGGTTGGGCAATAACCCAACCCAATTTGTTAAATCTCTATATTACTCTGCGGGAGCAGAAGGATCAAAAACTCTGCCTTCATCAGTCAGCTTAATAAGCTTAACCTTCTCATGAGTGCCATCAGCAAGCTCCATCTCAGCCTCGACACGCTCTGTCAGACCCTTGCGCTGGAAGGAAGTAATAGAACCATTAACAGACTTAACATTGCGACCAAGTGCTTCAGCGATATCCTTTGCAGTAAAATCCTCGCCATCATGCTTTTTAATATAATCAAAAATTTCAACAGTTTCCGGTTTCATAGCCATAATAATTTTTTCTCCTTAAAATAAATCAATAAATAAAATAATAATAAATTTAATATTGGGCGAGATTATTACCACCCTTTATTATATACAAATTATATCAAAAAATTTCTTTATTGTCAATATACTCTGTAATCTTAATTAAATCATTAAGTGGTATAGTCTGCATATAATTTTGAATTTTTTCTTCGTTTAATTCAATATCTTTGCCCAATTCTATCTCGCGCTCAGCATTTATAATTTTCTGAGCAATAATTTTGAGTTCTTGCTTTCTCATCTTGTGAATATATTATATCAAAAAATTTTCTATTTATCAAGTAGTTCCGCAATCAAAGCAGCGAAATCTTTTTCAGATAAAATTGGAATACCGAGTTTTTTAGCGGTTACATTTTTTTGCGTAGTAGATTCTGTGTCATTGTTAATAAGATAATTTGTTTTACTTGTTACGCTGCCAGTGACCTTTCCACCAAGCGACTCTATATATTCTTTTAATGCGTCTCTATTTTTCCATTGAGTCACTTTACCTGTGATACAAAACTGCAATCCATCTAGGCCAGTTTGTGCGGGGGCAGCTGCCGCCGCATAATTTAAATATTTTACCACTTTATCCATAATAGTAAAATTATAATTATGAATATTTTTATCCATTACATAACCAAAATCAGGTAAATGACTAAAATCAACATTTTGATCTATTGCTTCTCGAAACGCTTCCCATATCTTATAATAATTAGCAATAGTTTTAGAAGCTGTTATTCCAATTTCTGGAATACCTGCCGCAGCGATAATTCTCCACAATTCTGTATTTCTACTATTTTCTATTGAATTTAAAATTTTATCTACTGAAGCAACACCAAATCCAGGTTTTTTAATCCATTCATTTCTGTGATCCTTAAGAGTAAATATGTTATCAAAATCTTGCAGCCATTCCCAATCTAACAATTTCTCTAAGGTGGCTTTAGATAATCCTTTGATATCTAGCCCTTTTTTCCCGCAAAAATGTTCAAATTGATTAATAATTTTACCATCGCAATTAGGATTGGTACAATAGCAAATAGTAGCTATTCCATCTTGCTTAAATTCAACTGGTTCTCCGCAAATGGGGCAAGTAGTAATTTGATCAACAAGAATTTTATTCTCTGCATAAATTTCATCTAGAGTTTTATAGGGTCCCGCGCTATATATTTGAGGGATAATTTGATTAGCTTTATAAATCTCTAAAGGTTCATTTTTATACGCGCAAGGCCCAAGAGTGTCATGCATAATACTAACATTATGTAATGAAGCTCTTTCTACTATTGTTCCATCAATTTCAATAGGTTCAAAAACGGCGGTAGGGGTTAGCTGGCCAGTTCTGCCCATTGTCCAATCAATAGTCTTTAAAATACTCCAATATGTTTCATCATAAAATTTATAAGCCAATCCACCATTAAAATGATGAGAAGTTGCACCCAGAGATTGATAATAGTTACAGTCATTAAATTTAAAAACTAACCCATCAATAGGATAAGATAGAATTTCAGCAGTTTCTTTTAAAGTTGTTATAACTTTATTAATTTCTTCTTCACTTGACGTAGGGCAACTCCAATTTGGGACAGCTATAAAACCTAATCCAGATAAAATACCTAATTTTTCAGATAAATAGTTAGTTGCTCCATCTAACCCTTTAATACAATCCCACGCCACAAACGTGAGTTTTCTTTTTGCACTTTCCATACTATCCAAGAGACGTATAGAACCGCTGGCAAAGTTACGGGGATTTTTGTAAATGCTACTAAACTCTTCAAAATCTTCATATGTACAAATAATCTCACCATCAATAATAATTTCTTGATGAAAGTTTTTTGGCAAAGATAGGGGAACACCTTTAACATGTTTGATATTATGAGTAATATCTTCTCCAACATATCCATTCCCGCGCGTTTCCGCACTTACTAATATTCCATTATCATATCGTATAGAACAAGTAAGACCATCCATTTTAGCCATCGCTAAAGAAGGCCGATTATTTAAAAAATTAATTATATCTTTAACTTCTTTTGTCTTATTTAAAGATAACATTGGATGATTATGCTCTACTTTAGGAAGGGAAGATACTGTTTCAAAATAAATACCTTTAAGTGGAGAATTTGGATCTTGTTCTCCACTTATCCGTTCATATTCAGCAACTTTGAAATATAAATCATCCCATTGCTTATCACTTACTACCGGAGTCCCTGCATCATATGCGGCAGTCCAACTATTTAATTGTTCAACTGATTTTATATACTCTTCATGAGTCATAATTTTACCGCTCCAATAATTTTGCTATTTTGAATCATAACATTACCAACCATGATTCTATTTCCTACTGGTATTTCTTTAGCAGAAATACAAATAGAATTAGGTTTTCCGATTAATAGAACCTGATCATCTGATTTTAACATCACTGCCGCCACAATATTTCCTGTAGCAAGAGATGGTTTATAAGTATAAATACCTTTTCCGCCCCTTAATTGAATTGGGTAGTCTTGGATAGAAGTCATCTTACCTAAACCTTTTTCAGTAAAGATCGCTAAATATTCCCGATTCCCTATAGGTGTCCCTATAATGACTTCATCATCTTCATCTAATTTAATTGCGCGGACTCCGCTTGCAATTCTACCAACAGGAGTTATTAATTTTGTATCAAAATGAATAGAATAGCCATTTTTAGTTACAACTAATACTTCTTCATCTTTTACAAAAGTCACATTAACTAATTCATCATCTTCTTTAAACTTAATAGCTTGAATTCCCGTTGATTTTTTAGTGTCTTTATATTCATCTAACTTAGTTTTTTTAATTAATCCATTTTTAGTAAAGAACAATACATATTCTGCATTTGTATCTCGATAAAGAGAAGAAACTGCACAAATATTTTCATTCGGCTCAAAATTACAAAGAGAAGTAATATTTGTGCCACGAGAAGCGTTAGTTCCTACCGGTATTTTATCTACCAAAACGCGATATAATTTTCCTTTATTAGTAAAAACCATCAATGTGTCAATAGTATTAGTGCTAATAGTATCTAATACTACATCATCAATTGTTTTTACACCTTTTCCTGCACGATTTTGTGATTTAAAAAGGTGCTTTGGAATACGTTTTACATCTCCAGTTTTACTTACAACTACAACTACATCTTCTGGAACAACTTCCTCAATTTCTTTTTTCTTAGGATCAAGATCAATATGCATTACTTGAGTCTTTCGAGGCTTACCATATTTTTTAACTAAGCTATTTAATCTATCCAAGAAAATAGACGTTTGAATATTATCTTTATTAGCAATAATATTGTTGCAATTTTCAATAGTGGATGTAAGTTCGTTCAACTCATTTTGTAATTCAATACCCTCTAAATGAGCCAACCGGCCAAGTTTCATATCAACAATTGCTTTAGCTTGATTTTCTGTAAAATTATATGTTTTCTGTAAAGCAACCCGCGCGGCCGCCGCACTTTCACTGGATTTAATTAATGCAATTATTTCATCGATAGTTGCTAAAGCTTTAATTAAACCTTTAACTATTTCTTCTCTTGATTTGGCTTTATTAAGATCAAATTCTGCTTCTCTTTTAATGCAATCCATATTATGCTTAATATAGATTTCAAAATATTGTTTTAAATTTAGCAGAATAGGAGTTTTCCCAACCAATGCAAACTGATTAGCACTATAAGATTTCTGTAGATCTGTATTACTAAAAAGTTGATTTAAAATAACTCCAGGATTATTATCACATTCAACTTCAACTAAAATACCATTCTTTTGGCTACTTCTATTGTAAATATTATCAATACCATCAATGGTGCCATCTGAAATAAGTTTTTTAACTGATTCCATCCAAGGCTCAATATATACTTGATATGGAAATTCAGTAATAAAAATACTATTACCTTTTATCTCTGTTTTTGCGCGGAGAATTACTTTTCCTTTACCTGTTTCATATATAGCATGCAGATCTTTTTGATTAATAATTATTCCGCCTGAAGGAAAATCAGGAGCCAAATCTGTAAGGTTACAGGAACCTGTTGAAACGTACTCTTTTATCTTAGCTTCTATTTCGCTAAGATTATGTGGGAGCCATACATTGGCAATTGTTACGCCAATACCCTGGCATCCATTTATCATTAATCTAGGTAAAACTGCGGGGAGTACTTCTGGCCATTCTGCATCTTCACTAAAGTTTTTAATCATAGGAACATTATGTTTTTTAATTCCTACGAACATTCCTTCTTCAGTAACTTTAGCTAAACGTGCTTCAGTATAACGTGCGGCAGCTGCTTCGCCTGAAATAATCTGGGATCCATTTGCACCATGCCAGTCTACTTCCGGGATATTATTAATCCAAGGTTGACTCATTCTAGCAAATGTATCATAAATAGCTACGTCTCCGTGAGGCCACCAATTAGCTATTACACCGCCACTAATTTTAGCACTCTTTACGTGTGGCTTGGAACTTGTATATCCTTTATCATACATTTCCCACAAGCAGGCTCTCTGGCCTGGTTTTAAACCATCTCTTGCATCGGCAAAAGCACGCTGTGAGTTAGCTTCATATGCAAAATCTATAAAATTTTGATGTAATTCTTGAGTAAGTTCAACTGTTTTATTCATTAGCTTCCTCCGCGTGTTTTAATAGATAGGCTCTGCGTGGCGGAACACTTGGTCCCATGAGACATTCCATAAGCTGTGCCGCCGCATTTTCATCAGATACTATAACCTGTGAAATATTCCGTGTGTTAGGATCAATTAAGCACTGATGTAATTCATGAGCATCTTGTTCACCAAGACCTTTATTTCGATTAACTAGATAAGATTCACCTTTATGTTTAGCTTTATACTCCTCAAGAGCCGCCGCATCTGTTAAAAAGATATATTCATTCTTTTTTGTAGTAATCCTAAATAATGGCGGGAGAGTGGAATAAATATGCCCATTGGTGACTAATTCTGGGCACAACCACCAAAAGAATTCTAGAAGTAAATTTTTAATAGACTGACCATCAGGATCTCCATCTGCACACAGTAAAATTTTTCCATACCTTAATTTAGATTTATCATAAATTAATTTGCCTGTTTTTTTATCGACATCTAAACCTAAGGCTTTAATAATGTTTACAACCTCGGCATTAGCAAAAATCTTTTCAGGACTATTTTTATAACAAGCAATGATTTTACCCCTGATTGGGAAAATTGCCTGGATATCAGGATCTCTTGCTTCAACTAGACCCGATGCTGCGCTATCACCCTCGGCTATAAGCAATTCACAAGCTAATCTATTTTTACCATTAGCATCTACAAGTTTTGTAGGAAGATTGAGTAATTTTTTCTTCTCTTTTTTACCTACTCCTCTTGCTGCATCTCTGGCTTTTTTTGCTGCTTCTCTTGCTTTCCGTGCGGCCGCCGCCTTCTCAAAAATTGATTTAATTTCTTTCTCATTATTATTCAACCAATACTGAAGATTTTCAGCTAAAGCTGTTGAAAAAGGAGTCATATCAATTTTTGTAATTCTAGATTTAACTTGTGCATCGTATCCAATGTTAGGTGCCGTAATATTAAAAATAATATACATTCCTTCTTGAATATCATCACCAGTTAAATTTTCATCCTTATCTTTAAGCCACTTTTTATCTTTAAAGAATTTATTAAACTCACGAGTAATAATTGTTTTAACTTGTGTAATATGCTGGCCAGATTCTGTTAGACCAGTGTTAACATAAGGGACAATAGTAGAAGAATACATAGAAGTGTATGTTAATACCATATCCATTCTATTTTTTCCTTGTACGAACCGCATATTAAATCTATTTTTAATAAGTTCTTTATTTTCTACTGCTTTGTCTACTAAATCATTTATTCCTTTTGAAGATACATAAGTAACTTTATCATTTTTATCATATAAATTAATAGTTAAACCAGGACAAAGAGCAGTAATAGTTTCACATAAATTTTTAACTTTATTAATTTCTACTTCTGGATGTGTGAAAAATTCTTCGCTAGGTTGCCATTTAACAATTGTTCCAGTAGTATCTTTACTAATTTTCATATCTACTGGATCAATTTTTCCACCATCGTGATGGCTGATTTCACCCTCGACAAAATAAACTTCTTCCCACTCTCCATCTCTATATGTAATTACATCTAACCAATGAGAAAGATAAGTAGTGATTTTAGATCCAATACCAAAGGATCCTAGCGAAGTACCCTCATAAGTTCCATCTTCTCTATATTTACCTGAAGTATTTAAGACACTAAATGCAGCTTCAAGAATAGTTTTTCCATCTTCTCTATAAGAGTTAGGAATAAATCCCTGACCAAAATCTTGCACACTAATAATATTATTATCTTCAATTTTAATATCAATAATATTTCCATGTCCAAGATTAAATTCATCAATAGCATTTGATAAGATCTCTACTAAAAGTTGTGTAGAATAAGTCGTATCACCACAATATACTCCAGGTCTAAGACGTGTGAATTCAAGAGGAGATAATGACTCAATACTATCTTTTGTATATAATTTATCCATAAATTAAATCACCCTTCATAACCTACTTAACTTCTTTTCCCCTTTCTCATTCATTTTTTATATTATATCATATATTTTTTCGCTTGTCAAGATTTGGGAAAAATCCTGGCTAAAAATCATCGCAAAATAGAAAAATCGGTAAGGCAATTAAGCCTTACCGATATATTGAGCTGACACATATCCTTCTAAGGAATCATTAATTTTAACATGATACCATAGATCATTGTCAGTGCCATTTACAGTTTCAAGAATTGTGACTTTAGTACCTTGTTTAAGTTTAGTAACTAAACTATAAAAAATTCCGGGTTGAGATCGTACATTTAATAATTTAGCATTAACTATTCCTACGTCTGGGGCGGGGGTCGCAGTGGTTTGAGGACTAGTAAATTTACCATACCCTAAATTCGTTGTTGCGTGTTGATAATCATTTAAAATAATATCTCCAGGGACAAGATAATCAAAACCAATTAGATATTGTGGATCAGTTAATACCTGGAAACCTGCATTACTATAAGCTGCGCGCATTGCAGTAGTAGAGTATACATCAATTTGTTGTAATGCGGGGAGATCTAATAAATAACCTACAGCTTTAGTGTTAGCAACGATTCCATTAGAACAATCTGCTTCGCAATCTATTCCAATATTTTTTGGGTAATAACCAGATTTTCTTAAAGCGTCCCAATAAGTCCTATTTTGTGATTGATCATAACCTATATGATCATTTTGTGCTGCCTCAATAGCCAATTGAGCTAATAACTCTCGGACTTTAGGATTAGGATGGCGTAAAATACATTGCCAACCTTGGTTATACCAATTCATAATACGCCATTCTTGGCCAGTTTGGTCACCAGCTATACCGCCAGAATATCTCCCATTTTCATCTTTACCACAGTTAGAAATTTTACCATAATATTGATCAAAATTAATTCCAGAAGAAACATTAGCGACTTGTTGTGCGGGCGTCGCAGCTTGTTTTATAATGTAACAGTTGTTCATATCTACATTAGTAGAAATTCCAGGAACTTGGCCTTTATCTGTCCATTGATGGTATGCACCTGCGCGCATTGGAGTTCCGCCGCCATTATAGTGTGCTACCCAATATACATATTGCTTTAACAGAGCGGGATCATACATTGTATTATAGTAATCTAAATTACTATAAATACCTGCTATATAACCTTGTTGTTGAATATAATTACAGAAAATTTTTGAGAATTCTATACATTCATTCTTTCCTAAGGTTACTCCTCTGCTCTTGGCGCGAGCTACTGTATCATATTCAAAATCAAAGAATATTATAGTGTTTTTCCCAAGTCTTGCTTGTTTTACATGATTAATACATGCTTGTGCTTCAGCTATAACTTCATTGACGCTAATGGAATAGCAGAAATGATATACTCCATGGATAGGTAAATTGGCGCTTTGTGCGCCTGTGCAATATTCAAAGAATCTATCATCGGCGGAAGTCCCATACCCTTCTCGGATAATTACAAAATCAATACCAGATTGTTTTACTTGATTAAAATTAACATTACCTTGCCATGTAGAAATATCTATCCCTCGTGCGGTAATTTCTGTGCCAACTTTAATTTTTGCGGCGGTACTAGATATAGTTGTATGACTTAATTCTTCTATTAAATCACTAGATATAGTGGTCCCGCTAACTCTTAAATTAACTACGCTTTGAACTGCCGCATAATTAAAACCTGCCGCTTGGATTCTGGCTTTACGATCAGCGCCATTCCCCCATTTGCCATCTAATACCTCTTGAGCAATAGCATCTAAAGAAGCGGCAACAGAAGGGCAATGGAATTTTTTATTAATAAGACTTTGGATTTCAATATAACTATATCCAGCCTCTGTTAATTTTTGTTGTCTAGTTTCATTATCACCCCACTTACCATCTAAAACTTCTTGAACTATTTTTTGGATGTCAGCAGATGTAATATTTTTTTCCATTAGACTTCTTTAACTCCCATATTAATAAAGTCGTCAATATTTCCATTTGTTTCAATTAAATTACGTAAAATCTTTAAGGATTCATCAACTAAATCGCAAAATTGATCATAAGTAATAACTGATGCAATTTGAGGTAAATCTTCGACAAATTTATTGTAAACCTTAGCAAGTTTCAAGGGTCCAGTCCCTGCGCCCATCTCGGCCTCAGCTTGCGCTACAGCCCAAAGCAACCACTTTTTCAGCATTTCAATTTTTGTGCTAGTTGGAACTTGAATAAATTTAGCAATAAAAAATCCACCGACTAAACCGATGGTTAAACCAATAATAATATAAAATATAAAATCAGGCATTTTAATCTCCTTTCATCCTACACTGCCATCAGGCATTTGGAAGTTTGCGGCCGCCGCACTTTCATATACTATCCCTCCAGAGGTATTCTCTTTTGTAGATTTAGCATAATATGCAACTAACCCTATGACTTCTCCTACTATTGCCCCAATTAATGTAATTAAAGGGGTAAAATCTGGGGCTATACCCATAGCAGATGCTAAATTAATACTTTTTATTGTGACCCATAATGTAAAAATCTCTATTAAACTGCAATTTACGAGAAGAAAAATCAATGCTTTTTTACTGGTCGAAAGCTGCTTAGGAGCTGAATTTGTTAATTGTTCATACTCTTTTTGAATATTATTGCGTCTTTTTATATTTTCTTTTTCAATTTCCCAATTCTCTTCTTCTTTTGTTAGTTGAGCAGCTTTTTTGAGATATTTATCTTTACTTTTTAATAAATATAACATAAAAACCACCTTATAAAAAATGAGTGTATTTATATACACTCATAATCTTTGTGCTATATTTGCTATTTTACTACGATAAATATTAGGAAGTGTTACTTCTCCATATATTTCTTCGCCACGAAATACTGCAGAAACTCGTCTTAAACCATTATTAGCTCCTGCGTATAATGATAAATCAACTTGAGCTTCACTATCTCCATCTAAAATTACAATACAATCTTCTCCTACGCGTTGCAAGGCTAATTTAATTAATTCAATATCCATATTCTGGGCTTCTGTAATGTAGATACCAGCTTTCATTCCTGTTGTGTCATAGCCTCGCGCATCTGCTAAAGGTAATAATACAATTAATCCTTGGTCAATTAATCTTTCTACTTCAGTTTTATCTCCTAATTTACTTGACAAAAAATTCCCAATTTGCGAATCTAATAGTTTATCATCTTTAGAACCAGGATAAAATCCTAATTTAGCTGCACCATTCGCGGCTACTGTATTACAAAAAATAATAATTTTATCTAGATTTCCTTTTTCAACTTGAGAAAAAAGATACCCAAGTGCTAGATACGATTTACCGCTCCCAGCTGGCCCCCGCAAGAGAGAAATTTGATTTTTAATAAGAGAATCCATTGCAATTAATTGGTAAGGATCTTTTGGCTTAATTTTACCAAATTGTTTACTTTCAAAAATATAAAAATCTGGTATCCTGTTATATGCTTGACCATCATATTTATAATGATCAATAATTTTACCGTCTTTATCCTTTAAAAGTAGATATTGATTATATTTTAATCCAAAAGGATTGTTGTCTTTAAAACTATATATTAAATTATATAATTCTGATAAAGCTTCATCGGTCGGCGCGGATACTTCAACCCAACCTTTATAATTAGATTCTTCAGAGGTCATATAATCAACTGTTAATCCTAATGATGCTGCAATTCTTTTACAGAAATAATCTTGTGTAATGAATAAAACTTCATCATTGGGGTGGAGTTGTTTGAATTGTAAAGCAGATAAAATAATACGACTATCGTTATTATCTGATAAAACGGGATAATTTTTTAAAAGATCATCCCATGTTTTTTGATAAACAATAACTTGAAAATCGTTTTCATGCTTTGCTAATAGTTCTATTACTTTGCGAGCTTTATATTTCACATCTTGATCTTTTGTTGATGAACTTTTAATATTTTCTAATTCTTTTAAGGTGATAGAACTAATAAAAAAATGTTCATTATTTTGTAGCAAGACTTTGCTTTGATCCAAAAGCGCACAAGTATCATAGAATATATGTTGCATACATTGAAGTCTCCTTTATAAATAGATTGCGATCTAGGCGTCTAGACCGCAAAATAAATATATCATTTTATTGTCTCTCAAAGATTATAAAAAGTTATTGCAGATTTTTATTTATTTCTGGCCTTGTTAAAATATTCAGCGGTATGGTTAATTCGCTCTTCTATTGCTGCATAAACATCTTTTATTTCTGATGTAAGATCTGAAATGTTTTCATCATAATCTTTCAAAGCTTTCTTTAGAGCTAGTGAAGTTGTAGTATTTTTAGGGGCGCGCGCCCAGATCACTTTTACCTCCTGAGCAATAATCCGCGTCATCTGTTTCTGATATTTTAAATAGGCAATATGCGCTCGTGCATGAGCAATAGTTTGTCCAGTAATCGCAGTATAATAACCTTTTTCTAAATCTGTAGGATGCACCCGAGCTGTCCCAGTAAAATGTCCATATGGGGTAGCAATAGTAACCCAACTGACTCCAGTTTCTGGAGTGAATCCATCATCTATAATTACTTCATGATCTTTCTTCATTTATTTTCACCCGTATTTCTTTTAAGATAGTATCTATGTTAATAGGATAACAATTATGAGCATCCACTTCACAATGATAAAGTATTCCTTTATCAAAGTCGACAAATGGATCTTTAGTATGAATATGTCCGCAAAGATTAATTAATTTTTGTTTTAAAGGTTTATCATCATCATAATTACTTGTTAAACTTGGGAAATGAGATAAATAAAAATGATAATTATTATATTTTAAATAAATAGAATTTTCTACTTCAACTACATTAGAGAGTTTTGCATATTCATCCCAGCGCTTATTCGTATCATGGTTGCCGCGCACGATATGAATTTGACCAGGAAAATGACTAATAAGAGCTAATCCCTTTTCAAAACTCTCGTTGCCACCCAGAAGAAGGTCACCAAGTAGATAAAGATCATCCTCAGGTTCTACTACTTCCCAAAAATTTTGCAATAGAGTGCCATTCATATCTTCTATTGATTCAAAACCGCGGGGCTTATAAATAAATTCCCTATTATGAAATAGATGGAGATCACTTGAAATGTAAATCATATCAGTATCCCTTTCTTCTATGAATTATCATTTGGAGCCTCTTTCTTAAGCCAATCGAGCCACACTCCCCTTTGCTCTGGGACTGGATATTCTTGCTTTTGTGTTACGCCACCGCAATAGTTGGCAACATCCCATTGTACTTCGCCAAGAAATTTGTCTAGCTCTTCGTCCGTCATGGAGCGGATTTTATCTCCCCAAGTCATCATTCGCCCTCCTCAATTAGAAATATTGCAAAGACAAGTACGAGCGAAATAACAAATGCTATCGCCCAGATAATTAGCCCTGTTTTCCATCCACACACCACACAGGTAGTTCCAATTAAAAGAGCAAAGACCATAGCGAGGATTGTTCCACCGATTATTTTCTTCATCATTCGCCCTCCTCTGTCAGTTTATAGTCCTCGCAAAAGTAAGCAAGTATTTCTCTGTTTGATCCATGAAAAGGACAATACTCATATCCGCAGGTTTTACAGTTCATGTCTCGTCTTCCTCATGCCAATTCTGTAGAAATTCTTTTTGAATATTTATACCCTCCTCTGCCGGGATGATGGAAAGATCCATTTGATTTTCTACCTCCAGAATCCCATCGTACTCACAAGGATCAGCAATAGGATGTTCCTTAGAATGTTCCATTCTATTGAGTACACTAACAGGGACAACTGCGCGACCTCCTCTCTGTTCATTCCATGTCTTACAAGTAGAAAAAGGGGTATTCATCCAAACAGGAATAATTTTAATATTTCTATGAGTTAATGCATTAAGAAGTTTGCGGCGGCTAGGCCAATTAAGATGAGTAGCATCGGCAATTACTGCATCAATATTATCTTCTGCTCCAAGAGCGTAATTAATCTGATTTACAAAAGAGCAAAAAACCTGATCTTCCTTATCAAAATAATCATCAGAGTCTTTTAGCATGGCAAAACGCACTTCATCTCTAGAAATATATACAGTATGTTCATTCATCAAAATATTTTTTGCATACCAGCTTTTACCGCTGCCAGGGATACCGCACATAATATATAGAGTTTTAACCATTAATTAATTCCTTCTTTCTGTTCAACCATAGCAATAAAATGTTTATAAGAAGGGTCTTTACGTTGTCCATCTTCATCAAAATTACCATGAATAAATTCAATTTGAAAATCTTCATAATTATATTTACCAAATGGTCGTACTTCTACATGGTTGGTTTGAATTTTGCATTGCGGGCAATACAATTTTTTAAGATGGCCTGGCTCTCGCACCTTTCTTGATGTTCTGACTACGGGAAGCCCTTTATTTCCACATTGTGTGCAATAAAAATCACTAACTGTAATTGTATTGTTAGCCATTTTTCATTTTATTCCTCCTTCATCTTTATAAATTATTATATCATAATTTTTTATTTTTTGCAATATATAAAAAAATAAAAGAGGAATTTTCCTCTTTTAAAATGGTATAAATTAGATTCTTGTTATAACTTCTAGGCATTTCAAAATCTTACAAAACCATGATCAATAAACCATTCTTTATTAATGCCGTTAGGGATAGTTTCAAAAAAGGGAATAAGAGAATTATATTTATCACAAGCTTCTTCATAATTATAATACTCAAATTCCTGCTCATATGCGGTATCATCAGCACCCCAAGCAGCAATTTTAACATAATACTTACCATAGGCAATAAGAGTAAGACGCAATTTTATTCTATTACCTTCATAACAAGGATACCAGTCATCTTCAACTGTAATAAAACGCTCTCTCCGAAACGGCATTTTTAATCCCTCCTTTATCTTTATAAATTATTATATCATAATTTTTTATTTTTTGCAATATATAAAAAAATAAAAGAGGAAAATTCCTCTTTTATTTTTAAAGATATTTTCCTTCTTTAATCCCTAAAATTATTAAACCAATACCAATACTAAAAATAATTCCAGCTACAATATAACTAATAATAACCCACAAAGGCATTAAATTTCCCTCCATCCATTATGCTCGATAATAGCACGCATATTCTGCACTCCAACAGGATTCATAGAATGAATATGGAAAAAATATCCAGTATCAACAATACCCTCGCGCTCAAGCCAGTTCAGAATCTCAATATAATCACCACCAGATGTGACATAATCGCCAGCATCATGATCAAGATCAATTATAATAGTATCATCACGCATATTACTTTCATAAGTACGAATTGCTGATTTAGCTCCATTGACAGTTCGACACCAAAGCCAACTCATGTCGGGCGGCCGCCGCACATCATCAATCCAAAGTTTCATATATATTCCCCCTTAATTGTTATACTTTATTATATCATATTTTTTCATAAAAAACAAGAGGGATATTTTTATCTATCCCTCTTATTAGAAATGATATTTAAGTAGATACTCTGGAGACACGCATTTAAAAGATTGTACGCCATCTTGCGTGCGGAATACTATTCCTTCTTTAATTTTATGATTCACTGTTGAAGGTTCACTATTTACATATGCTCTTAGTTCTTCTATAGTATTAGGGAGTATAAAAGCAGAATCTAAAATAGGTACACAAGGAATTGAATAGATAGTTTCAAGCCAACTTTTCATAACTGCGCTATTCCAACGACCTTTGTTTGAAGTAATAAGATTAAATGCCATAAAATCATGGCCTTGGATATCGTAAGTATTACGTTGGACACCTTCGCCATAAGTTTCACCTTGAATAGTTACCCATTCTATTTCTGGCATTTTATCAAGAATATCAGACAGAACATTAAACATATGATATTTTTCTGCCATTTCCCAATAAATATTAGTGTCATAATAGCAAGGTTTATCTATACTATCAAAGCATACATTTCGAGAACATACATAGAATTCTTTTTTACCGAATTTTTTACGTTTCATAGTAAAAGTGGTACTAGATCCATCAATTTTTTCAGTAGCAATCCAAGGATCTTTATTTTTAAGAATCCAAGGCATATTTTCAATACGTTCTTCATCTGTTTTTTGTACCCAACTAGGCCATCCATTTTTCTTATCCTTAGCTTTGCCAAAGAAAAAGAACATAAGATCTTTACCCCATTGACGCCGCATAAACCAACGCACAAAAGGCTTACTGAAAATCGCAGGATGACGCTGCGCCATTTTCTTATATTTATCCATAGAAGGAGCCTTGCGCTGATTATCCTCTGCGTCCGCATAGGTTACGCCAAGGATTTTAGTAAGAAAACGTGATTCATCATCAGCATAATGGAATTTATCATTATTATCAATAATTCCATCTCTCTCTTCAATAATATGCCAACCAAAATCACTTGCGTGCATCAAAAGTCCTTGAGAAATGGTTTTACACATTTTAAGAGTCTTTATCTTATAATTGCGCTTTTCAAGAAAAGCAAATGCTGGGTTAGTAGAAGGCACCTTACTATCAATTTCAAAATAAATAGCAGGATCACCTATTTGAAACTGGCCTTTTTGAACAATCACATGCCAACCGCCTATAATTGCAGTTTCAACACGGTCATATCCAGGGATAGGTTCAATCCCATCAATAATAACTACATATGCGAGTTCACGTTCTTGTTTAGAATTAAGCATATTACATCAATCCTTTCTAAATTCTTTAGGGAGTTCTTCTTTGGTGATATCAAGAGGAATAAGTTTAGAAATTTTTACCTGCTTCCAACCATTCCCATTTTGTTTTTCTGCTAGCCAAGGATTATAAATAAGAGCCATATTTGACTGCATATCAAATTTATAAACAATAACAATAGCATTGGCATCTTTACAAAACATTTTAATAGGCATATTTATTCCTCCTTTATGGGGGTTATTTAGTCATCAAATTAATCCTTTCTGAATCAGAATATAAAGCGCCATACTGGTGAACAGAATCCCCATAACTAATATCATCAACACTCCAAAACCAATGTCAAAATTACTAGATAAAGTCTTCTCCACAGCAATATAGCTACCAATACTAAGAGCAAATATAATTACTCCAACAGCAATCCGTCCTATGATCATTTTTCCTCTTCAATCCATTTCTTTAATTTTTTATATTGTAGGGACTTAATGACAATATCATCTATTCGCTTTCCGTCTGGCTCTCTCTTCCAACCGTAGAAGGCTCCATTACCAATAGAAGGAACTCCTCTAAGATACTTTACAAAACCGTTTTTCTCTAAAAGTTTGATCTTTCGATTCCAGCAAATATTTTGTATTATGGTTGAAACAAGCAGAATAATAATGACAAGCACGAAGAATCCAATAATCGCTACTTCTCCAATTAGCTTTAGCGTAAAATATTTTTCAACCATTTTTAGCTCCACAGTTGGGACAGAAATTTGGTGTGCTCGCAATAGGTGCATCTTCGCCCCAATGATATCCGCATTCTGAACAATATCCCTGTTCCCATTTCCCTTTCTTCCGCTCGACTACCTCTGGGAGGCTGAGCAATCGATCTACATCCTTTTCAGTGTATCCGTCCCAGTGTTTGGCTCTTGGCAATTCCTCGCAATCAAAAAGATTCCAGTATTTATCCTTGTAGTGATAACCATAAGCACCATTAGGGGTATCAATTGCTACCAAAAACCACCCGCCGCCAAAGCAAGGTTCACCATCTTCATGGAATTTTGTTTTCCAAGCTCTGTCTTTATGATCATGAACAATCTGCTCAAACAGCATACATCTCTGGAAATACAGATCATTGAATGTATGATATCCATCGCTCAAATCTTCAAACCCTGTCTTTGGTATCTCAACTACATCGGCGGCAGGCTCTTTAAGTATTAAATCATTTACAAGCGAATCGTAATGATCTAGAGCAAAAGTATTCAGATTATTAATAAGGCTTGCTCTATTAATATAATCATTCATTTTCCGGTTCCCTGTATGGTTCATCCAACCAGTCTTTGATGGTTTGTACATTTGGGGATGATATTGCGTATATAGCCCTATTACCGAACATTTCCTTTAACTTCTGAGCATTTGTTACAATAGGATGCTCTTTGCTCCACTGTTCAGTTTTTTCTACAATGTTAATCATTTGTTCTTCAGATAAATCAGAACATATTGCACAAGTAGTCTCGTTCAATGGGCATCCGGAACAGTGCTTGTTTACTTTGCACATTCGGCTATATTCTTGCAAAAACTTAAATGCTTCCATTATTTTTTACCTCCTCTTTTAGCCATTTAAGCCAAGCATTAACCCATTCTTCGTAGCCATCGAATCCATTGCCCTCAGTTTTACGAACAATCCAGTTCGCCAGCTCTTCATCTGACATAGCACGGATTCTATCTGCGTTTGTTTTCGGAGGTGTAGCATTTGAGCAATATGGTACACATGGGCACGTTGCGGGATTAACTTTATCATACTGCATAATACAGTTTTTACCTGTACAGTTCATGTTTATTCCTCTCATTTCTGTTCATTAAAGAGTTTACAAATTCTTTCCACTGCATTATCTTTTTCTTCTTTTGAGATTTTGCGCCATTTCCATGCCCAGTCTATATAATCAGCTATACTTTCTAAAGAACGTTCATAATATTTATATTTTTCATGTTGTGAGAGTGCGCGATCAATTTTTTCATATACAGTCATTTCCATGCACCCCTTTTCTGTTTTCTAACAATCGCTTTATCTATGGTATCCCGATGAATCGATGTAACTTCTTTTAATCGTCCAGATTTAACAAACTGATTAAAGTTAATAGGGGTATAGCCTATTACATCTGCGCATACACATAAATGGCCTTTACAATCTACAGTAACATGATGAGTATGTCCATGAATATTAAATGCCCAATTAATATCTAATGGCTCATGAGATAAAATAATTTTACTACTAATCATTAAAGGGCCATCATACACTTCTTCAAAAACAGTAGTATAATTATTTAATCCTTTATCATGGTTCCCCATAATCAATACTTTATGACCGCGGAGGGCAGCCGCGCAAGCGATATCACCTATATCACCAAGAAGAATAAGATGATCTTTTTTACCAACTTTACTATTGATTAATTTAATCTGTTCTTCAGCAGTTGGTCTATTTGGAAAAGCTATTTTTAAATCGTCATCTGTGTTAAAATGTGGATCGCTATATAGCCATACTGTTCCTTCACGATGCCAATGATTAAAAATTGTATATAATCCATCAATCATCTTATCCCCTCACTTTCTATTAATATTATAACAAAAATTTTAATAAAAAACAAGTGTGTTTTATGAAGCGAAAATATTTTTCAAATATTTCTCCATAATTTTTCTTTGGATACTATAAACAAGAATTTGTACAGTTGGACTATAAGAAGCCTCATTGGTATTTAAAAAACTATCTTTCATTTCATCTACATGAGCAATGGCAGCATTAACCATATCTACCATAGTTTTTGAATCAAAAACTGTCCCAGATTTTACATCTAATAGATATTTTCTTTGGTCGCTATGTAAACATTCTTCAAAAGGTTTGTTAGAAACGTATTTTTGCATAAATTCTTCAATGCGAAATAATTGCATTGCTTCTTTTGGATTATAGCCAAAATTATAAATATTTTTTTCTTTTTCTGGGAGTTCTCTAAAAATACGATTTTTCTTACTCATAGCTATTCCATACATGGTCATAATACATTTAGTAGGACAAAATCTAGCTATATCTTCTCGAATATCTTTTAAAGCTTCAATTTCTTTTTCATAAGCTCCATTAATAAGATATTTAGTAGCAAAAAGTTGTTCAAGATAATTTACATTTTGTTTAAGTAATGTTGGCAGCATGAGTCGTAAATCTTTAAAATCGATATGTTCTTCATTATCTCTAATATGGGTTGTAGATACAGCAAGTTTATTGAAGATAATATCTTCTTTACAAGGGAGAACAGTAAGTTTAGTATCTATGTCGCTTTCTTGTGTATCAAGTCCATAATTTTGACTACCAGTTAAAGCAAGCATTACAATTTCAGATTCTTTAAAATAATCTTTTGATTCTTTGAAATGCTCATTAAAATGCATATCTGTATTACCGTAAAATTCCTGTCCCATAATTATGCCTTTCTCACATTTTTTTCCATGACTCGATGGATATCTCCATTAAGAAATTCTACTTCTATCCAAGGTGGATAGTAAGATTTTACTGTAGCATGTTTATTAATATATTCATTTGCTACCGGATCATCATGATCAATATCTCCTTTGATAAAGATCATGTCTCCTACCATATAATCATTTGTCATAATTAAAACTCTCCAGAAAATCTCGGGCTTGTATTTAACCACCAATCTAATTTTTGAGTCTCATCATATTTAGTCCATCGAGCAACGATATTATCCAATTCTTCAATATCATTAAAATATTGCTCGACGTGCGGCCGCTCAAGCCGATCTGCATGATAATGACCAAAGCACCAATACTTCCAAGTTATACTATTTTTTACTTCTGACAGCCAGTTTTCCATACTATTATCAACAGAACTCTGATCAATATTAGATAAAAACATATCAACAGGCTGCCATTCAATAGGGCACGTATGCGTGAATACAAAATCAAATTTCCATCCTCGATACCAGTTTAAATAAAGTTCTCTTTCTGCGGGGGTTAGTTGCTCTCCAGAAAACCATCCCGTTTTTGTAGGATCATTGGTTTCTTCTGTAAGCCCTGCCCGCATAAGACGATAGTTTTTATCTACGCTATAAGCTCCACCAATTACTAACACTCTATATTTATCAATAGTATAGTCATAGCAGTCTAGAAAATAACGAATATTTGGATAGTCTGGCTGATAAAAAACTGGTCCATTTACATTATCATCCCATTTCATTTTCATTCCTGGGATTAGACTGGGGCGCTCCTCATGGTTGCCGCGCACACAATAAAAATTAAAACCTCGTTTATTAACAGTCTTTTTTATTTTATTATCAGTTTTATTGAGATAAAAATTAAAACCTGCATCTCCAAGAATAATAATGCCAGTTTCTTCTGGATTATAGAGGGTCAACCCTGCAGTGTCCATCCAATTAAAATTACCATGAGTATCTCCTCGAATTAGCCATTTTTTAATCATTTAAATTACCTCCTTAAAGTAGGTTGGTATTAAAGTTTTTAAATTCAGCAAAGCGGTTTTATGAGATGCGAAACAGCCTAGGTCAATATCGATCTTATGGCAATCCGCATAGCGAGCAATTTTTAGTTCTTTAGTATGCGGAAGTCCTAAATGGTCGATTAAATATTGTACGGGAGTATGTCCATGCACAATATATACCCCTTGATCATAATAATCATCATCCCATTCATCATAAAAATGTTCTCTATCCCAGAACTTTTGATAAGGAGAACCTGGTGTAAATCCGCAATGATCACAAACTACAGAATAGTGTTCAAAAGTGTAGGTAATATTAGTGGGTAAATTTTGGAATTCTGTAGCTATCTGTAAAGCTGATTCCTTATCTTCACTAACACTCTCCCACGTTGCCATACCTCCATTTGCAAACCATAATTTAACCATTGAATTATATTTGCCTTCACATAAAACTGGGATGGCGGCGGCCGCCATATCTTCATGATTACCTTTAAGGATGATGGTTCCGATTTCTTTCTGTTCTTGATAAATTTTAATTCCATCTGGACCTCGATCAATATTATCTCCAAGACAAATAAGTTTATCATCAGAATGTAAAAATTGTTTTACTTTTGTCCACAATTTATATTGACCATGTAAATCTGATATTGCATAGATCATATATATTATCTCCTTTTTGTACTTTATTATATCAAAATTTTTGCAATTTTGCAATTGTTATTGAAATTGGCCATGATTGATTAATATTGGTTTCTAATTTTTTATCTTAAAGTGAAGATAATATTATTATAATTATCTATTCTGTAGAAAGGAAGTGAGGTAACTATTCCAACACAACCGGTAAAAGTGCGTTACTGTCGAGGTTTGGCAGAAAACCTCCCGGCAGAAAAAACTGATGGTGTTATCTGGTTTACTACAGATACAGGAAAATTATATTTTGATGCTGTATGTGAAGGAGAGTTAACAAGATTTCTTATTAATCCTGAATTAAATTGGGATGATATTCTTGACAAAAACATCCTTCCTACTATACATTATAACTCTGTTGAAGGATTTGAAGAACAAAAATTTACTATTCCAAAGGCAGGGTCTATTTATATCTATTACGATGCGGTTAAAGTAGAAGGTCAAGATATGCCTAGAATAAAAATAGGCGATGGAACTTCTTATCTTGCTGATCTTCCTTTTGTGCATGATATAGATATGAAAGAATTTATTCAAACTCATATTGATGATACTGATGCGCACGTCTCTACAGAAGATCGCCAGCATTGGAATGACAAGGTTGGTGTAAGAGTATCTGAAGCTAATGATGAGCGTATCATATTCTACAATTGAATAAGGAGAAAATTTTATGGCAGATATTTCCAAAATAACTTTACCGAGCGGTACTACATATAATATAAAAGACCAACAAGCTCGTAATGATATAGAAGCAATTCAAAGTGCTATTTCTGGTGGAGTTACTTTTATGGGAGAAACTTCCACTGCACTTACAGATGGCGCTACTGCTACCTCTATCGTTATAAATGGTAATTCTATTACTGCAGTTAAAGGTTATTTAGTTGTTTCTGGATCAAAAGAATACGTTTTTGATGGTACAAAATGGGTTGAATTAGGTGACTTAAGTCTTTTAGGTGCGCTTGCTTATAAAGATTCTGCTTCTGGTAATTACACTCCTACTGGTAGTGTTTCACAACCTACTTTTACGGGTAATTCTAATTCTGTTACATTTACCATTGCAGATAATACAAATGGTAACTATACTCCTAAAGGTACTGTATCACAACCTACATTCTCTGGTTCCGCAATGACTGCGACTGGAAAATTCACTCCAGAGGGATCAATTAGTCTTACAACTAGCAATAAAACTGCAACTGTCAGTAAAACTACGGGTACAGCAACTTATACTCCAGAAGGATCAGTTGCCGCACCTACAATTTCTGTTAAAACCGCAGGTGCAACAACTACTGTAAATTCGATTACTGCAGTTGGTACTCTTCCAGATTTAGGGGCTACTGTTGCTAATGAAACTTTAACTTTAACTTGGGATGCAGGAACTCTTCCTACTAAAGGTTCTAATACTACCGTTAAAACAGGTGATGCTGCATATGAGGCTACAGCTCCCGCATTTACTGGAACTGGCGTAAGACTCGTTACTGGCAATATCGCAGTTCCAACAAGCGCAGCATTCACAGGAGAAGAAGGAGACCTTTCAGTCTCAGGTACTCCCGCGGGTACGGTTTCTCAACCTACATTCTCAGGCACTAAAGCTCAAATTAGTGGTACCGTTACACCAACTGGGACTGTTTCTAAGCCTACATTTACAGGCACTCAAGGTACAGTTACTGTGTCTTAAAAGGAGGTATTAGCTTATGGCTGATATTTCCAAAATTAAAGTACCGGGAAGTACCACAACATATAATTTAAAAGATGCTACTGCAATAGCGAGTATTACTATTAGCGGAAATCAATTAACTTATACAACTAGAAGTGGGACTACTAGTAGTCCAATTACTCTCCCAACAGGAACAACAGTAATTTGTTCTGATACAGAACCCACAAGTCCTGCGACAGGGACAATTTGGTTTAAAGTTGAATCATAAAAAAATGCCGAGTTGATAAAATCAACTCGGCATTTTTTTTATTCTTCTGGTAATAAAAATATATTATTTAAATAATTTTGATAAAAAAAGTTACTTATTTTACCAACATATTCAACACCTTCTGATGTTCCTTCATAATAAATAGCAATAATACGACCAGCTTCGTAAGGGTCTTTAGTTGTATTTAGAATTTCCCATATATCTAAAAAATTATTTTTTAAATCTTCTACAGTGAAATAGCATTGCATTTTAGCATTGCCAAATGAACCGCCCCATTCAATAGCATAATCATATAATCTAGTAAGATTGTTTTGGGTACACCATTGTGCCAACCCATATCCACCATATTCAAATTGGACAACAGATATAAAATTTTCTTTTGACATCCCTAAATCTAACTTTTCAGTAAATTCTGTACTAAGGTCTGCATAAATTAAATGTTCTCCGCCAATAACATCTGAGCGAAAGAAACTTTCTCTCCAATACATAGCTAAAATAGCTGATGTAACAATAGGAGATTGAGTTATATGGAATAAAATATCCCATAAATACTTTTCAGATGTTAAACTCTTATATTTGGTTGTATATGCGGCGGCCGCAGGTCCAATTGCAATCATTATACTAAGTATTAAAATTATACAAACTAGTCTTTTCATTTTAAAAAATCCTAGGCCTCTTTTCCATCTTGATTTTCGGTCGTTCGCCGCGCAATGAGTAAAATAATTAATCCCAGTGATTTTTAATCACTGGGATTTTCTTACTGCACTGGCACGTACCGATCGCTATATAGTGTTTCAAGCATTAGATCTACACCTTTTTTGCCTGTTAATATTTGTTTAAAAAGGACTGGGCTAGCGCCAGAACAAAATGTTACATCTGGACCACTATCAAGAATTGTGTTATTTCTAGCCGCAACATTCCAATAAACTAGATGCGGGAGTTTTATCCCAGCTGCCGCCCACTCTTCCCTCAACCGTTCCATTTGAGTGTTTATACCATCTACACCCCAATCGCGATATGTAACGGCTGAATCAATTTCCATATCAGAAATTATTACAATGGTTTCTGGAAGATCACTTGCTTTTGCTTTCCCTGATTTAATATAAGAAAATAGCAAATCAAATACAGCTTGGAGGTTAGTGCTATCACAAAGGTTAGTCTCATAAATACGGCGAACTTTATCTACGAAATCTAATCCTTCTATATGTATAAGCTGAGGACGAGATGCAAAGCTAATATAGCAATTTTTAAAAATCCCTTCATTATAGGCGCCCGCGTACATTCCCAATCCAATAGCAACATCTATTGGGCGAGGCGCAGTAGCCCAAGTCATAGAGCCAGAGGTATCTATTACTGTTAATAAGGAATTATCGCTATCCTCAAAATAATTTGGAAGATTTGCCCAGTATTTATTAACAGCAATACGATCTACATCTGTAGGGTCATATTTTCGCCACATAAGATTATTTGCCTGCGCCACAACTTCATACGGATACAAAGTTTTTGCATTAACCGTAGTATCTTTATTTGTAATAAAATTACGATATTTTTCTTTGATTAAATCACGTCTTGCGAAAGCATTTTTATAAATCAAACCTGCTTTTGAAGGAATCTTATCAAATTCAATTTCTTCCCATTTATTAGCAGACATAAGACGTTCCACTACTTTAATACGCTCTCTCAGTTTAGAAAGCAAAAGTCGATAATCTTTATGACTTAAACCAATAAATGTTCTTAATTTATTCGCTACAGCACGAGTCTTCTGAGAAGAAGTATTTTCAGAAGGCATCCATTTACCAAGCAAGGAAGGAGTTTTGCATTTAATATCAAGAAGCAACTGCTTTTTAATAATCCCAAACGCTACAGTTTCTGCGGCAGTCCCTTCGCAAATATAGATTAGATCGTCCCATCTACCATATTCTGGAATCAATTCAATATTACGCAGCGCAATATCTATATTAGTTTCACAAAGCCAACGATAAATTGTTCGGAAAAAGTTGCGCTCTCCCTGGCCGCCGCGCACATCCCGCAAATAAAACAAGCATTTCAGAGCCAAAGTTTCATTTTCTTCTAAAGCTTCTTTAAAAAGCAAAATTTTATCTATATCCGTTCTAGCGCGATAAGCTCCACCAAAAGCAAACAGATCGTAAACTTTAGATGTAGTAGATTTATGTGCTTTTGCACCATTTTCTGTATATTTAATATTCATATCAGCTTCAAAAGCTTCTCTAAATGTATTCATCCCTATCCTCCAAAATCATTTTATATTGGTCCGGGTGGAGGGATTTGAACCCCCGATTTCGTGAACCCAAATCACGCGCCTTAGCCAGCTAGGCCACACCCGGAAATTAAGCCAGATTAAGACTGGCTATCAGATATCTCTATTGTATTAGAAATGTTATATACGTCAGTGGTATTTTTTTCAGAAGCTGACTCTTCGTTCATTACTGGGTCAAGTAGTTCAAGAGATCCAGGAGTTTTTTTATCAGCCATTTTGAATCTCCTTCAGAGAGTTGAGCATAATATCAAGTTCAATAGCAGCTTCATTATATTCAATAAAAGCTTTACTATTATAATCTTTCATTTCAATAGCATAATTTACTGCTTCTGTTGCAGCTTTAACTGCATCAAGATATTTCTGTCTTGCTCTTTCGTGCCGCTTTTTTGCTATTTTTTCATTGCATCGTGCGGCGGCCAGCTGTTTTCCTACTTCAATATTAAATACATCTCCAGGAGCGCATTTTGCGACTCCGCGCACATATTTACCACCATATGTAGAAACTGCGACTACTTTGTTCTCGCCAACATAATATTTGTATTTTTCAAGCGGGAATTTCATTTTTCTCTCCTTTAATCATTATCATAAAAATATACTTGAATATTATTTTTGCTATGGAATTTTAAAAAACGATAAAGTGTAATTAAGTTTTTAATATCTAATTTTAGGCTATCTTTTATTTCATCATAGGTCCAAATAGAGTTGCCCCATACTTTGGGATGATGATATAAATCATTTAATTCATCTATAATATCTAAAATATTTTGTTTAGATATTAGATAATATTGCTGTTTTCCCCGTAATCCTACATTAAGGAGTGAAAGAATTTTGCCTTTAATATTCCAACAATCAATCCAATGACAAATAGAAATATATCCAGCTTGATCATAATCACAAGGGAAAGGAAATTTTATCTTAGAAGGTAAATCACTTCTAAGAGTATTGCGAACTGCAATACCTATACCGCGCATTTGTTCCATATTCACCCCATAAAGTATTGGTTATATGACATTGGGAGTTGCTTTCTATTATACTTTTTTTCAAAAGTCCCGCCATCACAAACAATAGTAGATGAAAACCACCGGGTTAAATAGCTAACGTATTCACGCTCTCTACGACTTGTTGCATCAGCATGGTTATTAATATAATTTTTAAACCAGTTCAACTGTTGATCATAAGTATTCATAAAAAGCTTCTCCCTTTCTCTTTTTTACAAGTATATTATATAATAATTTTTTTTAAATGTCAAATTAAAATGCTGTATTTAAGAGAGTAATGCCATCGATACTAAGATCGAAATAAGGAGCAGATCTAAATTCGCTCTCATGGAAATACCCCTCAATAACGACTTCAGTATCTCCAGTATAGCCTTCGTCAGAGTCTACATCTGCAAGATAGCTAGTTAATGTTTCGCCTTCAACAGTAAAGGTATTAGTGTCAAATACTTTTAAATTACCATTTGCAAAACTTTCTTGAATTTTTGCGAGGGTCGCCGCCAGATTTGCGGGGGCTGCAGCTTCATTAATTTCACACATTTGGACAGACCCAGTTGCAAAAGTGCCAGTATAATCAGCGGGTATCTTTTCTTCATTGGCAACTGCATTAATTACATAATCATAATATGGCGCCCAATCAATTTTAGTGCTAATCATATAAGTATTAGGGCAAGCTGCTTTAAAAGAGCCATTATATGCTACGAAAGGTACTCCCGCAGTTTCGCAAGCCGTTGGCATACCCATTGAGTCTGCGTGTGCGCTAATTACAACACATCCTTGCTTCATAAGAGTTACAGCGGCTTCTTTTTCAGCGGTTTCATCATACCAAGAACCAGTAAAGGTAACAATCATTTCTGCTTCTGGGCATACTGATTTAACGCCGAGATAAAATGCGCTATAACCAGAAATAACTTCAGCATAAGAGTAAGCGCCGACATAACCAACAATAGGCTTAATAGAGGAATCTGCTGCAATCAGTTCATTAAGCTTCAAACCTGCAGTTACACCAGTAAGGAATCTCCCTTCATAAATAGCTGCAAAAGCATTATGATAATTGGGCAATCCCATTGTATGTGCTTTTGTTCCAGTCGCGTGGCAAAATTGTACTTCGGGAAACTCTGCGGCAGCTTGAATAATATAATCTTCATGACCAAAACTATCTGCAAAAACAATATTGCAACCTGAGTCTACAAGTTCTGCGGCAGCTTCATAGGCTTCACTATTTTCACCGACTCCTGTTTTAATCAGATAATCAATTCCTTTTGCTTCACATACTTCTTTAAAAGAGGTAATAAAGTTAGCATCGTATGAACTGTTTTCATCATGTAAACAGATAAGCCCTGCCTTAATAGGTTTTACGGCAGCTTCAGGTGCGGCGGTCGGTTCTGGATTAGATTGTTCAGATGTGCAAGCACAAAGTGCAAAAATCATAACTAGGACAAGGACGAATGCAAAAAATTTTTTCATACTGTCTCCTAAAATAAAATAAAAATATGCGAACTTTATACAGCGTTCGCAACTGGATAAAGCACAACCTTTATCTGCAGAGGGATACCCCTGGAGTTCCCGCTTGCTTTTTGCTATTAGGCACGGTGCGGTGGTTGGACCCCAGCAACAGAGGCCGCCTACAGGTCTTTCACGTCTCAGCTAAATTCTACGTCTGGTCGTTCTGGTCTTCTCCTCAAAGTGAGTTAGGAGACATCCACCTGAAGCCCTTAAAGCTCTTACGCCGATTATCTTCTGATATCGAGAAACATTCTGGGGACTTTATTTTGCTTCGTTGCTCCAGACCTCGAAGGTACTTACCAACTCACTGGATAATTAGGGCCATTCGCCGAGTGGCATACCGAGCTGACCACGTTCGACGTCTGTATTATAATAAACACCGATCAGATCTGCATCTTTAAAAAGTTCAGCTGCAATATCTTGATAAAGGGTGCTGATAATACCATGACAATCATTCAAATTATCATTGAAAAATTGTACTACGCAATTTTTGAAAACAATATATGTAGCTGCATAAAAACAATCATCATAGCCAGGAGTTACTGAATATGCATATGCGGGATTGCCTTTAAAAGCAGTATCAAAAAGATCTTTTTGGGTTGGGAAAGTAATATTTGCAATAGGTCCATCAATTACAATTTTAAGTGTGATATTACCAAATTTCTTTTCTGTGGGGAGAAGATGTTGCAAAGCTGCATTTTTTTCACCATTATTACTCGCAATAGCAACTACTAAATTATCATAATCAATATTAAAGGCAAGCTGGGGATCGCAATCAAACATGAGTTCAAGCATATTAATATAAGTACTCCAAGGCGGGGCCAATTTAAGTCTTACATCATTCATATATTTATTCTCCTTATAATTTAAAAATAAATGGCGCGCCCCTGAGGTGTCGATCCCCATAGGCTCATCACCTACCATCTGTTTTCAAGACAGTGCTCGGGGCCGCCCGAGATAAGGACGCATATGGCGGAGAGGGAGGGATTCGAACCCTCGCGCAATTTTTTACACTGCCTGCAGTCTTAGCAGGACCGCCTCGTCGACCAACTTGAGTACCTCTCCATATTACCAACTACTAGTATCAGTAATATCTTCGCTTTCTCCACAAAGAGGACAAGTAACTTTTATAATAGTTCCTATGCCAGTTCCTGTTAGGTCATAAACATATGTGTTACCAGCAATTTTACTATGTAGAGGTTCAGCGCACTTCTTATAATGTCGCTCTTGGAAATTTTTTAATCGCTCAAGTTCTTTATCGCTTAAATGACAAAGACTATGCTTTCTCCAATATTCAGCTTCATCACGTGCTTTTTTGATTTCATAATCTCTATTCCATTCTTCCACTGTTTTTTGCCATGCATCCACTTTAGCTTGCATTTCATAGTAGTTTTCTCTTAATGAATATATGATATCTTCTAAATTTCTATACATTATTTTTAATACCAAACAATAGTCATGTTTCTTTTAACCATTCAAGCCAAGCTGCTTTTAATGTTGCCCCGTCTAACATTGGTTGCTTTTCAAGTATCCTGTTCTCAAGAAATGCGAGCCACTCTGCTAATTGATTATCAGACATGGCGCGAATTTTATCTGCGTTTGTCATACTCATTTCTCCGTTTCGATAAGATCTTCAAGTAATTATCAATATCTTTTAAAGTACCAAGGCATATGTGAAGGTCCCTGCCGGATTTGAACCAGCATCTCAAGGATTTGCAATCCTGCGACTTACCATTTGACCAAGGGACCTCCTAAATTAACCAAAAGCAAAACCTGCAAAATGTTTTACCTCATCTGGTTCTGGGATTTCAATATATTTATTATTTACCCAATCGTATCTATAAAAAATTCTTTCTCCGGTATAGTTAGAGATTCCTTCTTCATAAGTTTCAATGGCTGCATAGTCATATATTGTTTCCCATAAATCAGTTACATTATTTTCTACAATATACTTAGCATCGTCTAAATTAGAATAAAACCCCCAACAACGAATACCTTTTACTCCCCAGTGTTTATCAATATCTTTAAACACTGTGATAAAATAATATTTTTTTATTTCAGAGTGTGTCAGGGTGAGCATAAAAAAATTTTAAAAACAATCCTTCATCAGAAGGCGAATCACAAAACAACTCCAATTCACTACCGTGCTGTGCAATTAAAGCACCAATAGCAACATATCTTGAAAGTACTGATTTTAAATTATAAATATCGCCCGCCATAGATTTAAGATAAACTGCGCTTTTAGCATCTTCTACCGCTTTAAGGAAATCGGTAATTTCAATTTCATTATTTAATTTCATATATAACCCTTCTTTATTTTAAGATAAGCTCCCACTCTGAATCGAACAGAGATCTGAACATTACAAGTGTACTATAATAACCTTTATACTATAGGAGCAAGAAAATTTCATAAAATAAAACAAAGATATCTCTACACATTAAGCTCCGGTTCCCCCTACTTAATCCACTCCACAATTGTATATCCGCCCTTGAGCATCTCTTTATTTTATCTATGAAATTTCTTGCCTATATAATAAAATACTTACTCTTATCAGCATCTGTTGGAGTCGCTGTTATTTATTATATAGACGTTTTAGTTATAAAGAGAGTAAGAGGCTCCCAATATTATTTCTATCCAACATTACTCTTCCGTTTCGTTTTTTGAGAGATGATACGCTCCTACTTACTTTATCATAGGAGAACAGCCAGTTTTAATGGCGCCCTGGCTACCCGAGTTTTTTATTAAAATAAATGCTTCGCTTCAAAACCCCTGGCTGAAAACACAGCATATGTTGAGTAATAACTCAACCGTGCGGGAATGTGGGATTTGCACCCACGACTCTGGCTCCTCAAGCGCATATAATAATTGCCGCAATTGTCTTATACAAGACAAGTTATACAGCGTGTTACTTCTACACCAATTCCCGCATATTTATCCATTATACATGGATATAATTTCCATCATTATCACTTAATGGAAGAAAACTATAAATAAAACTTGGGAATTTTCCATCTTCAGTTTCATTTACAAGGTAGGTTTGTCCAGCAAACTCTGCGGAAGCATATACCATACCAAGATAAGAGCGAGCATTTACACGATGTTTACCACTTTCATCTTCTACAATATATTTATCAACACTTCCATCGCTATTGAGTTTACTAACGAAATTTACTACATCATTGTTAGTTTCAATTCTGATTTTTGTTCTAGTCATTACTTCACCATAAATTCAATAAATGTTCCAATTCCAAGAATTGCAAAAGCAATTAATGCACCCATTAAAATACTTGTAATTACAGGAGCGGAATGTGCATTATACCTTACTTCACAATCTTCATAATTATCACATTTATAGCACTCTTTTAAATTACATTTTTTATTATACATATCTAGACACCTTTTATTTGCTTTACCTTTAAGCTACTTACGCCAAGCGCGTGAGACAAGAATCGAACTTGTAATATTCATTTTATATTATATTTGCTGTTTGTGCCTAAGTGGTGCGGGTGGCCGGACTCGAACCGGCATGGTATCACTACCGAGGGATTTTAAGTCCCTTGTGTCTACCTATTTCACCACACCCGCATATTTAGGGCTATTACACCCTATTAATATGAATCATAAAATTCAAGATATACATCTGGGTTTTGAAGCATAAAACCATATATAATTGCAAGATTGGCTATATCTCGTACAAGAATTGGACGAATTTCTTCATAGTCCCAAATAGAATCACCTTCATCTTCCCAACGCTCTTTATCAAGCCATGAAGCAGTGATTTCAATAAGTTTCAATACATCATTAGGAGTTTCAATACTAAACAACCAATCTTCACTATCAAGAGAATTACGCCAGCCAAAAGAATTCATAATATCTGTGCGCCAGCCCCAGTCTTTGCGATGATAAATAATTTCTGGAGTCCCATTTGGATCGTAATCTTTATCAAAGGGATAATTAATTCCCATAGGAAGATCTGCTCGTGACAACTGTCGCTTATTACTTTTTACATAAAAACCATTATCAAGACCCATAATTTACCATCCTTTCTTACTCAATAGGAGATTCGCAAATAGGGCAAAGAAAGTCATTTCCATCTACATAACAGAGATCAGTATCATCCCAATCTGCTTCATAAATTGGTTCTCCGCACTCAGGGCAGATAAAAAATCGTTCTTCCCAATCAACTTGAGTGCCATAATTTACTTCAATTAGATGTGCCATCTTTTCCCAAGTGTTGCTCATTATTATTCCCTCTTTTTCTCTTCATTTTGTATATATATTATATCAAAAATTTTTTTAAAAGTCAATATGTGTAAATTTTTATTAGGATTTTTTCTTCTCCCTCATTCATTATGTATATATTATATAATAATTTTTTTATTTTTACAAGAGAAAAACATTGGGGCAACCTATTTGGCTGCCTCAATCTTGGGTTTTTTCGATTATTTCTTTTGCGGCTTGAATTGAACTTCCGCTATTTTGCCATGCTTTAAATTGTTGAATAGTTTCTAATATTTTCCCATATCCAATCATACTACCCATCCAAACTAAAAAAGCCATTGCAATTAAACATAAGATATTATTTATTGTCCAAGGGATTTCCATTAACATATAAGTAAAAGCTGTCCCCCCGCCGCCTACTACAATAGCATTGATAAGCGCTATTACATTAGGGCTAGCATTTGAGCCTTTATTATAATAAAATTGTTTAATTGATTGAGTCAATAGCATAGTAACTAAACCGCCACCCACAAAAATACTAACAAATAGAGTGACACTCATATTAATCTCCTTAAAGTAAAAAATGTCAGCTGAGGTTTGGCGGCCTCCGCTGACAATCTCCTTTTACCTCTTATATCAAAAGAAGGGCTAAGAAGCACCTTGAGAAAATATTAGCGCACGTTTAATGTGTGTGCGTCCACAGCGAGATTAAGACCAGAAATCCTCGAACAAAAGATTAAACAGAGAATCTCCATCAGTTTTGAGGGTATAGTGATAAGCACCATATTTCTGACAGAATTTATTCAGTTCTTCATGATAAGCTTTCTGTGCTTCACAAAGAGCCTGTCTTTTTTCCTCTACTTTTGCGGCCGCCGCCTTTCGTTCAGCAACTTCTTTTTCTTTCTTAGATTCGCGCTCTGCAATTTTCTTATCATAGTCAGCTTCATCTGCAAGACAAGCTTCTACAGACGCATATTCTTTATTTGTTTTCTCGCTAAAAATTTTCACTGTAAAATTCCTACCTTTTACATATATATTTACTCAGCCTAATCTTACTGAGCAGAGGGCGGGTGACAGGAATTGAACCTGCGCATATCGGAGCCACAACCCGATGCCTTAACCTCTTGGCGACACCTACCATATTTAGAAAGCGCAGGCATGAAATATCTAAGATATAGCATTGACCTGCGCCCCCGAAAAGAGAGAAGAATAATAAAACAAATCTTTAGGCGAGGGGGGAGTTGCACCCATCCTTATATAAACTGTACTCGCCATATAAACAAGACTCTGAATATATAAGCGACAAATTGCTTTTCCATTAAAAATATTGCTGTAAGAGTCTTTAAAGTTTTTAAAAAGAAAGGAAAGGAAATGAAAAACATGAATTCGCATACTCACACGAATTGGCAGAGCTACCAGGATTCGAACCTAGACCCGAGGAGTCAAAGTCCTATGTGCTACCTTTACACCATAGCTCTAGATTAATTGCAGCGGCGGGTAACGCTCCCGCAAAAATCAGATTATGAGCCTGATCGGTGACTTTCACTCGCTGCGATATAGAAGGAGCAGTTTAAGCTCTTACTCAGGAGGCTAAATAGCCTGTTGGGCTATCCTCTGTTTCAGGAGTTTTCAGACGATTCATTTTCATTTTCGGTTATCTCCTTTACAAATATTTTTTTCTACTTACTTTGCTTGTATTTTATTATAGTGAGTGTCTAAACCACTTGTGTTGCCCCATATCATATTCAACACACCTTCCTGTAAGGCAGATTTTAACCTGTAATTCCTCCAGCATAAGGGCTACATATTACTGTTTTTTATATGCCAGGGGTAGTTTAGTAGTAATCCATGCTTTCTTTCTCACTTAAAGCCTTTATTTTTCCTGCTTTATAGGATAGAAGATTTTTATAATCAAGTTATACGGATTCTCTTCAACCTAGATGGTGATCTCCGCAGGATTTGAACCTAGCATTTCAGCCGTGAAAGGGCCGTGACCTAGCCTTGTTAGTCGAGGAGACCATAAAGCTGATTGATTTATATAGCGCGCTCCCAGCTCTCGCGCCCACGGCATGATGAATTTATACAGCGGCTTACGTCGCACTTCCGCCAATTTATATACCGCAATAAAGGCGGTGTTCGGTATGTGACACTTTTCGCGGCTTCCACCCATATATTTTATAGCCAAACTTCTACGCGCGTTTTTGGTAGTGTTGTATCTAAGCATTCCTGCTCAGGCTAGATGACCTAGCAAGTGTCTGCGTATTTTAAGCTGTAGATAGAATCTTTTATACTACATACCTAAAGGCTTTTGCTAACAGCTCTATCAATCTGTTACCCACGGGCCACCACTTGGCGGTACCTTTTATGCGACCCGCTCTCATTCCTCTTCAATAGAATCCCAATAAAAGAATTCATCAATCTGAGGGCCGATATCAAAATCATCAAACATTTTTATTCCCTCCTCAATTTTCTGTATATATTATACAAAAAATTTTTAAATTTTGCAAGAAGGAAGAAAGTATTAAATACTAAAAAATAAATACAAGAGTTTTTGTTAGACCTTCGTCTTACTATCTATTACCTTCAATCATATTCACACACAAGCTACGATAGTCTGAGCTTCGGATAGCTACTCCTAACTTCTATCGCACTAACTTACAGCTAGCTTTTGTCTTGATAGGATTGATTACCTACAACTTTCAGGGGGTATTCAGACCATTTTTTTATTACTAATAAAAATATTTTTCGCCTTCGCAGATTTCCCCTACTCGCACCCTGGTCAAGCCTTATACTAAGATTTCTCTTATTCAACTGCGTTGTCAAGATTAGTTGGCATTTCCAGACTCTCATTTCTTGCCACAGATAACGGTTTTCTGGATTCAGCTTACGCTTTTAACGCTTAGCTTCTATTGCTCTTGCGGCTCCTGGGTTGTTTTGATTGCGATAACATCAGCACAGTATCTTTCCTTTCCCCACATGGGTTCACCTTACATCTCACGATGTAAAATGCGGTCGGCTATCCACAGGTATCCCTATTTCGTTTAGCCCCGAGCCTCTCTTCGATACTTCTCAGCATAGACAGCGAATCTATTCTGCACTGAGTTAACAAAAAGTTGTATTTATTTTTTAATATTTAATTTTTGTATAAATATTATACTAAAAATTTTTTATTTTGTCAATCTTAATATTTTATATATAGAAGTTGATTGACAGAGAGTTTATTAGGATCACTAATGTTATTCCATTGGCAGAGTTGTTCAATAGTTACATTAAATCTTTTTGCTATTGCTTCAAGAGTATCTCCTGTCACTACTCTATATGGGATTCTAGTTCCTCCAATAACATTTGCAAGATCGGAATCATTAATTTTCATATTATTGCTCCTTAAAAAGATGGTTGCGATATTTCTCCAGGGCGTCGCAACCACGCGCCCACACCAATAATGGCGGCGGATGTAGGAATTGAACCTACCTAGCGCGGTTAACAGCCGCGTGCTAAACCACTTAGCGAATCCGCCAAAACAAGACAGTGCTCCTTTATATAAACCTAGATTTCTCCTTAGCGGTAGTCTATTAAATTAGATGCATAAACTTCGACTGTTTCTTTGGCACAGATGCTACTCTGTAAAATCAATTGTAAAACCAATATCTTTTTTTCAAAAATTTGAATTACAATTTGCTGTTAACTGTCTTTATGGTACTGCCGGGTGGATTTGAACCACCGATCCTCGGATTATAAGTCCGACGCTCAAACCAACTGAGCTGCGACAGCATGGAATATCGGGCGTGCAGTTGGAACGGCTACTGAACTTCACCCTCTGATCCTTAATCACGCGCATCCCATCAGGAGTATCACTGATGTTGTTTGGGTATGTCCTCGCATAGCTCTGCCCCACATACCTTACTGACAAAGCGTCTCTGTTGTACTTCCAGAGTACCTTTTAGCCACTATGCGAAACGGAGTTCTCTCTCCGAGTGTTCCTTTCCTGGGCTTTATTTTCTTACACGGCTTTTAATGCTTGCCTACCGATATTATACAAAAGCTGTTTTTTAAATAATTAGATTATAAAGACAATGCAGAGCCTGGTCGTGTCAGGATACTTCACCCGTTTCTATATATCGACTAAGGAGCGCTACTTCCTCTGGCCTCGGGGCGTTTCTTTATAATGTAATTAAATGATAAGTGTCTACCTTTTACATTTTGAAAGTCTAGCTGTCAACTTTCTGAAGGCTGTACGCATACTATTTCGTCTACTTTGGGTATCCCCTCACGTCTCATAGTATTCCTTTTTGGATGAGCCATTTATTCGACAAGTGCCCCTCATCTGGCAGCAAGAACGGGACTCTTTAAGGATATCTCCTATGGTTTACCAACCAGATATTAGGATTTCCACCACCAATGTTTATCGTCTCTTGGTCGACCTTAAGCCCTTACGTCTTACATTATTATAATCCAGTTTACTCGATCAAGCCATACTTCCCCTCTTAGGATGGATTTATATTTGGCTCGCCTCATAAATCTTATCATGATCTCAATTTATGACGGCTGACGAAAGAACAGATACCACTGCCCGAGCTGGATTATTATGTATCTTGATTCTCCCGCAGGAAGGTCCTAGATACAAAACCCTTTGTACAAATTGAAGGTTGTCCATTCTTTAACGCAGAATCTAACCTGTCTTGAACGAGCGCAGCATTTCGCGTCTTTAGTTTCTTATTGAAACCAGTGAGGGTAATGCTCACATCTCGAAAGTCATCAGTTCCAAGTTAACGCCCAGGTTTCTGAAAATACAGGCGTGAGGTTTGATACTTTCTTAGGAGCGCGACTTCCATTGATTTCTCTCTCACTCTTTATATATATTATAACAAAAATTTTTTATTTTTGCAATATATCTTTACTTTGTTTTAAAACGATCAATCTGTTATTTACTAACTTTGCCCACGCAAGATTAATAACTATTTTCCTTAACTAAGGTTGCTATCCAATTAGGATCATTTGGAAGATAGATCAACTGAGTTTCTGACGCCCAGCTATTAACAACTTCAATCTGGACATCAAAAATATTAGAAAATTCCTCGTCAAGCTTTTCAGTAAACTTACTTACACTTGCAGCAAACCCAGCAACATAATCGGTATTATCATTTTCATCATACTCATTATACCAAGAAACCTTAGCTTTCAAAAAGAGCATTTTAAATTCCTCCCTCATCATTTTGTATATATATTATATAATAATTTTTTTATTTTTGCAAGGGGGAAATTAATAAAGTAAATTGATTTTACGAAAATATCTATTCATATCTAACAAATAACGATGAGCATCTTCGTATTTATCAAATCCAAAAATAAGTAAAGAATTACGATTATCTTCAAAAGAAGAAAAAGAAAAATGACTAGCATGGTATTTTTCTTTCAGCATCTTAATATACTCTTCATAAGACATTTTAAGTGCGAAAGGAACGATCCACCAACGGGCATATTTTACGCTATCAGTATGCGCGACTCGCCAAACCCCAATAGCATCTTGCCATTCAGATAACTTATATACTCTACTAGCCATATAATTCTCCTTATAGGCCCAATGCGGCCATCATCTTTTTGATATTCTCTTTCTCTTCTGTTGAGGGACCAGTTTCTACAGTCGGTTCATCCCAGTTAAAAGTATCTGCGGCAACTGCGGTTGGGCCAGGGACAGAGCTAGCTACCGCGCCCCCAAGAATATCTTTCGCCGCAGTTAGAGATACTTTAATTTCAACAGGCTCCCCGCCTTCTGATTCCACAATTCTTAGAATCTTATCATCTTGCATAAAACTGCCTGGAAACACTTCCAAGAGTTTATTGAAAATTTTCTGTTTTGCTTCAGAACCTCTTGCCATATACTACTCCTTTAACCTCTAGCATATTTATTTAACTGGACATGGGTCAACTCAGGTTCAGTAAAAATCATGCTATATTGATATTTATGAGCGAGAACATACTGCTTTGCTTCTTCAATGGTATCACACTGTTTTTTAATTTTAACCCATTCTTTTTCATCGTTCAAACGAAAAATATAATACATAGCTTTTCCTCTCTCTCAATTTTCTGTATATATTATATAATAATTTTTATTATTTTGCAAGAGAGCTATCGATAGTATAGAAGATTCATTATAAGAGTTAATATATAACATAATAAACCTAATATAATATATCCTTTAAAGCTAATAAAAACACTAAAAATTAACGCGAAATAAGTTAAAATTTTAAATAAAATATTTATTAATCCCATAAATGCCAAAAAACATGCTTAATCATATCTAATGCTTCATTCAATGCAGCTTCTCGCTTTTCACTATTTTGATTTTCAACTGCTAAATATTTATCAGTGATTTCTTTATGCTCTGGAGTTCTATCATTAAAATCAAAATTATGCTCTTCAAAAGACCGCATCCATGCTTCTTCATATTCATTGGGCAGCTCATCATTATCTGCTAACTCTAAGAGATCAACAATTTTATATAGATATTGCTGCCAATGAGTATAAGTTGGGAACTCTTCGTTGCCAGGGAACCCATGTGTTTCATCTGCCAACTTTTTTAGCCCTCCCGCCATCACTCGAATAAGATATACATCAAAATCCCAATAATCAAAATCACAAAATCCTTTTGTAATACGTTGGTATGCCCATTTAAATTGTCTACAAAATATGCGTGCATTTCGAATCCAATTGCTTGGATAACGCCACGGGCACCAATTTTGATTAAATACATTAAGTTTATTCATAATATTACCTCAAAAGTTTGGAATTTTTGGAGGCTCTGGAGCAGGTTTCGTTTCAATAGAATAAGTATCTAACTTTTTAACAGTTTCTTTGGCGGCGAGCTTTTTATCTTTTGGAAGTTTAGGCATAACTTCCATTTCTGCTAAACTTTTACTAAATTCATAGATAGTATTACACATATCGCATGAATATCCTTTAAGACAGCGGCGCCCGCACGTCATGCGGAATTCAGCCCAGCGTGGAGAAACAAATGCGCTATTCAAATCCGAATCAAAATTTTGGATTATTTCTTTAAGAGGGCCGCGCCATGTTTTTTGTTCTGTATATACGCGATATAATACATCCCAGTTTAAATCAATATCATCTGGGATAAAAAATTCAAATGTTGATATATAACGACGGTTATAAAGATCTATATCTTCTGGTCTAATAAAAAATCTTTTGAGACTATCAGTTTCTTGGCTAGAACATTGTGCTATATTAGGATAAACTCTGACTCTAAAATTCCATTTAGCTGCCGCCTTTTGAACATCTTTTAATTCAAAACAAAGTTGTTCTCCGATATAAATATCTGTCGGTTTAAGTGATGCCATATAATATAGCATTTCCCAATCAATAGCTACAATATTAAAAAAGAATGGTATTTCTAATTCTGTTAAATGATTAGCTATATGCGCATCAATTTCGGGAAGGCGGATTACTGCATTAGGATATATTTTAAAAATAGGTTGTAAAATTTTTCCGTAAAAATCTTTCCAATTTTCTTTAACGTCAATAATAATGCGCTGTTTAGAGTGCGCCTGTAAGAACTCTGGAAGGCTATCTTTTTTTTCGTGAAAAGGAATAATTAATTCATCAATGTCATATAAATATCTACTTCTACTGTCAAATCTGGCACAAAATGCCATTTACTTCAACTCCTTATATGGCAAAAGGGGAGATATAAATCTCCCTTAACCATTAATCTTTCGGCATATACTCAGCCAGAGCATAAGCCATTGCGCGCTTGCCCTGTCCTACTGCGATCTGGACTTTACCAACGATACCCTGTTTACAAAGGGCTGTAAGACGAGCTACCACTTTGCTATTGGTGACTTCGGGAAAGTCTCCGGAAATAGCATCGACAATGTCATTCACAGTTTTCAGCTCACCTGTGATCTGCGCGGCCACGGCTGCCGCCAGAGGATCATCAGTTTTCTTTTTAGCAGCTTTCCGCGCCTTAGAAGCTTCCGCCTGCGCCTTCAGAAGTTCAATTCTGCCATCGAGGAACTCAAGCATTTCATCGGGGCCTTCGGTCTTTTCAATGTAATCACGGATCTCGCTGAGCATCTGAACCTGGGTTTTCTTTTCGGTGTTAGTAGTAGTGTTCATAGTAATACCTCTTAGTAATTTAATATTTTTTATTTTTGAAAGGAGTTTTCTCTCTCACTTTCTGTATATATTATACTAAAAATTTTTAAATTTTGCAAATCCTAGGTGTTGTTTGCTAGCTCATATACAAACGGTTCGTCGTACAGCGGGGTGAGTTCAAGAATAGCTATATTTGATTCGCCATAAAAAGCTGCAATATTTTCTGTGGCATCTCCAATATTTTCTGCGTAAGTAACTCCTGCGCGGGTTTCTTCGAGGTCGTTCAACGTAAGGTAGTATTCATAAAACATAGGTTAATATTCCTCCTCATAAAATCCAGAAAAATCAATTAATAGTGGACGATGATCAACAGTAGAATAGCCATAATTATCAGTATGAAAATCAGTAATACTATATTTATCTAAAAAATCAAATAAAGTATATATTTTATTTAATCCATAATATTTAATAGCGTTTAATAGCCATAATGGATGAAATAAATTAAACCAATTTTCATATTTTGAAGGGGCTGCCGCAATAATATTTAATAGTTCGGGAGATTCATTGAATGAAATATTCTGATGGCACTCTTGATAATAAGATATACATTTTTCTTGTAGATAAATAGGATATTGTTTTGCTGGATAGCGCATAGTAAAAGGGAAAAATTCAACGATCCCCGCTTCTTGCGCGAGTTGATAATATTCTAGCTCTGCCGCACAATAATCCCATGATTCTTTTTGACTAATCAAAAGTGGTGCATGAGAAATTGGGTAGGCTCCTCCCGTCATGGTAGGGTAAGGTATTTTAATTACGAAATCTACTTTGTGGTCTAAAGGATAAATACAAAGTTTAGTTGCTCCAGATTCTAAAGCGAATAAATCATAATTAATATTTTTTTCTACGTAATCAGGAATATCATCTGAAAAAATTATACGATCATTAGATGTCCAATCAACAGAAGAAATGAAATCGTTGATTAGCTTAGGTTGAATTACCATTAATATGCCGAAATCCTTTGCTTGATATAGTTTTCTTCCTGCGCGGTAAGATCATTAATTCCGTGTGCGCGGGCAGCAGTTTTAATAATTGCGGAAAGCATACCAGATGGAGTATATCCTGTAATATTTTTCTCTATATCTCGTGCCGCCGCATTGATTTTGGTCAGCCGCGTATTTACAAGGCCGTCATATCCTTCTGCTTCTGCCATAAACATAAACTGTCCAGATTTTACTGCTTCATTAAAGAAATTTACCATATTATACCTCCACAGAATACACAATCGTCATAAACCAACCAGCTTGCATGGCGGGGACTAGATTTACATTCACTATTGTTCGTTTCGGATAAAAGACAGGGTATTTCCGCAATTCTTTATTTGCTTCGTCGTTATTAAGAACAAATTTAACATCTGTTTGAATAATTTTCAGTTTTTCCGCCCCCTTAATTTTTATACTTTATTATAACAAAAATTTTTTAATTTTGCAAGAGGTCTTTCCAGGGCCAGGGCGGGCTCCCGCTTGACAAGTAGAATATTTTTTGCTATAATTAAGTATAAATTGAACAAAAGGAGAAAAAGTAATGGACGAGACATTAGGTCTTCGTATTATGTGGGTATTATTAGCTACTTTTGGTGTACAAATTGACGCCGTACAGGATAATAATACCATTAATTTTTCAGTACCAAGTATTAGTGATTATACGGCGGAAGCTGTTGATGCGATACCAATAGAAGGAGTAAAGCAAGGAGAAATGATAGCGGGGGAGCTGCTTTTAGAATTTGCGGGGCAGTTTTTTCGTGAAAATGGGTTTACCCCTAATGGCCGCATTAGATCTGAATATTGGACGAAACAAATGGGCGAGTTCGCGCAAATGAAAATACAAACAGAAATGGATGAATAATGTTTACTTTAAATGATATAAAGCCTCTTGTAAAAGTTGACGGGGCGGTAGCAATTTTAGTTCGTGATAGTGGTGAGACACCCGCGGATATCAAGAAAGAGTTCGGAAAACAATTGTTTAAGGCTACGAAAATGCCGGTTTTTTTCGTGGGGGACGGAGTAGAAATAGATAGCGTTACGCGGGAACAGTTAAAAAGTCTTATTGAAACTGGAATAAACCGATCGGTTTAAGCAGCGTCCGCGCATACCTGTTACCGCTTTAATAAAAAACAAGATTTGCTATAAGAATATAGTAAAAAGGGTAAAATCCTTGGTTTGATAAGCAATTTTCTTGGTTCGATAAGTAAAAAAAATGGGTAAAAATCTGAGTTCGTTGGGCAATTTTAGTAAAATTTACCTTTTTATTTTTTAATAGAAGATAGAGAGGTGAAAAATAATATGGAGATACAAAAACATTTTCCTGCAGAAACTACTATGGAGAAACTTACTTTTTTAAATGATAATAAGGCAGATGGACTGTTGTATGCTTATTTACAGAGTTTATCTATGCCATATTGTGTAAATAAAGAAGAAAATATATACGAAACTCGTGTTGATAAAGCGGTTATTCCTATTCAGAAGGTTGCCGCAGAAAAAGTTAGATTAAAAACTACTAAGACATATAGGAGTCATTTACAATATTTAATTGATAGGGGTTATGTGATTGATTGTGATGATTATTATGTTTTACCTGATAAGATTGAAAATCAATTTTTAGGGATCCCGCTTGATACTTTAAAGTTTTTAATTGATACCGTTCAAATGGATGTAATTAAAGTTTATATTTATTTAGGACAGAAATATAAGTATGCGCAGAGTGAGAATAGATTATATAGTTTTACTAGGGGCGAGGTATTAACTCATTTAGGGCGCAATCCAAATTCACAAGAGAGTTTAAATTATATTAATAATGTTTTAGATTGCTTGATGAACAATGGATTAATTCGAGTTGTAGAATTTCATCAAGGAAAAGTTCCTTATTTAAGACTAGCGAGTTTTAGCTTTGAGTATTATAAGAATTTTTGCTAAAAGGGTAATTTCCTTGGTTCGATAAGGGTAATTTCCTTGGTTCGATGAGCAAAATCCTTGGGAGTTCTAAGTAATATAGAGTAAGTTTACTAAGTAATGGCGGAGTGTGTTTTTCTTTGCATGAAAGTAATTGTTCTAGCTCATTCCAGCGCTTCGCGCTTCCATGAGAGAACAATTACTTTGGGGCCGCGATCTTCCCCCTATCGGGGGAATCTCTCGTCCGATAAAAAAGGGGGGATAGAGATTTTAAGTGTCGCAGGCCAAAAAAGGGGGTATAATGATTTTTATGCTCCGCAGGAATTTTTTAGAAGGAGAACCTTTTTGCATTTTTTAGATGAAAAAAATGAAAAAATTTAGATAATTAAAGTTAATTAGAATTATTTTAAAATAATTAGGAGTAGTTAAGAGTAGCTATAATAAGTTAATTATAATTAAAATTAGTTGTAATTAATTAAAACTATGAAACTGATTGAAATTAATTAAAATTTACTAAAATTGATTAGAATTGATTGAAATTGGTGAAAATTAGTTGAAATTAGTTGAGTGACGTGGCGCTAGAACTCTAGTATATACTCACGTTTTCATTTTTGTCTCGCACTAATTATAACGATCATATTTGACAATCGTCAAAATATATTATATAATATTAATATATATAATATATATAGAAAGGATTTTTAATATATGTCTATAGATGAGATGATTAAAGCTGGGAAAACTTTTACAGAGATTCAGAATGAATTGCGGAAACAGGTCGCCGCACGAGATGAAAAAGAATTAGATAAAATAAAATCTATCTCTGTTGCTCGATCTGCTCTTATCAAAGCTATGATTAATTGGTATATAGCTTGTGGGATTCCTTTTGACCCTCAAGAAGATTCAGAAGATTATAAATTATTAGACAGTATTATGAAACAACAAGAGGAAGGTCTTCTTGCTGGTATGAAAATAATAACACATAGTGAGAATAAAGATTCAGATCTTAAAGAGCTTCTGAAGTATATTCGTACTTAACCTTTGAAGCTCCTGTGCTATTTTTCCTGTTGATTTTTCGCATTTTTGATGAAGGATTCATGAGGTAGTATTTTATAATAAAAAATAGGGCAGATCTTAATAACATCAAAGACTAATTAAAAACAGATGTTATTAAGATCTGCCCTATTGTCTTTCCTTTTCATAGAATATAGAAAATTTATAGTAAGAAATTTACTAGACATGTCCAAAGGGTAGAAAAATTTTTTTGTTGTGCGGCAGCTGGACTAGAACCCTAGGCCTCATAAAAATAATAAAAATTTTTTATATGCAGCAAGAGAGTTAGGTCTATATAAAAACAATATTAGATTAAAAGGTAATTAAACTAGAGTATAATATAATAATATCTAATCAAAATATAAAAGTGATATATATTATTTATATATATAATACCCCATTATATTATAATATATTTTTTATTAATTGTCAATAGCACACAAATAAAATAGTATAGCCTTGATCGCGGCCGTAGCTTCAGCAGCCGCATTAATTTTAGAAGGTTGAGGGGTAGCCGCACTAGGTCGTATTCGTATTCATTATCTGCTCTTGATTTAATATAATATATAATATATATAATATATATAATAATATATATGTTTTTATCGTGCGGCGGCTGCAGATGTGATGCTATATGGTCTAGTTCTATTTACTATTGATGTATAGTATAAAAGAATTTTATAACTATATAAAAAATTTTTATATATATAAAAATATATTTTTTTTAATATTATAACATAAAATTTATTAATTGTCAAGCAAGATCATTATTTTTTACAATCCCGCTCTCTTTTAAATAAAAAATTAATAAAAATACATATAAAAATTTTAAAAATTTTAGATTATTGACAAGAAAATGAATAAAAAGTTTATAAAAATACAAAATTTTAAAGAAAATATGAATAAAAATATTAAAAAATGAATAAATATTTGGAAAAAAAATTAAAAAATTTTAGATTTTATTATAATTAATTGAAGAAAAATTTATTTTTTATTCATTTTTCCTTTTGTTTTAGCGCAAGAAAAAATTTTTCTAAAATTCATTTCTCTCTCGGAACGGAACTTTTGACCATATAAAGACTAATTTATTTTGTTCTCGGAACCAGGTTTTGAGCCATATAGGAGTTATGTAAACCATGCGCGGAGCTAAGTCCAAACTTCGTTAATTAAAAAATTAACGATTACAAAATGGTTACAGATTGATAGTTAATTAATTAACGAACTTTTTTGTGCAAGTTGCACAATTTTCGGGAGAAAAATTTTTTATTTTTTGTGCAAAATTTCGCTTGACAAAATTTCAAATATGTGATATAATGGTGAGTTTCGGCCTAGTTCGGTCGAACGCCGGCCGCACAAAAATAAAGGGCGCAGGAGTTATTTCCTGCGTCTATTCTTTCTTCCCATAACAATCAAGTTCATTTAAACCTTCATTATTACCTTGCTGAGCGTAATACAACATCATGTAGGCGCAGTTGTAAGCGTTCATTGCAGCAGTAGAAGCTTCATCATAAAATTGCAAATTTTCTTTGTAATAATAATCCGCGCGATCCATCAGCATTTTTAATACACGTTCAATTCTTTCTTCCATTTTTATTATTCCTTTCTCTTTTGATGGATTAATTATAACATAGTTTTTTAATTCTGTCAATACTTTTTTAATAAATATTTTTTTAACAGAGGGTGTACCCGGCGCCGAGTTAGGTATAGTTAACTAAGCCAGCTAAAAAATAGGCTCTGTAGTAGAGCCTATTCTATCAAGTGGTTTCAGCTTCACTCTCATCCCCAAGGGAATACACAGGGGTTTTCTTGTCATACTCACGCTTAACAAGGTGTGCCTTGCGGAGAGTGGTGAGAAGCCCTGTCGCGGAATGCAGAGTGGAACCAGTGCAATCAGCAATCTGCGCGCAAGTGGCTTTCGGATTGTCGCTAAGGAAAGCAAGAATCTGTTCACGTTTAGCGTCATTTTCAAGTTTTGCCTTAGAGGGTTTCGTAGAGCGGTGAGAGCTGCGCTTGTCAATCAGTTCGATCTCATGATTGCAGAACTCTACAACTTCAGCATTGGTGGACATAGCTTCACGGATAGCAACGAACATTTCTTTTTTAGTCATCATGATACACCCTTTCTGACGTTCGGTCGTCACCCTTAATTACATATTTATTATACCATAGGTTTTAGGATTTGTCAAGAACTTTTTTCGGCTCTTCCAAGAATTTTTTCAAGGCGCACACTTTAAGTTTTTGGCTTTTCCCTTTCCCTTAGTACACTTGAATTATACCACACTTTGTGGAGTTTGTCAAGAACTTTTTTTATTTTTTTCAAACTTTTTTTTGTGGTTGATTTGTGGAGTTGGCTTTATTCTCTTCCTGCCTTTAATCCATCCGCGAGCTGGCGCATGTCCGCCCCACAAATCTTTCTTTATTCTTTGTGCCTTTATTATAGCACACTTTGTTTTGTTTGTCAAGGGGTTTTTTCATTTTTTTGAAGAGATTTTATTTTACTTACATCAAGTTACGCGCTTGAGAGAGGTTGTTTTCTTTCTCCCCTT